TGACGTTGAACTATCTTCCTTCATGATTAAGGGTGCTCAGTTTCCTTCATCAGTCGTAGCTCCTGTCCCTGTATTATTCAGAGGCAGACAACTACAACTAGCTGGTGACAGAACTTTTGAACCTGTATCTTTAACAGTGATTAATGATACTGGTTTTGAAGTAAGAAACTCATTCGAAAGATGGATGAATGGTATTAGCGAACACAACAATAACACTGGTCAAAGTAATCCTACTGATTATATGGCTGACATTATTGTTGAGCAGTTAAACAAGCAAGGCGAAGTAACTAAGACTTACGATATGCGTGGTTGTTTCCCAACTAATCTTTCTACAATCGAACTTTCATACGATAATGAAAATCAGATTGAAGAATTTACAGTTGAGTTACAGGTACAATATTGGGAGTCAAATACTACTTCTTAAAAGCTGTATAAATAATATTAAACGAGGGGAGTTAATCTCCCCTCCGATAATATTGAGGTAAATAGAAAATGGCAGAACTTTTTGGTTTTGAGATCAATAGAAAGGGGCAAAAGCTTCCAGAGCTTCCTTCCTTTGTTCCGGACACAGACGAAGACGGTGTTGGCGTTATTAACAGTGGTGGTCACTTTGGCCAGTATGTTGATATTGACGGTGATACTGCAAAAAACGAAGTAGATCTTATATACAAATATAGAGATGTTGCTTCACATCCAGAATGCGATGCAGCCGTAGAGGATATTATAAATGAAGCAATTGTAGGTGACAATAAGTCAGCACCTATTGAAATTGTTATGGATGAAATGGAAGCATCTGATAAAATAAAGAAACTTATGAAAGAAGAGTTTGAGAATATTATCTCATTACTCAAATTTAATAGTTACTCACACGATATTTTTAGAAAATGGTATGTAGACGGTAGATTGCCGTATCATATCATTATCGACAACAAAAACCCTAAGAAGGGTATTCAAGAATTAAGATATATTGATCCAACTAAACTAAGAAAGATCAAAGAAATAGAAGAAGAAACCGATCCTAGAACTGGTGCAAGAATTATTAAAAAGTCTGAAGAGTACTTTTTGTTCCAAGATACTAAGATGCAGGGTGACGACAAAGGATTAAAGATACACCCTGACTCAATAGCATATTGTACTTCAGGAATGTTAGATCCAAGTCGTAAAAGAATATTATCATTCTTACATAAAGCGATTAAACCAGTTAATCAATTAAGAATGATGGAAGACTCATTGGTTATATACAGAATAAGTAGAGCTCCGGAAAGAAGAATTTTTTATATTGATGTAGGTAACCTTCCTAAAGGTAAAGCTGAAGAATACTTAAAAAATATCATGGGTCAGTATAGAAATAAATTAGTATACGATGCTAAGACTGGAGATATTAAAGATGATCGTAAGCACATGTCGATGTTGGAAGACTTCTTCCTACCGCGTAGAGAAGGTGGTAGAGGTACAGAAATTTCAACGTTACCCGGCGGGGAAAACCTCGGACAAATCGACGACATCATCTACTTCCAAAAGAAGCTGTACAAGTCGCTCAACGTTCCAGCTAATCGTTTAGAGCAAGAGTCTGGATTTAATCTAGGTAGATCTACTGAGATCACTAGAGATGAGGTTAAGTTTAAGAAGTTTTTAGATAGATTGAGAAAGAGGTTTAGTGATCTATTCTTACAATTGCTAAAAACGCAGTTAATGCTGAAAGGCATTATTACTAAAGAAGATTGGTTGAAATGGAAGGAAGATATATACTTTGACTTTATTGAAGATAATTACTTTAGTGAATTAAAAGAATCTGAGATAACAAGAGAACGTTTCGAAATGTTAGCTCAAATGGATGAGTATGTTGGAAAATACGTATCAAATGAATGGATTCGTAAGAATATCTTACGACAAACTGATGATGAGATCGCTGAAATTCAAAAACAAATCGCTGCTGAAAAAGCATCAGGCGATATTGAAGATGATGACGACCTTGACATTTAAAATATTATAAATATATAACGAAGGACAAAAATAAATGAGTATTGAAAATTTAATTAATGATGTAAAAAATGGCGATAACGTTGCTGCTAGTAAGCAGTTTAATTCCGTTATGGCCGATAAATTAACTGCTGCTCTTGATGCAAAGAAGATTGAAATTGCTTCTTCATTACAAGACAGGCAGGCCTCTAAAGAAGAGGAATAACAACGGAAATAAGTAAATGAAACTTATAGCAGAATATAACGACAATAACCTAGAGGTTATTGAAGAGAAAGTTAACGGTAAAAAGACCCTTTGCATAGAGGGTGTTTTCATGCAAGCCGATGCCAAGAATAGAAATGGCCGGATATATGAAAAGAGCATTTTAGAAAATGCAGTTAACAAATATGTAAAAGAACAAGTAAGTCAAGGTAGAGCCGTTGGGGAATTAAACCACCCTGAAGGTCCTACTATTAACTTAGATAAAGTTTCACATAAGATTACTGAACTCAAATTTGACGGAAGTAATGTTATTGGAAAGGCATCAATCTTAGAAACCCCTATGGGACAGATCGTAAAAGGTCTTCTCGAAGGTGGCGTTAAGCTTGGTGTATCAAGTCGTGGTATGGGAAGTCTTGTGCAAAAAAATGGCACTATGTATGTGAAAGATGACTTTATGTTGTCTACCGTAGATATCGTTCAGGATCCTTCAGCTCCAGAGGCATTTGTCAATGGAATTATGGAAGGTGTTGATTGGGTATGGAATAATGGTGTACTTTGCCCACAAGAAGTTGAGAAAATTGAGACTGAAATCAAGGAAGCTCGAAACATGAGATCATCTGATGTAGAGATTAAAGCTTTTAAAAATTTCCTCTCTAAACTTGTAAATTCTTAATAGGAGAATAAATTATGTCTAATGACGAAAATAAATATGGTTTAGTCGAAGACGTATCAGAAAGTGAGGAGCTCGTTGAAGACGAACAAGTTCAAGACGAAGAAATCATAGAAGCTAAAGCTAGAAAAGAAGCTGAAGAGAAGGATGATGACGAAGAGGAAGTCAAGGAGTCTGATGAAGACGACGAAGACGAAGAAGAAGTTAAGGAAGATTCCGATGAGGATGACGACGAAGACGAAAAACCTGTAGTCGAAATGCCTAAAACTAAGGCTGCTATTATGGCATCAGTAAATGATATGTTGAAGAAATCAAAAAAACTAGACGCACAAAAGATTTATGCAAGTGTTTGTAAAACTATGGAAAGTGATGAAGGTGATGACGAAGAAGAAGAGAAGCCAGTTAAGGAAGACGTAAATGTCGACCATATTGACTACTCTGAAGATTTGGATTCATTGGTGGCTGAAGAAGCTACACTATCCGACGGTTTTCAGGCAAAGGCTGGAATCATCTTTGAAGCTGCTTTAAAATCTAAAGTAGGTGCAGAGATTGATAGACTGGAATCTGAGTATGTCGCAAATCTTGAAGAAGAAGTAACTGAAATCAAGTCAGAGCTCGTAGAAAAGGTAGATTCTTATCTTAACTATGTTGTTACTAACTGGATGACAGAGAACGAAGTTGCAGTAAGTACTGGTCTTAGGACTGAGATTGCTGAGGACTTTATGTCTTCTTTACAATCAGTGTTTAAAGAGCACTATATCGAGGTTCCTGAAGGTAAGGTAGACCTAGTCGACGAATTAGCCGACCAAGTTGCTGAACTGGAAGAATCATTAAATAAATCAACGGAAGATAATATCGCACTGACTGAGTCTGTTTCCTCATTGGAAAGAGCCGAAGTTGTAAGAAATGCATCTTCTGGGCTAGCATTGACTGAAGCTGAAAAGCTTGCATCTTTGGTAGAAGATATTGATTTTGACGACGCAGAATCTTTCGAAATGAAAGTGAATGTTGTTAAAGAATCATACTTCAGATCTGAAGCTCAAGAATCAGTAGATGAAGCTCAAAACTTAGTTGGTACTGACGAGGCTCCGGCTGATATCAGTGATGTTATGGCTAGATACACTTCAGCTATTTCAAAATTTAACAAATAGTCTAATAGGGGAAACTAAAAATGTTTAACGCAGACAAAAACTTAATGGAAAAGTGGGCTCCAGTTCTCGGGCACGCAGATGTTCCATCAATTCAAGACAGTCATAAAGCAGCAGTAACTGCTCGATTGTTAGAGAACCAAGAAATCGCAGCAAGAGAAGAAGCTCATGCTGTAAAAGGTAACATGATCTCAGAAGTACATGCTAATGCCGTAGGCGCTGGTATGGGTGCTACTGCAGGTGAGATTGCAGGATTTGATCCTGTTCTTATCTCTTTAGTAAGAAGAGCTATGCCTAACCTTATCGCTTATGATATCGCTGGTGTACAACCTATGTCAGGTCCTACTGGTCTTATCTTTGCTATGAAGTCAAACTATAGCACTCAAGACGGTACTGAAGCATTGTTTGATGAAGCTAATACAGCTTTCTCAGGTGGCGGTACTCAAGAAGCAGGTCCTTCTGGTCTAGAAGCTGCTGTTGATAGTGGTGACGGTGATTTGAATACTGGTGAAACTGCTGGTGAGATTTTCTCAACAGTTGGTGGTGGTCTAACTACTGCTCAATCTGAAGCACTAGGTGATGGCGGCGGTACTACTTTCGGTGAGATGGCTTTCTCAATCGATAAGTCTACTGTTACTGCTAAGTCAAGAGCTCTTAAAGCTGAGTACACAATGGAACTTGCACAAGATCTTAAAGCTGTGCACGGTCTAGACGCTGAAGGTGAACTTGCTAACATCCTTTCTTCTGAAATCCTTGCGGAAATCAACAGAGAAGTTGTTAGAACTGTAAACCAAAAAGCTAAGCTAGGTGCTGGACAATCAAGCGTTGCTGTTAAAGGTATCTTTAACTTGCACACTGATTCAGACGGCAGATGGTTGGCTGAAAAAGCAAAAGGTCTTATTGTACAGATCGAAAGAGAAGCTAATGTTATTGCTAAAGAAACAAGAAGAGGAAAAGGTAACTATATTATCTGTTCTTCTGACGTTGCTTCAATCCTAGCAGCTTCTGGAATGCTTGACTACAGCCCAGCTTTGAATACTTCACTGAATGTTGATGATACTGGTAATACTTTTGCTGGTGTTCTTAACGGTAAGTTCAAAGTATATGTTGATCCATATGCAACTGGTACTAACCCTGACTACGTAACTGTAGGTTACAGAGGTAATACTCCATATGACGCAGGTATCTTCTATTGCCCATACGTTCCTTTAACTATGGTTAAAGCAATTGGTGAAGAAGACTTCCAGCCAAGAATCGGTTTCAAAACTAGATACGGCATGGTCGCTAACCCATATGTAGCCTCTAACGGTACTGGTACTGCAAGAGAAAACCCATACTTTAGAATCTTTAGAGTAGACGGAATCATGCAGAACAGCTAATCTTTAATTAGATATGCGATTAAGGGACCTTCGGGTCCCTTTTTTTATGTGTATAAATAGATGTAAGGAAGACGTTCTGCGTATCAAGTGGTACGTACTGCACATGAGTGGATAGGAAACCACCCCCGGAATTACAGGATAGGAGATTATCATGCATAAGATTTTTGCATTAATGACAGTAGTTTTGTTAGCTGGTTGTAATACAGTTGACTCAGTAATTGATGGCACTAAGAATATTGTTGGTGGTGTTGCGTCTGACGTTGCTGGAGTTACTACTGGCACTTTAGATGTAGTATCTGGAACAATTAAAAGTGTTGCCGATAAGACTGGTGTTGAAGAGACCAAAGCTAAATAAGTAAAGTTTTAGGAGTTAACCGGCCAAGGATGGCACATTCTAACATTTAAAGAGTATAAATAGATATATGACTACACAAAATAAAAACTTTTTGAGTCCTACTGGATTTCAATTTAAAATAGATTCTACTCAATATGCTAATGTTGAGTATTTTTGTACAGCTGTAACTCTTCCCGACTTATCATTGGGTGAAGCACCGAATCCTTACAAAGGATCTAACTTGGCTTTTACAGGTGATAGGATTACTTTCGGTGATCTTGCAATACGATTTAACGTAACAGAAGATATGGAGAACTATATTGAAATGTTTAATTGGATGCACAAGATTATTGAAAAAGGCGAAGCGTTTAAGTCTGATGCAACTTTATCTATTTTAAGTAGTCACAATAACGTCACGAAAGAGATTACTTTTAGAGACTGTTTCCCTACTAATCTATCTGCTGTTGAATTTTCTACTCAGCAAACAGATATAGAATACCTGCAAGCTGACGTGACATTAAAGTATACATACTACGAAATCAAGTAAACATATCGGTTTACTTTTTGGCGGTGTTTGTACACATATAGATATACTATGGAGATATTATGAATAATTTAGAAACAATACTTGAGATGTGGAAGAAAGACTCGATTATAGACGAGCTTCAATTAGACCAATCGGCAAGAGATTCGGCAAAGCTTCATTCGAAGTACCTAGAGTTATACTCAATAAATAAACTTAGATTTAAAAAGCTTGACTTAGAATTTAAAGTCTTATTGAAAGATAAATTCATGCACTATAACGGTAAACTCACGCAAGAAGAAATGGATTCTAAAGGATGGGGTTACGATCCTTTGAACGGACTTACAGTGCTGAAAGGGGATATGGATAAGTGGTACGATGCGGACCCACTCATTCAAGAACATCAAGCTAAAATGCACTACACGCAAGAACTAGTTGACACTTTAAAAGAAATACTTGACAACATTAAGTGGAGACATCAGAACATTAAAAATATTATTGAATGGAACAAATTTACTAGCGGGATGTAATGGAAAAAATAGTCGTTAAGAAAAAGAACGAGGTATTTCTAAGTGTTATAACTGAACCAGGAATAGAAATGGAGTTGTCAGAACACTTCTGTTTTTATGTACCAGGTTATAAGTTTATGCCGTCATACAAAAATCGTATGTGGGATGGTAAGATACGATTGTACGATTTAAGAAAAAAACAAATTTACGCGGGACTTTATAAGTACCTTATTGAATTTGCGAATGCTCGTAATTATGAGTTTATAGTAGAAGATAATTCTATGTATGGACGGCCCGACATTGAAGAGCTTCATGATATTGAAAGTTTGCTGAAACAGGTGACGCTCACGGCTAACGGAGATAGTATAACACCTAGAGATTATCAACTAAGTGCGCTCTCACATGCGCTGACTAATAAAAGTTCTTTGTTATTAAGTCCTACAGCTTCTGGTAAAAGTTTAATTATATATTTAGCTGTTAGATATTTTTTAGAGATGTATGACAGAAACGTATTGCTTATTGTGCCTACAACATCGCTAGTTGAACAAATGTATTCAGACTTTGGCGATTATTCCACAAACGACGAATGGTCGGTAGAATCTAATTGCCATAAAATATATTCAGGCAAAGAAAAGTATAACTTAAAGCACCGTGTAATTATTACTACATGGCAATCAATATATAAAATGCAGACCCCATGGTTTGAAAATTACGGCATGGTGATTGGTGATGAAGCGCATAATTTTAAAGCTAAGTCTTTAACTGCTATATTGGAAAAGTGCGTGAATGCACAATATCGTTTAGGAACAACAGGAACATTAGATGGCACACAGACACATCAGTTAGTTTTAGAAGGTCTATTTGGCCCTGTGCATAAAGTCACTACTACTAAAAAGCTGATTGAAGAAAACTCATTGTCACAACTCGACATATTTGTCTTGTTATTGAAATATAGCGATGAACATTGCAGATTAGTATCGAAGATGAAGTACCAAGAAGAGATTGACTTTATTGTAAAATACGAAGCGCGGAATAATTTTATAGCAAATTTAGCGATGGATCAAGAAGGGAACTCGCTGATATTATTCCAGTTTGTCGATAAGCACGGAAAACCATTGCACGATTTATTAAAGAAAAAGTTTGATGAATTACCAAGAAATACGAGGAGGTTGTTTTATGTCTCAGGTGAGACCGACGTGGATACGAGGGAAGAGATTCGAGCGATTACAGAGAAGCAGGACGACGCGATTATTGTCGCTAGTATGGGCACTTTTTCTACAGGTATTAATATTAAGCGTTTACACAACATTATTTTTGCTTCACCGAGTAAGTCTCAAATTAGGGTTCTTCAAAGTATCGGACGTGGATTAAGGAAGTCTGCAGATGGTATAGATACTAAGGTATATGATATTGCTGATGATTTACATTGGAAGGCCCGAAAGAATTATACGTTAAATCATGCTGGAGAGCGTATCAGAATATACAGTAGAGAAAAATTTGACTATAAAATACATGGTATAAATATATAAATGGAATCAATCGAAGAAGTAGATGTAAGGCATTTTAAACTAACAAACGGTGAAAACATTATTTGTTATGTTCAGTCGGCGAGCGAGCATGCGTTCATTGTAGAACGGCCTGCGGCCGTGCAGGCTTCACCTGCTGGTATGTGGACTTTTGCAGATTGGTTTCCATTTTCCGACAAGAAAGTGTTTAAAATTATGAAACGCTTTGTGATCAACCATACCGAGGTTGTATCTGAGACGAAAGAGTCGTATATAAAGTATTCTTGTCAAGATGAGATTAGAGATACTATAGAGACTTATGATTATGATACCTTTGAAGATGATATCCAAGAACAGTACGAATCTGATGAAACAGAGCCTAAAACAATACATTAGTATACCCCTGGCCTCAAGTGGACTCTTATATTATATCACGCTTTTGACGATTTGTACACCTTTTTATGCAAAAAAACTAAATTAATTTAATGAAAATAACTGTGTACATTTGTTGCATACTATGTTATAATATACTATTATCGGGAGAAACACATGACTAAAAAAATCAAACCAAAAGATAAACCACACTACGTAAACAATAAGGAATTTTCTCAAGCTGTTATGGATTACGCGATTTCAGCAAGAGCCTCAAAGGATGCAGGCGAAGTCACTCCTACAGTAACTAATTATATTGCAACCTGCTTCATGAAAATATCAGAAGGCCTGTCTCACAGACCGAACTTCGTTCGGTACACTTATCGTGAAGAGATGGTTATGGATGGTGTCGAAAACTGTCTAAGAGCTATTAATAACTATAAAATAGAAACGGCAACAAGGACTGGTAATCCTAATGCGTTCTCTTATTTTACACAAATATGTTTCTTTGCATTTATTCGTAGGATCACTAAAGAGAAAAAGCAACAAGAAATTAAATTCAGATTTATCGAAAAAATGGGAATTGAAGACTTTGCTGCTATGGGAATGGATGATGCTGGTGCACAACAAACAATGGAATATGTAGATACTCTTAGACAAAGAATCGATAAGATAAGAGTAAAAGATGATAAGATCAAAGAATTTGCGAAAGCAGAAAAAGAAAAAGAAAAACTAGAATTGTTTATGGTATAATATGAAAGTAGCTATATTAAATGACACACATTGTGGTGTAAGAAATTCATCAGATATTTTTCTAAAGTATCAAGAGAGATTTTACGAGGAGATATTCTTTCCTTATTTGAAAGAACATAATATTAAGAATATCTTGCATTTGGGAGACTATTATGAGCACAGAAAATTCGTTAACTTTAAAGCGCTCAATGCTAATCGTAAGCATTTTCTTGAGCCTATGCGTGATGCCAGCATTACCATGGATATTATACCCGGAAATCATGATGTCTATTTCAAAAACACTAACGAGTTGTGCAGCCTCAAAGAGTTGCTTGGTTATTTTACCAGTAATGTAAACATTATTATGAAACCTACTGTACTAGATTATGATGGTTTAGGTGTAGCAGTGATTCCATGGATTAATAACGCTAACTATAAAGAGTACGTTGATTTTGCTATGAAGTGTAAAGCGCCAATACTAGGTGCTCATTTAGAACTTGCTGGCTTTGAAATGATGGCAGGTATTACTAATCCACACGGAATGAACGCTGAAATATTTTCACGGTTTGAAAAAGTATTATCTGGACATTTTCATACAAGATCGTCCAGATATAATGTCGACTATTTAGGTTCTCAGTTTGAATTTACATGGGCTGATGTTGATGATCCAAAGTATTTTCATATACTTGACACAGAAACACGAGAAGTTACGGCTGTGCGTAATCCTATTACTATGTTTAAAAAGATTGTATATGATGATACTAATAACGATTATAGCAACTTTGACTTTACTGATTGTGAGCACAAGTTTATTAAGCTGATAGTATTAACCAAGAACGATCTATATATGTTCGACAAGTTTGTTGATAAGCTTCAAAACATAGAAACATATGAATTAAAAATCGCTGAAAGCTTTGAAGAATATTTAGGTGAAAGCGTTGAAGATGAAAAAGTATCTTTAGAGGATACAACTGAACTATTGGATTCTTATGTAGAAGCAGTTGATACTGAACTAGATAAAGATCATTTGAAAATTGAATTGAGAAAGCTTTATACAGAAGCTCAGAACTTAGAGGTCGTATGATAAATTTTAAAAGTGTTAGTTGGAAGAATTTTCTTTCAACAGGTAATGACACAATTAAAGTACAATTAGATAGAACCCCATCAACCCTTATTGTCGGTTCGAATGGTGCAGGTAAGTCAACGATGCTGGATGCATTATCTTTTGGATTGTTTGGTAAACCACATCGTGATATTAAGAAAGATCAAATGATCAATAGTATTAATAAGAAAGGCACAATTGTCGAGGTTGAGTTTACTATTGGTAGTTCAGACTTTAGAATATTAAGAGGTATTAAACCTAACAAGTTTGAAATCTGGCAAAATGGTAATATGATCAATCAGTCTTCCAATGCTAGAGATTATCAGAAATTCTTAGAACAGAACATTCTTAAGTTAAATCATAAATCATTCCATCAGGTTGTTGTATTAGGTAGTAGTTCCTTTATTCCCTTTATGCAATTACCTGCGTGGTCTCGTAGATCTGTTATTGAAGATCTATTAGACATTAATATATTTAGTAAGATGAATACATTGTTGAAAGAGCGTAATTCTAAGATAAAAGAAGAGCTCGGTGAGATCAATCATTCTTTAGATTTATATAAAGCTAAGATGGACACTCAATCTAAATACATTAAAGATCTACAAGCAATCAATAAGGATATGATTGCATCAAAAGAAAATTCAATTGAAGCATACGAAGATGATGTAAAGGCATTGGTCAATCAATCTGCAGATCTAGGTAAAAACCTTGACGCGTTAACGGAGCTTGAAAATAAAAAATCAGATGAACTGTCTAGGAAAGTATCTGATATTAAGTCGGAAGATAAATTGTTTAAATCTAAGATTAAAGACTTGGTTAGCCAAGCAAAATTCTTTGAAGAAAACGAAATATGTCCGACGTGCGACCAAGACATCGATGCTAATATTAAAGATGATAAGCTAAACCATATTAAAGCGACAGCCGCAAATATACAACAAGGTATGAAGGAGTTATCACTAGATAATGATAAATGCGCATCTCAGTTACTAGAATGTCAAAATAATATGAAAGAGCTTTTAGCAAAGCAACGTCAGATTAACTCTAATAATGATAAAATAAATATCATGCAAAGAGAGATCGAAAAGATTCAGAAAGAAATCAGTACTTTGTTACAGTCATCTGGTGATATAAAAGTTGCTAAAGACGAACTAAATACATTACGTGATAGCAAAGACTCAATAACAGAAAAAAAGCTAGAGTATGTAGAAGAGCGCACGTACAATGAAGTTATAGGCGAGATGTTGAAAGATACAGGCATAAAAACTAAAGTGATTAAACAATACTTGCCTGTCATGAATAGACTTATTAATCAGTATTTGCAAGTACTTGACTTTTTTGTTGCATTTCATTTAGACGAAAGCTTTAATGAGACTATTAGATCGCGTCATCGTGATGCATTTAACTACGCTTCTTTTAGTGAAGGCGAAAAACAAAGAATCGATTTATCATTGTTATTCACTTGGAGACAGATTGCCAAGATGAAAAATTCAGCATCTACGAATCTGCTCGTATTAGACGAAACCTTTGATTCTTCTCTTGATCATGATGGAATCGACAATCTAACTAAAATTCTAAACACTCTAGAAGATGGTACGAATGTATTCATTATATCCCATAAGGGCGATATCCTAGAGAACAAGTTTAGATCTAAGATCGAATTTATCAAAGAACGCAACTTCTCTAAGATCAAATAGTTATAATAACCGCGTTCTATATAAAAAATACGTATAAAAACTATATACTATTTTCGCAAAAAGTGTGTACAAGCACCTCATATCGTGGTATAATGGTACCATATTAAAGATAAGGAGTTAATATGTATCACAATTCAAGTCTACCAAAATTACTAGCGAAAGAGAATCTTACGATTCGTCATGGTAATTATCAAACCCCATGGTTTGACATCAAAAACCGTGTTCTCGGCCTTCCTCTGTGGAAGGACATGGGTAAAGACGTATATGACTTATTTGTAGGTCATGAAGTTGGCCATGCATTAGAAACTCCATATGAAGGATGGCACGACAGTCCTGAAAAACTTCAGGGTTGTCCTAGGTCCTATATTAACGTAATAGAAGATGCTAGGATTGAGAGAAAAGTAAAAACTAGATATCCTGGTTTAGTCGGTCCATTCTCTAGAGCATACGCTAACTTATTCGAAGACAACTTTTTTGGAACTGAAGATATAGATGTTTCAGAACTAAGAATTATTGATAAAATTAATCTTCAAGCTAAAGTCGGATCTCATATTGATATAGAGTTTACTGACGAAGAGCAAGTCTTTATGGATAGAGCTATGAGAACTGAGGACTTTCAAGAAGTCTTAGAACTTGTTAAAGACATCGTAGCTTACGATAAAACACAAGAAGAAGATAAAGAGGAAGAAGAAACTCCAGACGAAAACAAATTTGACGAGACTGATGAAACTGAATCAGAAGAAGAAAGTGATCCTTCACAGCAAGGTGGAGATGATCAACCTGACGATCAACAAGAACAAAATACTCCTAATTCTTCAGGAGATGAAGAAGACGAAGAAGATAACGGACAATCTGACGAAGGTTCTGTTTCTCTTGGTGACGGAGCGGACGGACATAATGGTGTTTCAGTAACAGATGAAGCTTTTAGAAAAGCAGAAAAATCACTACTTGACACTGACGAAGATGGTCAACAAACACTTGTCGTTTCTGATATTCACAAAGAGATCAGAAAAAAGATAGTTGTTGACTTTAAAGATCTTCAAGCAGAGAGAGCTATTTCAACAGAACATGCCGGTGAGTATATCTTAGAAGATATTGCTAAGGCAACTATGGAATATCCTACGTATATCAAGACAACTAAAAGAAGTGTTGCTGTCGCAGTTAAAGAATTCGAAATGAGAAAGGCCGCTACTCAGTGGGCTAAAGCGACAACCGCAAAAACTGGAGTTATTGACGTAAACAAACTGTTTTCATACAAGACTAATGAGGACATATTCAAACAAACAACTAGACTTCATGATGCTAAAAGCCATGGAATGATAATGTTGATTGACTACTCAGGATCTATGTATGAGTCATTACCTAATGTTTTAGATCAGCTAATTCACTTAGTATTGTTTTGTAAGCAAGTTAATATTCCTTTTGACGTCTATGCGTTTACAACACAAAACAGCAATATTGATTATTACGATCTTAAAACTCAAGGTTTACTGTTTGATGGAGATATGGATTTAGATGGAATAAGCATGCCGCTTTTGACTTCTTCGAGTCTTAAAAAATCTGATTTCGAAGCTTCGCTTAAAGCTCTTCATATTAGAGCAACGGCTGGTTCTTACGTGTCAAGACAGATAATTGGAAAATCAGAAGACTTTGGTTCAACTCCGTTAAATCAAGCTTTGATTATGTCACATCATCTAATTAAAGAATTCAAAGTTAAGCACGCAATCGAAAAAATGAATCTAGTCGTTTTCTCTGACGGAGATGCGAACAGAATGCAAGCTTACCAGGATCAATCTCTTGAAGATAACAAAGTAGCTTCTCACGGAATGTGGAAAGGTATTAACATGATGATTGACGGAAAGTTAGTAAAATCCGAAGCTAGAGAGGCAGCGACAGCGGCAATATTAGAAAATATAAACAAAAGACTTGCCACAAACTGCATCGGATTCTTTATGGCTGATAACAACAGAGATTTTAACTTTAAAGTCGACGATATTTGCGGTAATGCTTGGGCTGAAGATGAAAGAAAGGAAGCTCAAAAAGAGTACAGAAAAAACAAATGTGTTGTTAGAACTAACGCTCTTGGATACAATGAATTTTACTTAATTAAAGGCGGTAACAATCTTGAAACTGCGGATGACGATTTCGAAGTCACTTCAGATCACACTAGAGGCCAAATGGCTACTGCGTTTAAAAAGTACTCTAAGAGCAAAAAGCAGAACAAGGTTCTTATGACCACATTCGGAAGATGTGTCGCATAATACTGCTAAAAAATGTATACTTTTTTTCAAAAAAAGGTGTACAAACCCCTAGAACCATGGTATAATATACACATACACAATTGATAAGGAACTACATTATGAAAGATATGAAAATCTCAACACAAAATATTTTAAAAGAACTGGCTACAAATTATCCAGATCAAACTGCGTTCAGAAAGAACGTGATTGAATCCACGGCAAAGTCCATGGGTTACACAGGAAAAGACTTTTATCCTATGCTTACCGCAGAAACAAGAGTCAAAATAGGCACTTATGATTTAAGCGCTTTACTACAAACTGTAGAGGTTGACAATAAGGTGATAGACATTTCGTCTGCAGCAAAAATGCAATCGATCGTTAACGAAGAAAAATCATTCGCAAAAGCGGATCCAACGTTTGTTCCATGGGGAGCATTTCACGATGTTGTAAAAATGATTAAATCGCAGATGTTCTATCCTGTATACGTTTCTGGTTTATCTGGAAATGGTAAAACTTTTATGGTAGAGCAAGCTTGTTCAAAACTAAACAGAGAATTTATAAGGGTTCAAATTAACCCTGAAACTGACGAGGATGATTTACTTGGTGGATTTAGACTTATTAACGGAGAGACTGTATTCTCTAAAGGACCGGTTCTTAAAGCGATGGAGAATGGCGCGATCCTTCTTCTCGACGAAATTGATAGAGCTACAAATAAAATTATGTGTCTTCAAGGTATTCTTGAAGGTAAACCTGTTCTCGTTAAAAAAACGGGTGAAACAATTACTCCTGCGCCTGGCTTCAATGTTATAGCAACTGCGAATACTAAAGGTAAAGGATCAGAAGATGGTAGGTTTACTGCTGCTTCAATCATTGACGAAGCTTTCTTAGAAAGGTTTACTGTTGCGATTGATCAGAAGTTTCCATCACCATCTATCGAAACTAAAATACTTAACAATCATATGACTAAGTTCGGTACAGAAGATACTGACTTTGTTGAAAAGCTAGTTACATGGGCAGACATTATTAGAAAAACATTCTATGATGACGGAGTAGATGAAGTTATTTCAACTAGAAGGCTTTGTCACATCGCACAAACTTTCTCTATCTTTAAGAATAGAGCTAAGGCGATTGACTTATGTATTGCTAGGTTTGATGACGACACTAAGTCAGCTTTCTTAGATCTTTACACAAAGGTCGATGATGGCGTATTAAACATTGAAGAGGAAATTAATGAAACAGCCTAATTACAAATTTAACGAAGGAGCTCTTATTAAAGAGTTCCAATCGTATATCGATTCTACGTACGGACAGCATTATGGCCAAGGGGGATTACAATCTTCCGAAGTAATAATTGATCGTGGCCATGGCCTTGGATTTTTCCTTGGAAATGTTGACAAATATAATGCTAGGTATGGTAAGAAAGGAACTTCAGATGATCATAGAAAAGATCTTATGAAGGTACTACATTATGGATTACTTGCGCTTTATGAGCACGATAGGTCTAACTCAAAATAAAAGGTGTACAAACACGTGAAACTGTGTTATAATACTGGTAACAAATTAAAAAAGGTAAATTATGAAAATATCAAGTGAAACTATTAACATCCTGAAAAACTTTTCGGGAATAAATTCGAACCTAGTCTTTAAGCCTGGAAAGGAACTTAAGACTATTTCCGAAGCAAAAACCATTATGGCGAATGCATCAATCCTCGAGGACTTTCCTCAAACGTTTGGCGTATACGATCTTAATGAATTTTTGTCTCTGTACAATCTTATGGATGAACCTGACTTAGAATTTAGCGATAAGTTCTTAACAATGTCTGATGGTTCTCAAAGGATTAAGTACTACTATTCTGAGATTGAGATTCTTACACAACCTAGTAAAGATATCAATATGCCAGAGTGCGAAGTTATCCTAGATCTTTCGGCCACGAACCTAGATAAGATTAGGAAAGCTGCTGCAGTTCTTGGACATTCAGAATTAGCTTTCAGTAGTGAAGGTGGTGAAGTTATTGCTTCTGTATTCAATGAGAAAGATTCTACTGCGAATACATTTGACATTAATCTAGGCACATCATCTACTGAAACCTTTAATTACGTATTTAGTATTTCAAATCTGAAAATGCTACAAGGTGATTATAAGGTATCGATTTCATCTAGGCTAATCTCCAACTGGAGAAATGCGGATAATCCTTTGGATTATTTTATTGCTTTAGAGAAATCGTCAAGTTTCGGTGTATAAATAACTATGCACAGAAAAAATTCTCATAATATTATGAGGATAATAAGAGAAGATGCCGAATTGGTCGGGTCTCTCATAATTAGTCTACTTTGCAAAGGAGAAGAAAATGACTGAAGAAGTAATGGCACCTGAAGGTGCAGAAGAGCAACAAGCTCCACAATTGTCTCTACAAGACATCTCAACTTTCGTACAGATTATCGATATCTGTTCTAAAAGAGGTGGTTTTGAAGGCGCTGAGTTGGAAGCTGTTGGTGGTCTAAGAAATAAGACAGTAGCGTTTCTAAATGCTGCGTCTGAAGCTCAAGGGCAAGAAACTCCAGAAGGTATGGTACCAGCAGGTTCCGATCTTCCGGAAGAAGTTGAAGCTGAAGAAGCTTAATTTCGAACTAGCTTATTGCGGGGGTAGCTCCCTCGCATTTTATTAATTTTATTATGAAGGATATATTATGGATCGCAATGAATTAACACGCTTAATCGAAGCGCTAAAGAAAGGTACTGTCACGGTGACCTTTCAAAAGATTGACTCAGAAGAAGTTCGAGTCATGCCTTGTTCTCTCAACCCTACTGTTCTCAAAGCTAATGGCGTACAAGCTGTTATCGAAAACGTTAGTTCAGAAACTGAGCACTTAGCTGTTTGGTCTCTGGATAAAGACGCATGGAGATCGTTTCGTGTAAACACAGTTCTTGGTTGGGAGGTACTATAATGTCAGAATTTCTTTGGGTTGAAAAATATCGACCACAAAAAATTCAAGATTGTATTTTACCGAAATCAATCAAGAAAACTTTTGAAGATATTGTTAGAGGAGGTGACCTACACAATATGCTTCTTACCGGGACAGCCGGCTTAGGTAAAACAACAGTTGCGAAAGCTTTGTGCAATGAACTTGACTTGGATTATCTTTTGATCAATGGATCCGAAGAGTCTGGCATCGATACGCTTAGAAACAAAATTAAGCAGTTTGCATCTACTGTTTCACTACAAGGTGGTTACAAGGTAGTTATCCTTGATGAAGCAGATTATCTCAACGCTCAATCGACACAACCCGCATTGCGTGGTTTTATTGAAGAGTTCTCGAATAATTGTCGATTTATATTGACATGCAATTTCAAGAATCGAATCATTGAACCATTGCATTCTCGTTGTACTACAATTGAGTTTAATGTTTCTAAAAAACAAGCAGCTCCACTTTGTGGGCAATTTCTCAAAAGATGTACTAACATCCTAAAAGATGAAGGTATTGATTATGATGAGAAAGTTGTTGCTGAATTAATAATGAAACACATGCCTGATTGGCGTAAAGTTCTTAATGAGCTTCAGCGTTATGGAAGTAGTGGTACTATTGACACAGGCATTTTAGTATCTTTATCGGAGGTATCTCTCAATGATCTTATGATCCACTTGAAGCAGAAGAACTTTAAAGGTATGCGTCAGTGGGTAAGTAACAATATTGATTCTGAACCTGCAGCAATTTATCGTAAAATATACGATAACATGAATGACTATATTGATCCTCAGAGTATACCACAACTGGTACTTATTCTAGCGGACTATCAATATAAGAATTCGTTTGTTGCAGATCACGAACTTAATACAGTTGCTTGTCTTACTGAGGTAATGGCTGGGGTTTCATTCAAATGAGCCCCTTCGATTATCTAAACGCAATTAACACGACTAAAAAGGATATAATGGTTGATGATGTGGCTGAAAAAGCATACGCATCGTTTATGGTTAATCGAGGACTTTCATATTTTCCCGACACAATTCTTTTCGCAAATGAAATGAATGTGAACCACCATATAGATCATCGTCTTCAATTTGATTTTTTTATAAATATAATTAAGAAGAAGAAAAGATTCTCTAAATGGGCAAAGCCTATCAACATAGAGAACTTGGAACTTATAAAAGAATATTATGGATATAGTAATGAAAAAGCTAAATCTGTATTGTCATTGTTAAATGGCGAACAAATTAACGAATTGAAATTAAGGATGTATAAAGGTGGAAAACGAAAATAATATTGAAGTCCAGTGGACTCCAGCTTCTATGTTGGAGATTACTCTCAACGAACCAGATGACTTTCTCAAAATAAGAGAAACATTAACCAGAATTGGTGTGGCGTCTAGAAAAGATCAAAAGCTATACCAATCATGTCATATATTGCACAAACAAGGAAGATACTTTATTGTGCACTTTAAAGAGTTATTCTTATTAGATGGGAAACCTTCTAATCTAATGTTGAACGATATCCAGCGTAGGAATACAATTGCTACATTGCTGGCAGATTGGGGACTCGTAACTTTTGTTACCGCCGATCAAGCTAAAGATATTGCACCGTTAAGACAGATTAAAGTAATTCCATTTAAGGAAAAAACAGAATGGCAACTATGTCCTAAATACAATATAGGAAATAGTAATAATGGAGAAAAAACTTAAAAAAGCATGGACTACATTTCATAAGTTTATGAAGTCCGGCAGACTAAATAAAGTTTGCAAAAAATGTTTAAACTAGCAACGAGAGTTGTATAAATAAATGTGGATGCCGAATTGGTCGGGTCCACATATTAATCTTGCTTTAAATAGGAGAAACAAAATGGTAAGAAATACTATGAACGTACCGCGTTCACTATTCATTGGATTTGATCCAATATTAAATGAACTTGAAAGAATCCACTCAGCTGGAAGATCTCAAGACAACTATCCCCCACATAACGTTGTAAAGGTCGATAACGATAACTTCAATATCGAACTTGCTGTTGCAGGATTTTCGGAAGAAGACATTTCTGTAGAAGTAAAGGATGGTATTCTATTAATTAAAGGTCAAAATTCTGATGATGATGATCGTGAATACGCACACAAAGGGATTTCATCCCGCAAATTTGAGAAGTCCTTTCGACTCTCTGAATTTGTCGTAATAGACGGGGCCGAACTTGTGAATGGGATACTTGTGGTGAATGCCAGGGTTGAAGTTCCAGAAGAGAGGCGTCCTAGAAAGATCGAAATCGGGTCTGCTGGGGCATCAAAGAAGAAGGAATTTATTCAAGAATAGATTCCGGTGAGCAGCGAAAACTCAGTGGATTGTAATAATCAATTTACTGGAGTCAAATCATGGGTTACATACGTAAACACAAAGATGGCATTAGGACTGGATTCGAACTTATATTTTTAATGTGTGGAATTTTAGCAATTTCACCCGTTATAATTTATTTGCAGCTGAATTCATTCTAAAGGAATCGGAGCGGGAGAGAGTGATCTCTCCCAATTTTCCTACATAAAAGTGTAGTACCTCGGCACTTTTTCGTACATAAAAGTGCAACATTTTTACATTTTTTCGTACATAAAAGTGTACAACATGTTTAAAATATGATATAATATGTACATATAAAATTGATATGGTTATACTATGAACACAAAATTTTACACTAACGTTTCTCGTTATGGCAATTCATTGCTATATCGTGGTTATAAAAACGGTAAAAAAATACAAACAAAAATTAAATACCAACCTACTTATTTTGTAAGTACGGCAAAACCTTCTAACTGGAAATCACTCGATGGAGCTAATGTATCTCCAATCAATTTTGATTCTATGCGCGACGCGAAAGAATGGTTACAGGTAAATTCTCAAGTTGTCGGTAGACACATCTACGGCAATAACAAACATATTCCTGCTTTTATCAACGACGAATTTCCAGGTGAAATCGCTTTTGATAGAAACCAAATTAATGTATCTACGATCGATATCGAGGTGCAATCAGATGCAGGTTTTCCAGAGCCAGAACAAGCAGCTCACGAAATTACAGCTATCTGTATGAAAAACAATATTGACAACACATTTTATGTGTGGGGTCTTAAAGACTATGATGTAGAAAATAGTATCATGCAAGAAAATCGTGTGGTCTATAAACACTGCAAAACCGAATCAGAACTTTTACTTGAATTTATTGCACATTGGTCTTTACCATCGCAATGTCCAGACGTAATTACCGGTTGGAATTCACGCTTCTTTGATATACCTTACATTGTAAATCGAATCATAAAAATCCACGGTGAAGAGTTTGTTCGCAGATTATCTCCATGGGGATTAATTGACCGTCGCGATATTACAACAATGCAACGTAAACAAATGGCATATGAAATTCAGGGCATTGCTCAAATGGATTATCTAGACTTGTTTAAAAAGTTCGGTTACTCTTATGGTCCACAAGAAACATACAAACTAGATCATATTGCATCAGTAGTTCTTGGTGAGAAGAAACTAAGTTATGAAGAGCACGGCAATTTGCATACTTTATATAAGCATGATCATCAAAAGTTTATTGATTATAACATTAAAGACGTAGATCTAGTAGATCGTTTCGAAGATAAGATGGGCCTTATTACATTGGCACTCACAATGGCGTATCGTGGTGGTGTAAACTACAGCGATGTCATGGGTACTACTGCAATATGGGATGCTATCATATTTCGTAATCTATATGCGAATCAAGTTATAATTCCATTTGCCGAAGAGAAGTTTAAAACTCCATATCCTGGTGGTTATGTTAAAGATCCACATGTTGGAATGCACAAATGGGTAGTTTCTTTTGATTTAAACTCACTATATCCATCCATCATTATGCAAAATAACATGTCACCGGAAACTATTATTCCAGGCAAAGTTGCTAATGTTAACGTTGATAATCTTCTTTCTGGAGAAATTAAACCTAGACTCGATGCTAATGAATGTGCTTCCGCATCAGGTCAGTATTTTAAAACTGATGAGCAAGGTATTCTGCCAAAGATTATCGATGAAATGTATAGCGAGCGTGTTGTCATTAAACGACAAATGATCGCGTCTCAAAAAGAACTTGAAAGGATTGACAAAAATGACAAACAGGAATTATATCGAGTTCAGCGTGATATTGCGATCGCAGAGAATCAGCAAATGTCTATTAAGATTCTCCTTAATTCTCTTTATGGTGCTCTCGGCAACAAGTACTTCAGATTCTTCGATCAGCGAATCGCAGAAGGAATTACACTTACTGGACAGCTCACAATTCGATGGGCCGAAAAGGCAATTAACACTTACCTTAACTCAGTGCTTAAAACTAAGAAAGACTATGTTCTTGCGATCGACACCGATTCAGTGTATGTTTGCTTAGATGATCTTGTATCTGCTGTTAACCCAAAAAATCCATTAGAGTTTGTCGATACTGTTTGCAAAGAAAAGCTTGAAGATGTTCTAGAAAAATCTTATGGTGATTTGTTTGATATCATGGGTGGTATTGAAAATCGTATGGTGATGAAACGTGAAGCTATTGCTGACCGTGGTATTTGGACTGCCAAGAAACGTTATATCCTAAATGTACTTGACAACGAAGGTGTTCGTTACGCAGAACCTAAGCTAAAAATTATGGGTATCGAAGCTATTAAGTCTTCAACTCCTGCACCATGCCGCGAAGCTCTAAAGGAAATGTTTAAGACTATTATTGGTGGAACCGAACGTGATGTACAAAACAACATCGAATCGTTCCGAACATATTTTAAAACTTTGTCACCAGATCAGATTGCATTCCCACGTGGTATTACAAATCTAACTCAATTTAAAGACAAACAAACAATCTATCGAAAAGGAACTCCTATCCACGCACGTGGCGGTATCTTATACAATAAGATGCTAAAGGATCTTTCCCTAGATAAGCAATACAACAAAATTCAAAATGGCGAGAAGATCAAGTTTATATACTTGCGAACTCCAAATCACATCAAGGAAAATGTAATTTCTTTCTTAGATTACCTTCCAGAGGAGTTTGGTCTACATCGCTATATTGATTACGATACACAATTCAACAAAACATTCTTGGATGTTATTGACCCGATTTTATCGGCTGTTGGATGGAATTCCAAAGAGATCGCGACACTCGATGAATTCTTTTAAAATAACTGTGTACAAACCATTAAAGTCGTGTTATAATATACCACATACAGGAGAAAAAATATGAAAATAGTAAGACTGACAACGGGTGATGAAGTCATTTGTAAGGTCAAAGAAACAGAAAACTCAGTTACTATAACTGATGGTTTTTCAATGATAGCTACCGAGCCTGGTAAAATCGGATTTATTCCTTTTATGGCTTATGCAAAAGATAAAGAATTCCAAATTAGTAAAGAATTCGTAGTCATGATTGTAGATCCGGTTGATGAAATAGTAGATCAAGTTAGATCTATGACTAGCGGTATCGTAACTCCACCAAAACAAGGAATTATAGTATGAGCCAAAACTGGGTAGAAGACATCGAAAAGATGCAAGATAAATTCGGAACTCTTGATTGGGTATTCGATAATAAAACAGATACCGAAAAGCTTAAAAAGTTTTTAAAGTTTCGTATTGACTTCTTACAAGAAGAACTAGACGAAACCAAAACTGCGTACGAAACAATGGATGGTGAAGAAATCGTTGATGGTTTAATCGATCTATGTGTTGTAGCAATCGGAACGCTTGATGCTTTTGGTGTTGATGCGTATAAAGCTTGGGATGAAGTTCTTAAAGCTAATATGACAAAAAATGTTGGCGTAAAAGAAGGTCGACCAAATCCACTGGGACTTCCAGACCTCATGAAACCTGAAGGTTGGAAAGCTCCATCTCATGAAGGTAACCATGGTATCTTTAACGATATTCGATAGTATATACGATAACAAAACTGTCAAGCGCGTTGATTATAATTCGTTTGATGACTTTGAAAAAGTATTATACAAATTGGCCAATAGTGATAAGTATCAGAAAAAAGCTGATGCTCCTTTAATATCACCGGCCACATATAAGACCGAAACCACTCGAGCTAATGCAAATGTTATTAGTTGGGGTGGTTTCGGCATTGTCGATGTCGATGATTATGAAGGATCTATTGATGATATTCATGAGAAGTATTCTAAATACAAATACGTTTGCTATTCGACAGCAAGCTCAACTAAAGCGCATCCAAAGTTTAGATTAGTATTTCCATTGACACAATATGTTGATGCCGATAAAATCAAACATTTCTGGTTCGCACTTAATAAAGAAATAGGAGACATCGCAGATGCTCAAACAAAAGATCTTAGCAGAATGTACTACGTCCCTTCAAGATACAAAGGGTCGTACAACTTCATATTCACACACGATGGAATTACCATGGATCCGAATGAACTCATGGAACGACACAGATACGTCGTATCAAATGAATCGTTTTTCGATAAGCTACCAGACTCTATTAAAAGGAGTCTTATACAACATCGACAGGAAAAACTCAACAACACTGACTTTTCATGGACAGGATATAAAGACTGCCCTTTTGTAAACAAAAAGCAAATCGAAGATTACAAAAAAATTACTGGCTCTGGCTGGTATTTACAAATGTACAAAATTATGGTTTCTACCGCAGGCAACGCAATGCAGAGAGGTTATCCCATCTCAGCAAAAGAAATTGCCTGGATTTGTTCAGACTTGGACAATGACACCGGTGGATGGTATGGTAAACGGGATATGGTAAAAGAAGCAGAAAGAGCAATTGATTTTGTCTTTCGAAATAATATATAGGAGAAAAAAATGGCGATTAAAATGTTACACAATGAAGTCTTAGTAACAGCAACTGAAAAAGAAGAAACTACAGCAGGTGGTATTATTCTTACTGGAGATACTACGAAGGGTTCAAAACCTGCTTTAGTGTTGGAAGTAAGCGGAGGCGCACTCGGTAAGGTTATGTCAGGAGATAGAGTATTTCTTGATTGGACGAAAGTAATGCCGATTGACTATGACGGAACCGCAGCAGGAATTATTGATGTTGAACATATCAAGGCGGTAATAAGTGTATAGGTACAGAGTTTATATTACAAGAGTTGTTGACGGAGATACCGTTGATGTAGATGTCGACCTAGGGTTTAGTACGGTTCTAAAAAAGCAAAGAGTGAGAATGATGGCAATCGATACTCCTGAATCTAGAACTAGGGATTTAGAAGAGAAATTCTATGGTAAGCAATCAAAGTACTTTTTAGAGAGTTTATTAAAAGATCAAAAGATTCAACTAGTGTCTCATGACAAAGGTAAGTTCGGTAGAATTTTAGGTGAACTCTTTATAGACGGATTAGAAACTTCAGTTAATCAAACTATGATTAATAACAATCATGCTGTTCCATATTATGGTGGTAACAAAGACGAGACTGAAAGGCACCATTTGGAAAATAGAAAAGCATTAAACGAGCAAGGTATTGTATATGAAGCTTGAAGATCTCAAAGGATGTTATAGCGCTATAGTTACTCCGGAGTTTATAGCTCGTAGGGATAAAATGGTAGAACACTTAGATGCAGGAATTCGTGGAGCAAACTGTGAATTTCCTGAACATGATCAGGCTAGTATGGATCCAAACCAAGTTTTATCTAAGGACGGAGAGATGCGGTATGACACAATGCATCTTGTTGATAATGTTACATTAGATTATAAACAATATGCTAAGTCTGGTGTACATATTTCTCCATTTATAAAAAGATCAATTTTGTCAGGCCACACACAAAAACTAGTCATCTGGAAATGGTTGCCTAATAATTTTGCTCCAGATTTAAATGAAAATACACCAGTATCATACGAAATTTTAGGGGTTGTCGACGCGAAAGAAGCTGTAGACAATCTAGAATATGTAGATGGTAAACAAAGGTTTAAATTTCCATTAAAATAATTAAAAAAAGTGTGTACATTCTAAGTTACTTGTGTTATAATAACCATATCAAAATCAAAAAGGCATTATTATGAAATTCGATGAAGGCAAAGCTCCATTAGCTTTAATACCACCAGAAGCATTATTAGAAATCGCAGAAGTCTTTGGCTTCGGCGCTGAAAAGTATGGTGTAAACAACTGGCGTGATGACGGCGATTCAACCAGTAAGCTACGAACTTATTCATCAATTCAAAGACATCTTAACGCATGGCATGCAGGTGAAGACCTAGATCCAGAATCTGGTAAAACTCATCTGTCTCATGCTGCAACACAATTAATGATCTTAATGATGCATTGTAAAGAACATCCAGAACTAGACGACAGGTATAAATCATGATTTATTTAAACGCAATTAGAGAGCACTTCAAACAGGAACTTGCAGAAGAGAACTTTGTTATCGACCGCAACGGTAGTAAGACTATTGAATTGCTTGGTGCATCATTTCATGCTAGTGAGCCTGCTATATTTGGCACTCCAAATCAAGAATATATTGACGCTGAACTTGCGTGGTATGATTCTCAGTCTACAAACATTAATGACATTTATGGAACCGACTTTGATTCTAAAAGTCCACCTGCAGCCTGGAAAATGACTGGCAATGATCATGGTGAAATTAATTCTAATTATGGTTACCTTATTTTTAATGAAAAGTACCATGCTCAGTACGACCAAGTTCTAATTGAATTAACTAGTAACCCAGATTCTCGTAGAGCGTCAATGATTTATCAACGTCCTTCGATATGGGTAGAATACAATGATCAAGGCAAAAATGATTTTATTTGTACAAATGCTGTAACATACTATATTCGGGATGGTGCATTGCATTGTGTAGTTCAAATGCGATCTAACGATGTGATCTTTGGTTACCGTAATGATTACGCATGGCAAGAATATGTATTATGTTCACTTGCAGATGACTTAGGCGTCAACGACGGTGAGATCTATTGGCAAGTACAAAATTTACACGTTTACGAACGTCACTTTGATTTGGTAAAGTAATGAATTGGGACACTGCAAAAATTTATAAATGGGATAAACGCTATTTAGCTTTAGCCGAACATATTTCTACATGGTCAAAAGATCCGTCACGAAAGATTGGTGCGGTGGCTGTTGGAGAAAAAGGACAAGTTCTAGCTCAAGGTTATAACGGATTTCCTAGAGGAATCGACGATCAAGAATCGATGTATGAAAACAAAGTTGTTAAGTATCAACATGTAGTTCATGCCGAAATGAACTGTATATATAATGCTACGTATAATGGTACATCACTTGACGGAGCTACTATGTACATTCACGGATTACCAGTTTGTTCAGAATGCGCAAAGGGCATTATTCAAGTCGGTATCAAAAGAGTAGTAACTACAGAAATAGATGATTCTATGCCAGAACGATGGGTGGAATCTACACAATTAACTAAAAAAATGTTTGAAGAGGCTGAAGTAATATATGACTTCATTTAAAAAAGACAGGTTTGACTTAGAGCAAGCGATCATGAATGCATGGGCAACATCTGAAGATCTAGATCTCGTATATCATAATACAGATAACTTAATTTTAAATCCTAAAGATTGTGATACATTACAAAATCAAATGCTTGGATTAAAATATATATTTGAATTACGAATGGAAAAAGTTTGGAGCATCTTTGAAGAGATGATCAAAACCGAACAATTTAAAGAACACGATGCGCTTACGGCTGATACTAGCTGGAAAGCTTTTGACGACTGGAAGAAACAACAGGATCCAGCTCAATAAGAATTGCGCCCTTAGCTCAGCTGGATAGAGCAACAGCCTTCTAAGCTGTGGGTCCCAGGTTCGAATCCTGGAGGGTGCGCCAAAAAAAGGAACATTAAAATGCTTTATATAGATTACAAATTTGAAATGACCGATGCGGGTTTAACTTTTGTCGACACTGACACATTATTGGAGCCAGACTGTCTATTAAAGATAGATAAGACTCCATTCAAAGTTGGCGATGTTTTTGTATTAACACAAACTGAAAATGGAAATCTGTTTTTTAGAAAGGCTCAGAAAAATAAGATATTTAATGAACCCGATCAACTAGAACTATTTTAGGAAAGAACGATGAAAAAAAGTAACTGGCACGGAGGAAAAGGTTCCGGCCGCAGAACAAACCAAGATGACAAATCATATGGCGATAATTATGACAAAATCTTTGGCAAAAAACTTGATATAAAAACCCGTAAGATTACGCCAGATCATGCTAGTACAAAGCCTCATAAAGACGAGTCTAAGTACGACCGTAAATCACTTGATCCAATTGAACACGAATAAGATGCCGGACTTTAGTAAAGAAGAGCTAGAGAAAAGTAAAAGGATTTTTAAGAGCGCAACTCCTAAATATACGATAGATTGGTATATTAAGTGGGTTGCTTCTGTGTTTGTGTTATGCGCCATGTCTATTAGGGGAATTGAGGGATATCAAACATACGATGTGATTCTATCAATTATGGGTATTTTGTTATGGTTAGTGGTATCTATTTTATGGAAAGATCGTGCACTTATTCTTCTTAATGGTGTAGGATTATTATTTTTAGTGAGGAATTTGTTTACAATACTATGATAAAAACTGAATATTATTATGACTTTTTAAAGTACTTCAAACTGGCAAAAGATCAGCAGATCAAATGCAATGTGCCAAACTTTATGCCGCACCTTGAAAGCAATATGAATGACGATCTAATGGAAAACGTAGAACTATACGATGTAGTTGAACGTAAGTACGCCGGGTTTTCCCAGATTATTAACGACATCTTTTACGGATGGACTGATAAACATCCTTATTGGGATAGAATGCAAGCTGGAGAAGCGACTGCTCAAAGAGAACTAGTTGCTAAAAACTGGACTGGTAAGTCGCATTCACTTGAAACTTGGTTATATCTTTTTATTCTGCATAGAGTTACAGGTTCTGCTATTAACTATGGAACTAAACCATCCGGATATCACAACACATTACTATTTAAACTTCATCTAGCAGAAGGCATAGATGATATGAAGAAGATAATTAAGGCCGAAGGTAAATTAGGAAAGCCATTTTACACTTCTATCGGATACCAGTTTCCAGCATTTCCAAAACCTACATCAGATTACAAAAAAGGCGGAGACTATTTCTTATGTGAATATGCTCCACGTTTAGCAAAAGAACTATCACACTTCTTAGCAATTCCCGGTAAAAAAGACTTAAGAGAAGTCGGTGAATTTATGTTAAGTTGGAATGTAAAGAACGGATTAAGACAATATAAGTTTCAGTATGCGGCAGTTGTTGCAGACATTGCCGATTGGTTTCCACACTATGTCAACAAAGAAAGCATGTTTTACTATGGTACAAATGCTGTAGAATGTATTTCTTACTTGGCAAAAAATGACAACAAACTTAAAAAACAAGATTTTCTAGATGAAGTTATGTTAGAAATTTATAATGATACGGGTAGTGTTCCGTATAATGCTGAAGATGTATGTTGTGATTATATCAGATGGGTTGAGAATTACGTAAGACCTGGTAATGATTATGCGCATTTAGATTACGATAATTTATGGTCTAGCAGCGATATTAAAGATCATCCACGTGGAAGACAAAAAGCGATGCTAGAACTTGGTTTAGTAGAAACATTCAATGGAATGACTTCACATCCGTCTGATCTTAAAATTTTAGACAGTAACAATTTAACAGTAGATGATTACAAAGCAATGATACTACACTCAGCTATGGATAAGAATATAAGAAATGCCTCATAATAAACACATAGAAGACGGATTTAATAAAGATATCGGGTTAATGCAACCTGATGAAGCAAAAGAATATTACCTCGATTTGGCTAAGAATTGGGAAGATCCAAATCCATCTCCAGTAGAAGTATTGCACGAAGGTGTTAGAGTAATACGAGATGATATGATTGTCGGTACTAAAACTAGAGGCGGCGATTGTCTTATTAGTACAATTAAAGAAGATACTATTGCGTATGTTCAACCACGAACTGGTTTAGCCGGTGTGAGTATTTTAGATGCTGCTAAAAGACATAACAAAAAAGTTAGATTGTATATGCCATCTAGTAAAAAGATTTCACATCATCAAGCGTGTTGTATAGAGCAAGGAGCTGACGTAAGCTTCCATAGAATAGCAGCAATGCCAAACCTAAATAAAATAGCGTTAGAAGATTCAAGAAAACTTGGTTACTATTTTGTACCACTAGGTTTAAAACATGAAATGGTTACTGCTGGTATGGTTAAAGTTGCGAGTGCAATTCGAGAGCCAGACGAAGTATATGTGGCCACATCAACTGGAGTTCTTACGAGAGCTTTACAAATAGCATGGCCTAATGCCAAGTTTACATCTGTTGCAGTATCGAGAAATATGAAAGCTGGAGAACTGGGTAGAGCAGAAGTTATAAGTGAGCCAAAGGCGTTTACTGCTTCTGAGAAAACAGAAAACCTTCCACCATTTCCTTGTATTGACACGTATGACGGTAAAGTATGGAAGTTTATACCGAAGAATACGGGAAGAAATATATTATTCTGGAATGTAGGACCAGAGCCTACATTAACAGATGAAACACTATACGAGACAGTTGATAGTTACAGAGATTGGGATAAGAATTTATGATTACAGGAACTTTTAATAAAATACCTAAAAAGAAAAATAGCCATGGATACGGTTGGGCCAGAACTTGGTCTGAAAACCTAGATGTAGGTATTAATCACGAAGCGGATGTTGTTGACGTTCTGTATTTAGATCACGGTGTCAATTTCGGTGGATCACTAAATTTATTTGGTGGGTTTACTGAAGATCTCGAAAAAAGAATAAATAATTTCTTAGAAGCAAGGCTTGTATATTCACTAGATATCGATATGCCAGATTATGGCGCAATGCTCAAGAAACGTAAAGATGTATTAGATAAAGACTGGTGTGATAAAGTATCGGAAAAGTGCGCAACTGCAAGAACGTTAAAATCTACAGATATAGCAGATTTACATTGGTTGACGATTGGCGATTCCCATACTGCTGCATATTCTAAGGACAGTTCAATGGTGATAAAAACTGATGGGCTAACACTTAACGGGCAAATAAAAACTGACTTTGAATATGTTACTAAACATATATTAGAATGTATGCCGAAAGGAATTACAATGTCATTTGGCAATATAGATATTAGACATCACATTTGTAGATTGAATGCAGATAGTATGCCTATGCTAAAAGAATGGAAAAAATACGGTGACGAGTTAGAACGTAAAGGAATAAAAGTAGAATACTCAACACCATGGCCAATAGAATTCGAAGAGAGAAAACTACCAAAAACTGGTTACTATAAAGATAAACCATTTTGGGGTTCTCGCGAAGAAAGAATCAACGCTTTAAACCAATGGATTTCCAACATGGATGAACTTGGTATGAAGAGGGTTGAATATCCTGAAGAGTGGCTCACAATGAATAGTGAAGCATACGCAAAGGACCATATGGAAAGCACATCATCGGTACACTTATCTCCTGAGTCATATAGACGCAAAAATTGGGGAATTAACTGTGTACAATTGACTGATTTCATGTTATAATATACACATTAATTAATAAAAGAGGAAATATGCCAAGTATAAATTTAAAAGCTCAACCGAGAAAGTTCAACAAAAATCGGAAAGGTAACCGAGATAATCGTCCGCCTCAAGATATGCCTTTTGACGTAGCATTAAGAAAATTCAAAAAGGCTGTAGAAGCTGCGGGTATCTTACAAGATGTTCGTGCTAAAGAATTCTATGAGAAACCTACAGCAAAACGTAAGCGCAAAAAGGCCGAAGCAATCGCGCGCCATAAGAGACAACTAAGGTCTCAAGAGCAAACACAATTCGGTAGGAGAAAGAGATAATGTCAGTAATGGACAAACTAAAAAAGAACTCTAAGATTAAATCTTCAGCAGTTCTTTCGAAATCGGTGTTCTTTAGCGATAAAGAAATGACACCAACAGAAGTACCAATGATAAACGTAGCTTTATCGGGAGATCCAGATGGTGGATTAAGTCCTGGTTTAACCGTTTTAGCCGGTCCTTCTAAACACTTTAAAACATCATTTGCCTTATTAATGGCAGGTGCATATTTAAAGGAACACGAAGATGCAGTGTTACTATTTTATGATTCAGAGTTTGGTTCACCGCAATCATATTTCGAGTCGTTTGGTATTAATACTGATAGAGTATTGCACACGCCGATTACAGACGTAGAGCAACTAAAATTTGATTTAGTAGGTCAACTAGAAAACATTGAACGTAACGACAAAGTTATTGTTGTAATCGATTCTATCGGTAACCTAGCTTCTAAGAAAGAATTAGAAGACGCACTAAATGAAAAATCAGTTGCTGATATGTCAAGAGCCAAAGCACTTAAAGGTCTATTCAGAATGGTCACTCCTTATCTGGCTATGAAGAATATTCCTTTACTTGCTGTTAATCACACATATCAAGAAATTGGTTTATTCCCTAAAGCGATTGTATCTGGCGGAACAGGTATTTATTACTCTGCGGATAACATCTGGATTTTAGGAAGACAGCAACAGAAGCAAGGAATGGAAGTCAAAGGCTATAACTTTGTAATCAACGTTGAGAAATCAAGGTTTGTAAAAGAGAAATCTAAAATTCCTATTACAGTAACTTGGGAAGGTGGTATTGCTCCATATTCAGGATTACTAGATGTGGCATTAGCCGGTGGTTATGTTCAAAAACCAAATGTAGGTTGGTATTGCAGAGTTGATATGGAAACCGGAGAATTGGTTCAGCCTAAAGTAAGAGAAAAAGATACTTTACAAGAAGAGTTCTGGAAGCCAATATTTGATGGCACAAACTTTAAAGAGTTCTTAAAAGGCCATTATCAAATTGGTCATAAGCCACTGTTAGACATTGAATTAGATATCGAGCAAGAGCATGGATAATCACTATATTACAGTAGAACATCCGGAATCAGATTTCTATGCAATTCATCTAAACGACAATTCGCCGTATGATGGTGTGAGATTTATTTACGGCACTGTATCTATTAAAGAATCAGCGGAAATTGATATTGCAACATTATCATTTACGTATAACATAAATGATCCAGGTGATTTTGATCACGACACATTGAGAAACGACGAGAACTTTAACAATTATCTCGGAGATTTATTAACACATATTATTGAACAAGGAACGACAAATCTTGAAAAACGAAATACCGACACACGTACTGAGTCATCTACTCAATAACGAAGAATACTGCAGACGCGTAATACCATATCTTCAAAAAGAATATTTTGAGGGTACGCATAAAGTAGTATTCGATCTTATTGTAGGATTTGTAGCATCTCATAACAAACTGCCAACAGGTAGGGTTTTAGATATTGAGCTACAAAAAGTGTCAGCACCAGAAGATATATTAAATCAGTCATCTATGTTAATCAACGAGATTGCTAATAAAACTGATTTAGATACAGATTATCTCATCAATGAAACAGAAAAGTGGTGCAAAGATAGAGCTGTGTATCTTGCTATTATGGATTCTATTGGAATCATCGATGGCAAAGATCCTGAAAAATCTGAAGGTGCTATACCTGAAATACTTTCAACTGCTCTTGGTGTATCATTTGATCAAGCTATTGGCCATGATTATATTGATGATTCGTCGGCTCGTTTTGATTTCTATAATAAAACAGAAGAACGTATACCGTGGGATCTAGATTACTTTAACAAAATTACTAAAGGCGGTATTCCGAACAAGACGCTAAACGTTTGTCTTGCTGGTACTGGTGTAGGTAAATCTTTGTTCATGTGTCATAATGCTGCTTCAGTTTTACAACAAGGTAAAAACGTTTTATACATTACTATGGAAATGGCTGAAGAAAGAATTGCCGAACGTATTGATGCTAATCTTATGGATCTACCTATTCAACAACTAGAATCATTGCCCAAAGATGTATTCTCTGAAAAGATTCAGAAAATTGCAAAGGGCACAATTGGTAAATTGTTGATTAAAGAATATCCTACTGGTGCTGCACATTCTGGTCACTTTAGAGCTTTATTGAATGAATTAAAGCTTAAAAAGAAGTTTGCTCCAGATATTATATACATAGACTACCTAAACATATGTTCGTCATCTCGTATGAAAGCTATGGGTGGTAGTATAAATAGTTATACTTACATTAAAGCTATTGCTGAAGAGTTACGCGGTCTAGCAATTGAGTTTAATCTGCCAATAATGACAGCAACTCAAACTACACGTTCCGGCTTTAGTAATACGGATGTAGGTCTTGAAGATACATCAGAATCTTTCGGTTTACCAGCAACAGCCGATTTGATGTTTGCATTAATAGCGACTGAAGAATTGGACGAGTTGAATCAGGTAATGGTAAAGCAACTCAAAAACAGATATAATGATCCGACTAAATTTAAAAGATTTGTAGTCGGAATCGATCGTGCAAGAATGAAATTGTACGATGTAGAAGAATCCGCTCAATCTGATATTATGTCAGATATGAGTATCCCCGATAAACCCATCGCAACGTGGGGGGATAGAGAAAATAAAGACACGTTTGCGGAATTTAAAGTATAGGAGAAATATATGTTAGATTGGATAAAAGCTAGATTGGTTGAAAGAACTTCACATGATGGTATTGCATTGATCGCAGTTTGCGGTTCAGTGGTGTTATTTGGAGGCTTAGCTAAGTTGTTAGCTTGGGTCGGTTTAGGATATGGTATCTACACATTGGTGAAGAAAGAGGACTAATAAATGTTTAAAGTACGTGTTGTTTCGTATAGTAAGCCAGCAATTGGCGTTGAATTGAAAGATGATTTGTTACAGATGGTCGCATATTGCGCTCGTGTATCAAATCCAAATAATCAAAATAATGAAGAAACCGCGGAAAAATTAGTCAAGTATCTGATTAAACACCAGCACTGGTCACCTTTAGAGATGGCCAGTGTCTGTATGGAAATCGATACTACTCGGGATATCGCTAGACAAATTCTTAGACATCGATCTTTTTCGTTTCAAGAGTTTAGTCAGCGATATGCTGATCCTACTAAAGATCTAAGCTTTGTGACTAGAGAAGCTAGAATGCAAGATGATAAGAATCGTCAAAATTCAGTAGATATTTCACTAGATGATCCTATCCATCATATATGGGAATCGTATCAAGAAGTTATTATCGAGCGTTGTAAACACGCTTATGAATGGGCTATTGATGCCGGCATCGCAAAGGAACAGGCTAGAGCAATTCTACCTGAAGGTTTGACAATGTCTCGTATGTATGTCAACGGAACACTAAGATCTTGGATTCATTACATTCAGTTGAGAGCGGCAAATGGCACTCAGAAAGAACATCAAGAAATTGCTAAAGCTTGCGCAGAAGCGATATATCAAATATTTCCCTTAGATGATGTAATATAGTAGTTATAGTTACCATATTACATATAACAAATAGATATAAAAAAAGTACATTTTTTTTCAAAAAAAGGTGTACAAAGCCATAAAAGTGGTGTATAATATACCTATATTAAATGATGAGGAAAGCGAATATGAACGAACTAATTGAAAAAACCCAAGAACTTTTAACTATCATGCAAGACCAATTGCATGCTAAGTATGAGCACACTAAAACTGATATGTATGTCTTTGAAGAAGGAAGAAACTATATTAAGTTGCTTAGACAACAGGAGGACGGTCGTTCAAGCGTAGTCGGTTTCATCGTCAAAAAATCACCTAAAGCCATCGATAACAAAACTAATGAGAAGTTTAAGATTGGTGATATGCTAATGGCTGCTGGATATAACGCTCCAGCTACTAACTTTGCAAGAGGAAATGTCCTTGAAGGTTACAACAAAGCTACAGTAAGATGGACAGGAATTTAAGAGGAAAAACTATGGAAAATATGAATTTAGAACAAGTAATCGCAAGTCTGGTTGGAGTGACGCTCGCGGAAGATCAAGTAAGATCTATCGTTGGAGCTCCTTCAATCGAAGAGTCTGAGACTTGTTCATGTGGCGACAAGCTAGAAGAATGTAAAGATTCTTACGTTCACATGACAAGTGGCGTATAAAATACGTATAGAATCTATATACTATTTATTAAAAAAAGTGTGTACAAATGCGTAAAACTGCTGTATAATAACTTTGTATTAAACAATTGATAAGGAATTAAATTATGAAAAAAAGAAATATAAGCGATAGCTATGTAATGACTGCACACACTAAAAGCGCAGGTGATATGCTGGAACTCGAGACTGTTAGGTCAACTGTAAAAGCTATAAACAAAATGGCTGCTCAAAAAGACAAAATGAATAATTACAGATATCAAAGTGGCTGGACAGATTTAGAACCTGTTAAGTCTACTAGATACAGAGTTAAGTGTCAAGGTAGAGGACCAAGAACCTCGGCTGCAATAGCTGATGGAAAACATCCTAGAAAATACGATCAGTCTCTTCCACTAAGACACGCAGAAAGGTTGGATGTCTATGTCTACACAGTATAAGGCTTTAAAAGAAATTACACAATGGGATGATGCAGGATATAAAGTCCTGAATCACACCTATATCTTAAACGAACATGGTCATTGCGTAGGTTTTAAATCGACTGGTACTAAGAAGTACACACAATTTAAATCTCCAATGAAGCAGTTTTCTAAATCACGTAGGAAGTTTATTGAGCTAAAACCCGCGTCGAAATACATGAGGAATGGATAATGGAAGTTTGGATGGATAGCTGGAAAGTTATTGCAGTAGATGAACACAACGATTTAGTGGCAGAATACTTATTTGCTATTAAAGATGAAGCAGTAATGTTTTACGAAGACATGATCGATAAAGGTTATGAATGCGTATGTTTTCAAGTTGACGTGTAATGGAATATCTTATTTTTACTATTTGTGTCTTAGGAGTCGGATGGACTTCTTATAAGATCGGATTAAAAGAAGGCGGAGAGAACATGATTGACATGTTAGAAGTAATCGGCATTATTAATGTTGATGAAAATGATGAAGTCTTTCCAAATAAGTCGTATAACCCTAAACACCGAGTTACAAAATAGTATAAATAGTATTATAATTTATTTTACAGGGTTATAATACTATGCAACTATTACCATTAAAACTAGAACTTCAGGCCGGTGAAGACCGGTTTATTAACGAATTAAAAATTGCTAAACCTTTAATTAGAAAATTAAAAGCCGTTTGGACATCGTTAAAATCTAAGATTCGAGGACAGTTTAAGAAAAAACTAAAAGCCGCTGAATTATTTGAACCTACTGTGATTTCAATACCGTCACAGATTAAAGAGGATATCACTATGAATGGTTTTACTATAGCAGAAAATACCGGAGCTTTATCAGCAATTAAAGGTAATTACAACGAAGCTTTAGTCTGCAAATTCATATACGATTATAGTGGTTCTCAGGTTGCAATTAGTAAAGATTACGAAAAATATAGAAGTGGTATTAATAAAACAGTTTCTGATTGGGATGCACAATTAAAGCGTGCGCTCAATCCAAAAAATTATAGTTCTGCAATTAAAATTATTAGAAAGGGTAGTGCCGATATGGCAAACTATCTTATCTCAAATGCAGTATTAGAAAAGGCAACTATCATTGGTTGTTATCTAGACAACCTAGCATTTCAAGACGGAATAGATTTCAAAGCAGATATTAGAGTTGCTGTTATGAAAGAAGGTAAACAAATTCTTGATGGTTATTCACTAAAACTCTATTCATCTAAATCAGTTGGCTTAGCAAATACAACAGCGAGAGGATTGTGCGATCACCTGGTTGGTGACAAAGCTGCTAAAGAATTTGATTCGGTTTATAAAAGAGATTCTGAATTAAACCAACTAGTCCAAAAAGCAAATGATCTTAATAAAATTAAACAAGATCATAAGCAACACCTCCGAGGCGATGAAAAAGCCACAAACAGATTAAAAAGCTTGCGCGGTTTGACCGACTCTCAAATAGAAGCACTAGATCAAAAGCAAATTGAAACAGAAAGAAAGGCTGCACGAGAGCCGATAAATCCTAGAGTTGCTGCTATTGTGTATGAAGTACTAAAACCATATTCTAAAACTAAAGAGTTTTCTACAAACATTTTAAACATTATGGGTTTTAACGATAAAGAAACAAAAATGTTAATGGCAATTACAACAGAAAAGAAAAGCCAAATTATAGCTAAACATCCGGACTTGGATATGGATAATATTACATTAGAAAATCCAAAAGGAAGAGTCACTTTAAATATTAAAGGGCCCACCGGAAAAACTATTGTAACCTTCGGTGTAAAAGAAGGTGAAAAAAGAGCAGTAAGTGGTGCAGTATCATTTGCTGGTATCGATCCAGAAGACTACGACGAGTACTTAAAATGAAATCATTTAAAAATCAATTATCAGAAGCCGCAGGAAAGAACACTCATATGATTCATATCGAGGATCTTATCATTGACGGCGGAGTTAAGGGGGCGCGCCAAGCTATCATCGCACTCAGGTCGTTGCGAGATATGTTATCCGGTAATACGAAAGCTGCAGTAGACGTAACCGTAAAGTGGGACGGTGCCCCCGCCGTATTTGCAGGAGAAGATCCACGTGATGGTCAATTCTTCGTAGCAAAAAAAGGCATATTTAATGCCGACCCAAAAGTATATAAATCACACGCAGATATAGATGCTGATACAAGTGGAGATCTATCTAAAAAATTAAAAATGGCATATGATTATCTTAAGCCTTTAGGAATTAAAGGTGTTATACAAGGCGACTTTATGTTTGATAAGTCGGACCTTAAAAAGGAGAATATAAATGGAGTTAGTCATATTGTGTTTCATCCTAACACTATCGCTTACGCAGTACCTACTGGTAGTGCTCTCGCTAAGACGATTGGATCAGCTAAGATCGGAATTGTTTGGCATACAACCTACTCAGGAGCAACGTTCGAAACGATGAGAGCTGAGTTTGGTAGAGAAATTGTCACCAAGCTTAGATCTTCTAAAGATGTATGGATGCAAGATGCAACATTAGATGATCTATCAGGAACCGCAACACTAACCAAGTCAGAAACAGATGCACTAAATAAAAAGCTTTCTGATGCTGGTAAACTATTTCGAAAAATATCAGCTTCAACTCTTAAAGAAATAGAATCTAATAAAGAACTAAATCTTATGATTAATGTTTATAACAATAGTAAAGTAAGGGACGGACAACGCATTACTGATACTAAGAAACATGCAACAGGTTTAGTAATGTGGGTAAATGCACGGTATCAAAAAGAAATTGACAAGAGAAGCAGTCAAAAGGGTAAAGATGTTCAGATAGCTAAAAGAGATCAATTACTCGCATTTTTTGACAAATCTAATATAAAAAACCTACAAAATGTGTTCGATTTACATAATTTAGTAACAGATAGCAAATTAATTATTATAAATAAACTAAACAAACTAAATAAAATTAGTACGTTTGTAAAGACTAAGTCCGGATTTAAAGTAACCAACCCCGAAGGTTTTGTTGCTATAGATCGTATGGAAGGTGGAGCTGTTAAGCTTGTTGATAGATTAGAATTTTCTACTAACAACTTTAGCAAAGATATAATTAAAGGTTGGGATAATCCTAACTAAATGGGAACCGAGGATAAGATGAAATCGTTCAAAGAACACAATGCAGACATATCTGAAGAAAGCGTAGACTTTTCAGAAGCCATGTCACTTCAACATCGTATGAAGATGAAAGCTGCATTTCGAAAAAACAAAGCTAAAATCGCACTTGGCAAAAAGAAAGCAGCCAAGAAGTTAGCATCCCCGGAAAAGTTAAAATCTAGAGCAAATAAGGCTGCTAGAGAATTACTCATTAAAAAACTCCTCAAAAATAAAAAGAAAAGTGACCTATCATTTTCCGCACGTGCCGGTATAGAAAAGAAACTAGCCAACAAAAAAGGCGCGATTGCAAAAATAGCCAAGAAGCTTCTTCCTGGAATTAAAAAGAAAGATAGAGCAAAATTGAAAAGCAAGGGCGGTGAATAATGCAGTTTAAAAGTTTCAGTGATTATCTGACTGAAGCAAAGGGTGAAATGACCTTTGTCTTTGGTAGATTTAATCCTCCTACTACCGGCCATGAAAAGCTTTTTGAAAAACTTAAAAAAGTTTCAGGCGGTTCATATCGTATATACGCGTCTAAGTCGCAAGATGCTAAAAAGAATCCTCTTACGTTTAAAGAAAAAATTAAGTTTATGCGTAAAATGTTTCCTAAGCATGCTCGAAATATTATGGCAGATGCCGATGTTAGAACAGTAATTGATATTGCAGTAAAATTGTATGATCAAGGATATACTAAAGTTTCTATGGTTGCTGGTAGTGATCGAGTTAAAGAATTTGAGACATTGTTAAATAAGTATAATGGCCAAAAAGCTCGTCATGGTTTTTATAATTTCGAAGATGGAATCAAAGTTATTTCGGCCGGAGAACGTGATCCTGATGCAGAAGGTGTTTCAGGTATGTCAGCATCTAAACTAAGAGCCTTTGTTGCATCTGGTGATTTACAAGGATTTGCTGATAACTCTTTAGAAATACCAGGAGATGGTATACAAAAATTATATTATGCATTACGTAAAGGCATGGGTCTTAAAAAAGAATCAGTACGTAAGCATATTGAATTAGAAAAGGTCTCTGAGAAAAGAGAAAAGTTTGTTAAAGGCAATCTATTTAAACAGGGTGACGAAGTTGTTCTTAAAGAAACAAATCAAGTTGGTGTTATACAAAGATGCGGCACTAACTTTTTAGTAGTCGAGTTTGGAGATTGGAAGAAAAGAGTTTGGCTTGATGATGTTGAGCATTTAGAAGAGAAGAAATATTCTGATATGAATGCAAAAGAAAAAGCAGCACACAATAAGCCAAGACCAAATGCTCCAGAAAGTGATCACACAAAAGATTTTAAAAAGAAGTTTGGTGAAATGAAAAGCTTCTCACAATCATTAGAAGAAGCCGATGCAAAGGCGGCACTTATGAAAAAGGCCGATAAAACAGGTATGCCTTATGGTATATTAAAAAAGGTATTTGATAGAGGATATGCGGCTTGGAGTTCAAGCCATAGACCAGGAACAAATCCGACTCAATGGGGATTAGCGCGAGTTAATTCATTCGCAACAAAATCAAAAGGAACATGGGGCGGGGCTGATAAAGACCTAGCTGCTAAAGTAAGGGGATAAAATGAAAAAATTTACAGAATTAAGAGAGAGATTTGATCCAGCAGAATATGTTGTAGGGTCAGAAAAGTCTAAATTCGGCGGTTATCGAGCTGAAGTTAAAAACAAAAAAACTGGTAAAGTGATGTACCTTGGATCAGTTGGCTGGAAATCACCTAAGCACGCCGAAGCTCATGCTCAAGCATATTTAGATGGATATGCTAGAGGTGGCGATCGTGGTGCTCAAAATAAATCAGCTGATTTCATTAACAAAAATAGTTCAAAGGCGGTTAAGAAAGAGTCTGTTGAAGAATCTTCAGCTTCATGGGCAAAGTCGTTAGAAGCTATTGCCAAGAAAAAACAATTAGATAAAATTTCAGATAAGGATAAAGAAACTTTGATGAAGATAGCAGCAATGATGTCTAAGGAAAAAAAGTAAAGTGAAAACATTTCAAGAAATAAGAGAAGCAAATAAGCAGATAGAAGTTAATTGGGACATGGATGATCCTAGGGAATATCAAGGCGATTTCCAAGATGTCGGTGTTTACCTAGATCGATGGGACAGAAAAAATGCTACTATTAAAGTGTCAGGAAATGTCAAAGATCTTTTAGCGTGGCTAGTAGATAAAAATAGTATGGCAATGGATAAGAGAGATGCAATGGCTGTCTTGAAAAAGGGAAAAAGAGTAAAATGAAAACATTTAAAGATGTTAGAGAGGCTTGTTGGAAAGGGTATAAGCAAGTAGGTACGAAAAAGAAGGGCGGAAAAGACGTTCCAAACTGTGTACCTGAAGAAACAGTTGAAGAAGCTAAGAAAATTCAAGACATAGCTCGTAAGTATAAAAAAGAACTTCAAAAGGCAGTAAAAACAGGTCAATTAGAATTATCTAATAAAGCAACGCGTGAACTAGAGCGTTGGGCAGTAGATGCTGGTGAGATTCGTGGAAAAGAAGAAGACGAATTTATTAATTGGTTAGATAAAAACCTTGATGACCTTGCTAGTGGTAAACTCAGGGAAGGAAGATATACTGCTAATGACGGTGGTGCCTTTGACGGATTAAGAATAGCCAAATACCTTGCACATGAAGATGGTAAATCTTGGAGAAAACTTAAGTACGGAGAGACCGAAGGATATTTACAAGATGCAGCAACTTTACTTAAAAACGATAAATCAAAAGCTAGATCTATATTAGCTAAGCCTACACCAAGGGATTAATATGAAATTTTCAGACATTCAAGAAGCAAAAAAATCTGCTAAGCAGACCGTTTCTAATGCCAAAAAGAAAAAACTGTCACAAGATCAGTTAAAGAAAAAGATGGCCTTTAGAGTTAAGCAAAAAGCTTATAGGCTTCAGAATGAAGATAACTTAAGTGAAGCCCCGCTTGTTATGTCTGATAAAGATATATTAGAAACTATATGGAAGAAAGTAAAGCCTGAATTAGAAAAGCAAATGAAGAAGGGAAATCTTGAAACCGTAAATAACCTAGCTCGTATTGGTAGGTTTAAAGTTACTAAAGACGGCCAAGCTAAAGGCAAATCATTTAGGTACGACTTAAAGAAATGAAAACTTTTGCGGAACATTCTTTATATGAACAGGATCTGGATGAGGCCTATAACTTTATTTTACCTGTCGCTTTAAAGATTGGTAAGGAAATAGCAAAGCTAGCTGGACCTCCTTTGAGTATGAAGGGTTTTATAAAAGGAACCGTAATTTATAATATTGCAAAAAAATATGATTTAAACGCAATAATTGAACTACAAAGATACGGTATTGGTTTAATTATGGATGTTGGTAAATGGATAGGCGTTGAGATATCGGCCAAGACTGCAACTTTAATATTTAGTAAAGCGGTTGCTGTAGGAACTGTAACACTAGGCACTATATTGATAAGCGTTTTAGCAGTTAAGAATAAGTCTAAAGCAAAAGAAATTTATGCTAAAGCACTAAAAATGAGTAGTGGTAAAAAATTAAAATTAAAATCTCTAGATATTAAGTCTATAGGTAAAAAACTAACAACTAAGAAAGAAGAGTTAGAAGAAGGTACAGGTAAGAGTGAGCCTTGGGAAGATGGATTTAAGCGTAGAGTAGTAAAGACCACAAAGCCAGAACATTTAGATAAAGGTTATAAGTGGAGAATTAAGGGTAAAGATAGAGATGAGATATCTATTAAACTTTACAAAAGTAAACCAGATTTTGCTGAATTTAAAAAGCAAATGAAGAGAGTCGCAGGACATGAATTCGGTGGATAATTTTAAAGAACATTTAGAACTTATGGAAGGTGTAAATGATCCTTCTATTTTTAAAGCAGTATTCCTAGCAGGTGGACCAGGTTCTGGTAAATCATTTGTTGTAGGTAAAACTGCCTTACAAGCATTAGGATTTAGATTAATTAACTCTGATGATGCTTTTGAAAAAGGATTAAAAAGGGCTGGATTAACTACTGATGCTGATGACATTGCATCTGCACAGGGCCAAGCAGTAAGAGCGAAAGCGAAAGTTCTAACTGGTAAAATTATGACTAGAGCTTTAGAAGGTAGAATGGGCATTGTTGTTGATGGTACTGGTAAAGATTATGCTAAAATTAAAAAGCAAGTTGATCTGTTAAGAACACTTGGTTATGCTGTACATATGTTATTTGTTAACACTGATTTGGATACAGCATTGGAAAGAAACAGAATGAGACCACGTTCTCTAGAAGATAGTTTAGTAACAAAAATGTGGAAAGATGTACAAAAGAATATAGGTAAGTTTCAAGGCCTTTTTCGTAACCGCATGATTGTTATTGATAATTCTAAAGGTTCTGATATAGAAGCCTCAACATTAGAAGCGTATAAAGATATAAAAACCTGGGCTGCTAAAGCCCCAGAAAATTCCATTGCTGTAAAATGGATAAAAGGACAAAAATGAGAACATTTGCTGAACACGTAGAAGCCAAGACACTAGAAGAAATATGTGACATGCCATTGCATGAAGCTAATATGCAATTAGATATGAATGAAGGTGCCGCAGATTCAGCACTTAATTTTGTAGTTGATCAAGGCATTAAAGCAACAAAAGGTCTATTTAAATATGGATCTATAGTAGCTAAGCTTGGTGCTAAAGGTGCGGTTAAAGGTGGTAAAGGACTACAACAATATTTTTCTAAGCAAGCGGTAGCAGATCGTAAAAGAGCTAAAGCTATAAAAAAGGCAGATAGATTAACTCAATTGAGAATGTCTAAAGAAGATTTGTTTGACGCAAGATCAAGAATTGAAGCTGAACGTAAAAGACTGGGTGAAATTTCTGCTGATGAAAAAGCATTAAACAAAGCCAAGATCGCTCAAGCAAAAAAAGAATTAGATTCAGCATATAAAGAGGTAGAGAAAGGTATAAAAAAATTAAGAGGTGTTAAATGAATAGAGAAGAAGTAAAAGCGAGGGATAAAATTGTATCATCATTTAACAGTAAGTGGAAATATCGATACGATAAAGAACAATACGGTATGGCTGATGCATGGAAAATTATTTACTCAGAAGACGCTGAAGGAAAGCTTGTAGGCGATTGTGAAGACTATTCTCTTTCTATTCTCTATAGATTATGCGGTGAAAGCCATCTTAAAATGTGGTGGATGTTATTGACGCATCAAGCCGGTATATGCTTAGTAGGTCCTAGTAAGTGGAAAGTATCACACGCGGTATTGAGATATAAAGGCGAATACGTAGATAACTGGACTAAGAAGTTTGGCGGTAAATCAGCAATTGAAAAGAACCACACATTTCATATAGTATGGGGTCATGGATTTGCATACTACACTGCTGTTAAAATGATATTAAGTAAAGTTGTAAGGACTATTAAGGGTAAATAATGCATAGTTTTTTAGAACACATTGAAGAAAGATTTGGTTTATACGAAGGTCAACATGTACCTTTAGAACAACCTATGATTGAAATTGATGAAGATCAAGAGTTAAATAAACCGAAACGATCTAGCGGTAAAAAGAAGTATGTGGTTTATGTAAAAAATCCTAAAACGGGTAATGTGAAAAAGATCGAATTTGGTGACGAAAAGGGTGGCCTTACATCTAAAATTAATGATAGAGATGCAGCAAGGAATTTTGCATCACGTCATAATTGTGATACTAAGACTGATAAAACTAAACCGGGGTATTGGGCATGTAGATTGCCTAAATACGCCAAAGACTTGGGGCTTAAAGGTGGTGGATCTTACTTTTGGTAAACCGTACTGGGAAGACGGTGCGATAAGAGAATTCGATCTTTCGAAAGAAGATCGTGAATACGTATGGCATCGTGATGAAGATGACCGAGAAATAGAAATTTTAGAAGGCGAAGGCTGGCAGTTTCAATTACAGGATTGTTTGCCGTGGCTTCTCAAAAAAGGTATGGTGTTCAGAATTAAGAAAGAAGAATATCATAGATTAATCAAGGGTGCAACCCCGCTTAAATGTAGGATATGTAACTATGGCTAGTGCAGCTGAGCAAAGATTAGAACAAGCCGCAAGACTTGATCGAATCGAAGAAAAAATCGATAGGATGTCAGATGTAATAATCTCATTAGCAAGAGCTGAAGAGAGAATTGCAACAATGGCCGAATTCGGTAAACAACAAGGAGAACAGATACTAACTCTTATAAATAGAGTTGATAGATTAGAAATACTTGTGCGTGAGAATGCACAAACTGTAAACGTAATAAATAAATTATTCTGGATAGTAATCGCAGGCGCAGCCACAGCAATTACAGGAATGTTTTTCATAACTTAGGAGAAAAAATATGAAACTTAAAGATAACACAACTTTAAGCATTGCTGAAACCGTTAGCGATGTACTTGAAGGTAAAGTAAAAGAAGAGGGAAAATATCCACACGATATGTTCCATCCTGAAACAGGTAAAAAAGAAGTAGCTAAAGACGAAGCCGAACATAAAGCACTTGCTGATAAAGGTTATACACACGAAAAGCCTGAAGTTGACGAAGTTGCTGAGCCAAAAGCAAAAGGCGAAAAAGAATTTAAAGCTAAGCATACTGTTAAAAAATCAGGCGCTAAAGAAGATGGTTCTGTGGTTAAAGAAGAAGTAACCATTACTCTTGACGAAGCTAAACTAAAAGCTGGTAAAGGTAAAGCTAAAATTGATGTTGATCATACAGGTGATGGAATTCCTGCGGCATCAAAAAAATTCAAAATTAAGTTTAAGCAAACAAGAGATGGATACGATATTTCTGGTCAAAAGAAAGACATTTTGGCGTATCTGCAATCAAAAGATTACGATATGGATCCAGAAGATATTGAAGACTTTTTTCCAGAATTAATGGAAGCTAAGTCTAAGTTTTCAAAAGCTTTATTGAAAAAAGCTACCGACACTGCATTAAAGATGGGTGGTAATATGACTGGTGCTGTTAACAAAATCGAAAAGATGAAAAAAGGTTTATCTGACGACCCAGAAGTAAAAGCTGCTTTACAAATGGCAAATGAAGAAGTTACTGAAGAAGTAGTAACTGAAGCTCACGCTATGAACGAAGCTAAGTCTAAGATGCAAGAAGATAAAGAAAGATATCAGAAATTCTTTAAGTCTGCTCTTAAGAAATTTGGAGTAGATTCTCCAGCTCAGCTTAAAGGCGATAAAAAGAAAGAATTCTTTGATTACGTTGATAAGAACTATGAAGCTGATAACGAAAGTGATAAAGATGAATCAGTTAAAGAAGAAACTATTGCAGAAGCTCAAATCAGAACATCTTTTGACTCAGATGAAATGAAAAACGTTGGTGGTGACAAAGCTGCTAAAAAGATGAAGATTAAAGTTTCATTTAAAAAAGGTAAAGGTGACGGAATGATGGGTTCAGATGCTGGTATATTTACCGGTGATGAAAAAGCTCTAGTTAAATATTTCCAAGACTTTATGGGATTTGAAGGTAAAACATTCAAAGAGTTGCAGAAAGAATATAGCTAAAATATCTTTTATAGATAATATATGATGAAAATATTTGACACTTTGACTAGTAGGAACTTTGAACTCTTCGCATCTCAACATTACAATAACCCGGAATGTATTGAGGTCGAAGAGTTCAAAGAAGATTTAACAAGGTTTAAGTATCTTAAAAGATTACTTAGACGTTATGAACAACACGGCGATTTGCAAGAAAGGCTTATATTAAACCACATTATAGTTTTGTATAATGTATTTGGTATTAAAGCTGCTAACAGAATGATGTGGTTTAAAATAGAACCCGAGCATTATTCTCAACTAAAGACATTTTTAGTTTTCTTAAATTATTTGCCAGAAGATTATAAGGTTGAAATACCTTTAGACACAAACGTAATAGAGAGACTGAGGAAAATTTAATGGGAGTAATCTCGAGAACAGGTGATTTATTCTATGCCTTTAGGTTTCTAAAGCTATTAGTAACACCTTGGGAAAATATGGAAGCTTATAGGCTTGGTATCATTGACGGAAACGGAAAGATACTTAAGAAAAAAGTTGACCGTAAAACACCTCAGGAAAAATCGGCCTTTACTATTTTCCATAGATTAGTGTTTAACATTAAAAGATTGTTGAATAAAGTGCCTGGAACATTAGGCACTAAGCTAGCAACATACGCTTCTGCTTTATTTTTAGTTAAAGAAGAAACAGGATTACAAGACGTTGAGCTACAAACAATGCTGAATGATATATTTGGTGACTTTGATGAAAACATTGATTTGTCTGAAAGCGCGGCATGGTTTGAGAAAGATAACAAACTCGCTCCAGGGAAATATAAATTAGTGCAAGATATTGCATCTCCACAAACGGCTGAAGTGATTGCACATATAAATAGTATGGTAAGCGTACTAGATTTTACAGAACCTAGCGGTTCTATTTTTGGTTTAAACGTGTATCAAGTAGAACATGTTTTAACTAAACAACAAATACTCATAACGAGTGCGGATATAAAAAGATGAAAACATTTAAAGATGTATGGGAAGACGCAGCTAATTCAGTAGGAGCTGGTGGTGTATCAATGCCATCTGATGCAGTGCACGATAAGAAAAAGAAAAGCAAAACAGTCTATGATGGTAGAACTAAAGCCGGAAGACGATTCGTTGAAAGAATTTTAAACAGAAGAAAAGCTGCTGAGGCTAAAAAAGAAGTTAAAGAAAGTGTAAACTCTGATGTAAAAAAGGTTATGCCTTCTCTTGAAAAAGCTTTTAAGAAAGACAGAATTAAAAGTCTAAGAGATGTTGAAAGGTTCTTTGATTACGGTGGCGGCGATATCATCTTTGATACAATAAAGAATACAGATGCTGCAAATATGGCGATGCATCAGGCTAAAGAAATACTTATTAAAAAGTATAAGATAAAGGAATAACTATGAAAACGTTTGAACAATTAAAAGAAGAACTGTCTAAAGAAGAGATTACCGAAGCTTATAAGTTTAGTAAAAATGACTTTAGGTACTGGAGATCCGGTGGTATGGAACTTAAGCTTAGAAATGGCGCACACGGATATGACGTTGAAAAGGCATTTAAACAGGCCGGATATGATGTTAATGGTAAAGATTTAGATATTAGGAGAGATTCTATTAGGTTTAACTCATACAGTAAACATTGGGGAACAGATGATAAAAAAATACGTAAAGTAGTATTAAAAGTTCTTGGTGTAGATATAGAAAGATTGTAGTATGAGTAAATTGTTGATTGGAATTATTGTTGCTATGGGTTTATCCGGAATGATGTATTATCAGTTCTCAGTTGTTCCTATGAAAAACAAACTCGAAGAACAAACTAAAGTTATCTTAGCGCAAGATCTAAGAGATCAAGAACAAAAAGCTACTATTGAAGCAGTTCAAAATAACCTAGCACAAACCACTCAAGCCTTGAGTGGTTTACAAGTACAAAATCAACAATACGAAACACAAATGGCAGATTATCTAGATATATTTAGAAGACATAATATTGCTAAACTTGCTAGTGCAAAACCTGGTATGATAGAAACCCGAGCAAACGCTCAAACGAAGGAGGTCTTTGATGCGATTGAAGCAGATAGTCAGCGTATTAGCTCTCTTAACGATTAGTGGTTGTAGTCTATTACAGCAGGCTCCAAGAGAAGTTGAGATTATAACAAAACCAGTAAAAATAGATATTGTTCAGCCTGTGATGCCAAGAGCAATTGATTTAAAAGAACCTAAATGGTATGTAGTTTCAGATACAAAAATAATTGAGAATTGTCTTAAGGATCCTGAAACTAAAAAATCAAACTGTAAATTAGGTAGAGAAGATTTGTACCCTGAAGGGTATACATATCTCGATAGATTTATCGATGATATTAAAAAGAAACACGGAGGCGATATTGTTTTTGTTGCCATGAGTGTTGCTGATTATGAGCTAATGTCTTATAATACGCAAGAAATAAAAAGATATATTAATCAGCTCGGTGAGGTGATAGTTTACTATAGGAACGTGACAATAAATGATGAAGATGGCGGAGCAGTGGAAATTAAAGTGGAGAAAGAAAATGAGTAGAATGAAAGATGATATGACGGTATGGGAAAGAGCAGAAGTAGCAGCAAAGCTATCAGCAATTGCCTATATGAATCCTAAGCCGGCTGACACTGCCTGTAAAAAATTAGGATTTGCGTCAGGTAAAATTATTAGTAGAGATGGTGCTGAAGTACTCATCGCAAAGGATAGAAATGATCTATGGTTTGCTTTTAGAGGAACAGAACCTTCTAAGCTAAATGATGTATTAGCAGATTTAAAGGTGATTAAAAACACTGCAAAAGCCGGTGGTAAAGTTCACGGTGGATTCCAAGAAGAAGTCGATGACGTATGGATGGACATTGTAAAAGAACTTGATCATAATGACCAGTTAAAAGTAAGAAAAGACGTATACTTTACTGGACATTCTTTAGGTGCAGCTATGGCCACTATTGCTACAACTCGTTATACTCCAGAAGAGTTATTTACATTCGGTTCACCAAGAGTCGGTGGTAAACACTTCATCAAAAACATAAATGCAGATCATTATAGATTTATGAATAATAACGATATCGTATGTAGAATCCCACCTGCATGGTTAGGATTTAGACATCACGGTCAAATGATTTACTTTAATAGATTTGGTGATAAGCAACTTAAGCCAACTTGGACTGATACATTCTATGGTATTCTTAACTCTTGGAAAAGATGGAAATTCTTTGATGGAGTTGTAGATCATGGAATGCCTAACTACGTTAAAGCTATTAAAAAGCTTGCTAAGGAAAAGTAATGTACTTTCTACTCATACTATCATTAAAATCTATTCTTAGTTCAGTTATAGGATCATCATTCTATAACTGGTTTCAGGGCACAACTGGCGGCATTTGGTTTCAAAAACAAGTAGACAGATTTATGCAACACTTTGCAGAAAAGTACGACCTTGAACTTGCTAAGAAAGACGCTAAGTTTAGAAAGCAGTATCCCCTTGCTGCGCAGAGATTAGATGAAGTTGAAAAGTGTTCACATCCTTGCAAGGAACTACACGAGTTCGAAGTATACCCAGAACTCATCGCACGAATCGAGAAACTCGAAAAAAAGAAAAAATAACCATGTACAAAACCTAGGTTTTGTGTTATAATATATATATTATTAATTAATTAACTGACTATGAATGATGGACAACCACTTATGACGATGCACGTAACCAAGCGCGACGGAACATCACAAGACTTTGACTTAGAGAAAGTACACAAAGTTTTAGAATGGGCCACAGCCGATATATCCGGAGTATCAATCTCTGAGATCGAGCTTAAAGCGAATATACAACTGTACGACAAAATACCTGCTTATGATATACATGAGCTTCTTATTAAATCAGCGGCAGAATTAATCTCTGAGCACACTCCTAATTACCAATTTGTAGCAGCTCGATTAGTTTCATATAAGCTTCGTAAAGAAGTATATGGTGATTTTAAACCGCATTCATTAGCTCGTGTTATTATCGATAATGTCGATAGAGAAGTTTATGACGGCAATATCATGAAGTTATATAACCGCGATGAAATTGACGAGCTAGATGCATATATTAAACACGATCGTGATGATACCTTCACTTATGCTGGCATGGAACAGTTTAGAGGTAAGTACTTAGTACAAGATCGTAAAACAAAGCAACATTACGAAACTCCTCAGATATTGTACATGATGATATCTGCAACGCTGTTTTCTAATTACCCACCAGAAACTCGTATGAAATACGTGAAGGACTATTATGATGCAATTTCTTTATTCTATATCTCGTTACCTACACCAATTATGGCAGGAGTACGTACTCCAACCCGTCAGTTTTCAAGTTGTGTGCTTATCGAATCTGGCGATAGTCTCGATTCTATTAATGCTACTGCAACTTCCATCGTAAAATATATTAGTAAAAAAGCTGGTATTGGTATTGGAGTTGGATCTATTCGTGGCGAGGGCGCAAGAGTTGGTGATGGTTCAGTTGTACATACTGGATTAATACCATTCTTAAAATATTTCCAAGCTGCGGTAAAATCTTGTTCACAAGGTGGTGTCCGCGGTGGTGCAGCAACAGTATATCTACCTATATGGCATTATGAATTTGAAGATCTAGTAGTACTTAAAAACAATAAAGGCATTGAAGAAAATCGTGTTCGCCATATGGACTATGCATTCCAGCTAAATAAGCTGATGTATGAAAGACTGTTGACTGGTGGTAATATAACCTTCTTTGATCCTAATGATGTTCCAGGGTTATATGAGTCGTTCTTTGACGATCAAGATAAATTTAGAGAACTGTATGAAAAATATGAAAGGGCATATTCTGTTCGTAAAAAGACTTTACCAGCAACAGAAGTATTCTCAACTCTAATGCAACAACGAAAAGATACAGGCCGAATATATACTATGAATGTAGATCATGCAAATGATCACGGTTCTTTTATTGCAAAAAAAGCTCCAATACGTATGAGCAATCTATGTTGTGAAATTGATCTACCAACAAGTCCATTATCAGACAATCCAGATGAAGGTGAAATATCTCTATGTACACTATCAGCAATCAATTGGGGATTAATCAATGAACCCAAAGACTTTAAAAAATATTGCGATCTTTCTGTTCGTGCTTTGGATGAGTTGCTTGATTATCAGTCTTACCCTGTACGCGCAGCTGAAGTTGGGACTATGAATCGTAGACCGCTGGGTATTGGTATTATTAACCTAGCATACTTTTTGGCCAAACGTGGTCTTAAATATGACGAAGGAGCCTTTGAAACAGTAGATGAATATGCAGAGGCATGGTCATATTACTTAATCGAAGCTTCACAGAAATTAGCAGTAGAAAAAGGTGAAATAAACTTAAAAAATGATACAAAATATGCCGGTGGAGTTCTCCCAATTGATACATATAAACGAGAGCTAGATAATTTAATAGAGCATACGGAAAGACTACCGTGGAACGAGCTTCGTGAGAAACTCAAAGAAACAGGTACTCGAAATTCCACACTCATGGCACTTATGCCAGCGGAAACAAGCGCTCAAATTTCTAATAGCACGAATGGTATTGAACCACCTCGAGCATTAGTTAGTTACAAACAGTCGAAAGATGGTGTGATGGCACAGGTTGTTCCTGGCTATCATCACTTAAAAAATAAGTATGACTTATTGTGGGATCAAAAATCTCCTGATGGTTATCTTAAGATCTGTGCTATTCTCCAAAAATACATAGATCAAGGCATTAGTGTAAATACTTCTTATAATCCAGAACACTATGAGGATAATAAGATACCAATGTCTGTAATGTTGACTGATCTTGTAACGTCTTACAAATACGGTCTAAAGCAGTTGTACTACTTTAACACTTTTGATGGTGCTGGAGAAATGGTCGACGAAACAACACATCACGCATATGACGGAGAGAGTTCACAATACGAGGACGAAGATGATTGTGAATCATGTAAGATATGAAGAAAAAAAGAATACCTTTAAAAGGCGGTGACGAGTTTGATGCTCTTACTCCGGCAAGAAAGTGGTATAAGTACTTGACGAGCCCTGGTGTTACAAAGAGTATTAAGAAAGGTTATAATAAACGATTTAGAAAACAAGGAAAAATGAATGGCTGTATTGAAGAAGAATAAAAAATCGCACTTACTGAAAAATATGTTTCTTGATGAAGCGGTTGATATTCAGCGATATGATGAAGTAAAATATCCACAGATGGATAAAATCACAGATAAACAATTAGGTTTCTTTTGGAGACCTGAAGAAGTTGATGTATCAAAAGACAAAAAGGATTTTAATGCTCTTACAGAAAATGAACAACACATTTTTACGAGCAATTTAAAAAGACAAATTCTACTTGATAGTGTGCAAGGACGTGCGCCTAACTTAGCATTTCTACCTATAGTATCACTACCTGAAGTAGAGAACTGGATTGAAACCTGGTCATTCTCTGAAACAATTCACAGTAGATCATACACACATATTATTCGTAATATCTATCCAGATCCATCTTTTGTATTTGATGATTTATTATCACAAAAGAATATTATGGATTGTGGTAAGTCTATTGGTAAATACTATGATGATTTGATTGATGCGAATCATGGTCCGACAAATAAAATGGATCATAAGCGAGCAATTTGGATGGCTATGATGAGTGCTAATGCATTAGAAGGTGTAAGATTCTATGTATCATTTGCGTGTTCATGGGCATTTGCTGAACTTAAAAAGATGGAAGGTAATGCGAAGATTATTAAATTGATTGCTCGTGACGAAAATGTACACTTAGCATCAACTACTACTATGCTAAAACTTCTTAAGAAAGAAGATAAAGATTTTGAAAAGATTGCAAAAGAATTAGAAGCAGAATCAATTGCTTTATATGAAGAGGTAATTAATCAAGAAAAAGAATGGGCTAAATATCTATTTCAGAACGGTTCAATGATTGGACTAAATGAGAAGATATTAAGTGATTATATCGAGTGGATTGGTTGTAAAAGAATGAGAGCAATTGGATTACCTTGCCCTTATGTAACTCCACAGGCAAATCCATTACCATGGACTGAAAAATGGATTGGCGGAGGTAACGTACAAGTTGCTCCACAAGAAACTGAAATTAGTTCATATGTAATCGGTGGCGTAAAGCAGGATATAGATAGTAACGCATTAGCCGGTTTAAGTCTATGATACATGTACCATGGTTTACAAAACCGGAAAAAGTTTTACAAGTAGTAAACCTATCACCGAGTGAATCGTGGATAGAAAAATTAACAGAAATACATCCAATGAGACAGATATTTTGGGCTGCAGTAATTCAAGTTGCTGTATTTGGCTTTATGTTATTATCATTTTGGACAATTAATGGAGTAGTGAATTGAATATAGAAATTTGGGGTAAAGAGCCATGCCCGTTTTGTGTGATGGCTAAAAATTTATGTGAACTAAAAGGTTTAGAATATACCTATAAACATTACGGAATAGATTTTAGTAGAAACGAAATGTTAGATACATTTCCAAATGCAAGAACGTTTCCGCAGATTATAGTAAATGAAGAAAAGATTGGTGGGTACGATAACTTAAAACAACTACTAGGATAAAATATGAAACGAACAGTCGTCAATTGTGATTATTGTTATAATAAAAGTATAATAGGCCACGAAGACGACGAAATAGTTTTATTTTGTCCAATGTGTGGTGAGAAACAGGACGAAGATCTAGATGAGCTAGATTTTAACGAATAAGGATATGACGTGGCATTATCAAGGCACAGAATGGCAGGAACCCGAAGAGTTCAATCACAAAGACGTGTATGGCTTTGTATACATGATAACGAATCGAGCAACGGGTCGGAAATACATAGGCAAGAAGTTTTTTTGGAGTCAAAAAACATTGCCGATAACGAAGACTCGAAAACGCCGAAAGAAAACGTTAGTTGAGTCTGATTGGAAAAGTTATTATGGATCAAATAAACATCTAAACGAAGATGTTGAAAAGATGGGTCCAGATACGTTTTACAGAGAGATATTGCACCTCTGCAAAACAAAAGGCGAATGCTCATACATGGAAGCTAAAGAGCAATTCGATAGAGAAGTGTTGTTGACGGATGATTATTATAATGGTATTATTCAAATACGACTTGGTGGTAACGCAATTAAAAAAATTAAATAAGGATATATTATGTTAGAAACAATATGTGAAGTGATGAAGCATTCATACGATAAAGGTATGATAAGTACAAGAGATGGTAACGTGTCTATACGACATGCTGATAGAGATCACTTCTATGTTACGCCTTCGGGCATTAGAAAACCTGTCATTCAATACGACATGTTTAAAAAATTAAAAGTCGATGATTGTGAAGAGATGTATTTCACTGATATCGCATCCGGCCTAAAAGCTACAGGTGAATTGCCTTTGCACTGGGGCTTACAAAAAAACATTCCAACAGATACTCGAGTAGTGTTACACACACATCCAACGTATATCGTAGCGGCTATGCATGCTGGAATTCAATTAAATAATCTGGTACTATTATTCCCGGAACTTGGTAGATACTCAAGAGTTGCTGAGAATGTTCCAGATGTTCCACCAATAAGCCAAGAATTGGCAGATGAAACATTTAAAAGATTAGGTTTACAGGAAGATGGAACCTGCTTTTTTGATGTTATAGGTATTAAGGGCCACGGCGTTGTGGCAATTGACGAAACCCCATGGAGAGCATTTGAGCACGTTGAAAGGTTAGATCATATATGTAAGATCGTATTAGCCTCAGGAAATTATTAAAAAAACTGTGTACATTTCTTAAAAAGCGTGTTATAATATATACATATGAAAGACAATATAATTCAATTTCCTATTAAGGAAAGAATACAACAGATCGAAGACGAGCTTGAGTATGAAAGAGAAGAATACGAAGCGTTCACTGAAGAATGTAAAGATACTTCTCAGGTTATACTGTTAATGATTGAAGAGCTATTATTAAACGATAGTAGCTCATTCGAATATATCGATTTTAGAGATTCGTCATTACCTGAATCAAGGGACATGTTCGTAATCATAAATATGATATCTTCGATGTTAATGAGATACGGCGGAGCAAGTCATTTTTTACATGACAACTTTGACGTAATATATGAACAAATAATGGAAGCGAAAGAATGATTTTACTTGACTATAGCCAGATAGCGCTATCAAATATTATAGTACAGAAACTTAATGATGAGAATATGATACGACATATGATCCTTAATAGTATTCGTATGTACAACAAAAAATATCGTAATGAATACGGACAAATGGTAATTTGTGCCGATGGAATGAATACATGGAGAAAAGATTATTTTCCTTTGTATAAAGCTCATCGTAAAAAGAATAGATCTGAATCAGATCAAGATTGGCCTGAAATATTTAGGATTTTAAATTTGGTTAGAGAAGAAATTAGAGAAAACCTTCCATATAAGGTTATTCATTTAGAAGGTTGTGAGGCCGATGATGTTATTGGAACACTCGCAATGCAAACTCAAGAATTTGGTCAACACGAACCAGTTATGATTATCTCTTCGGATAAGGACTTTATTCAACTCCACAAATACACTAACGTTAAACAGTTTTCACCAATTCAAAAGAAAATGGTATCTGATCCTAATCCTAGGACGTATTGCTTTGAGCATATATGTAAAGGTGATAAAGGTGATGGTATTCCTAACATCTTATCTCCTGATAACGCTATCATCGATGAGATTAGACAGTCACCAATGACTAAAAAGAAAATACAACATTGGGCTGAAAATTCAGATAACTTAAAAGAAGTTATGACAGAGGAAGAGTATAGAAACTATCAACGAAATAAAACATTGATAGATCTAAACGAAATACCAGAATCTATTCAGAGCGAGGTTATAAATACTTTTAACGGACAAAAAGTCCCAATGAAAATGAAAGTGTTAAACTATTTAATTAAAAAAAGATGCAATCTATTGATTGAAAGTGTGGAGGAATTTTATAATGGATAAACCATTAATATCAGAAATATTGGCAGCTGCCAACAAACTAGGATCTAAAGAAAAAAGGATCGCTTATTTACAGGAGCACGATTGTACTGCTCTAAAAGACATTCTACGTATTGGCTTAGATGATGCCATAGAACTGTCGTTACCAGAAGGTGAACCACCTTTCAAAAAGGCCGATGTAAAAGGAACTCTACTAGAACTCAGGTTTGAATATCCTAAGTTTAGAAACTTCGTAAAGGCCGCTTCGCCGAACCTAAACCAATTTAAACGCGAGACAGTCTTCATCGACTTGCTCGAATCTGTTCACCCGGAAGATGCAGTTCTTTTCTGTAATGCCAAAGATAAAAACTTAAAATACAAGTACATTACAAAGACATTAGTTAAAGCCGCATTTCCAAACTTGATATCTAAATAGGAGAGCCTAACGATACAATCTATATCATGATAGTTTTTTCAATTCACTTAACCCGGAGATTGCTTATGAGTTATATTCAAATTGAACGCCTAAAGAAAGACAGAAACGAGGCACTATACTATCAGAAGAAGTTAATAAAAAAAGGAAAAGATGTGCTAGCGTACAAGATGGAAAAAAAGATCGCGCATTTAAATCATTTCCTAAATGATATGGAGGCAATAAACAAGTTACAATAAGCAATGACCCCTTGGCGAAAATAGTTTCAAAAAGGGGTTTACTTTTCGTCAGATATGTAGTATAATAATACTCTAAACGCGAAAAAAGTAAACCAAGCGAGTTACATTATGAATATATTTGTATTAAATGAAGACCCAATAATTGCAGCACAAGAGCAATGTGATAAACACGTGGTCAAAATGATTGTAGAGTCGGCACAAATGTTATCGACGGTGCATCGTATGGTTGATGGAACTATGGAGCGTAGACCTTCAAAGTCTGGTTCTATGTTACAATATTTTAAGCTGGATGATGAAAGAGAAGATATCTTATATAAGGCATGTCACTATAATCATCCATCTACAGTATGGTCACGTGAAAGTTGTTGTAATTACACATGGCACTATAATCATTTTATAGCACTATGCGACGAATATTCTTATAGATATGATAAGATACATGCGACAGATATTAAGCTAAGAAAGATACTTAAAAATTTACCAGATAATATTGTACGTACAAGCGGGAGAACTCCGTTTAAGTTAGCTATGAGTTCAAATCCTGAATGTATTGTGCATGGATTAGGTGGTACTGATGCAGTAAAATCTTATCAAAATTTCTATCAAACAAAACAAGATAGGTTCAAAATGCTTTGGACTAAACGTAAACAACCGGAGTGGTTTAATGCCATTGTATGATTTTAAAAATTTAGAAACAGGTAACATAGAAACTAAGATGATGTCTATTGCTGACATGCAAGAGTATGTCAAAGATCCAAACATTCAACAAGTTGTTGGTGCACCAAAGATCATTGGTGAAGTGTCTGGATCAGTTGGCCGAAAGGCTGGCGATGGTTGGAAAGAAGTTCAGCAAAGAATTAAGAGTGGGTTACCACCTTCATTAAGAGGAAACATTGATACAAAATGAATAAGAGACCTTTACGTTTAAAGCTAGAGCATTTAACAAAGCTAGAGCCATTGACTGCAAATCAAAAATTAGCTTTTGATTCTTTTGCTTCAGGTAACCATTTATGTTTAGATGGTTCAGCCGGAACTGGTAAAACGTTTATATCGCTTTATCTTGCGTTAGAAGCAGTACTTAATAAAGATTATGAAAAAGTAATCATTGTAAGATCTGCTGTTCCTACAAGGGACATGGGATTTTTACCAGGAACTCAGGAAGAAAAAGAAGATGCATACACTGCGCCTTATAAAGCAATTGTAAACGATTTATTTTTAGATCAAGAAGCGTGGACAAAGCTAACTTCAGGAAAGACCATAGAGTTTTTAACTACTTCTTTTATAAGAGGAATTACAATTAAAAATGCTATAGTAATAGTTGATGAGTCACAAAACTGTAACTATCATGAACTATGCTCTGTAATTACACGTCTTGGAGAAGACTGTAGATTTATTATGTCTGGTGATTATTATCAATCAGACTTCACTCGAAAGGGTGATCAAGATGGTATTAAAGAATTTATTAATATCATTCAACACATGAACTCTTTTGATCACATCGAATTTAAATGGGAAGACATTGTTCGAAGCGGATTTGTAAGAGACTTTATTATGACAAAGGAATTATATGAAAATAGGAAACTTTAAACATGAATCAATTAATCTTGGCTACGATGACATGGTGGCAAACACTACTGATACTGGCAGAAAATATGCCGCCCCTAATGGTGTTAAGTATCCTTCTATTACAACAGTACTTTCAATCTTAAGCGAAGAAGCTATACAAAGATGGAGAGCACGTGTCGGAGACGAAGAAGCCAATAGAGTTTCTCATCGAGCTTCAACACGTGGAACAGCGGTTCATGAAGTCTTAGAAAGATACGTTGATAATGAAGAAGACTATTTTCAAGATGCTAATCTTGTTGTTAAGTCAAACTTTATGGAAGTAAAAGATATTCTTGATAAGAACCTTACAACGGTTTACGCTCAAGAAGCTGCTCTTTATTCTGAGCATTTAGGTGTAGCAGGAAGAGTGGATTGTGTTGGTGTATGGAATGGTAAACCATCCATCATCGATTATAAAACCTCAGCAAAACCTAAGAAGAAAGAGTATTGTGAAGGTTACTTTACTCAAGAAACTGCATATGCGATTATGTGGGAAGAAAGAACAGGTATGCCTATTACACAACTGGTAACCTTAATCGCAGGTGATCAAGGAGCTCAAGTATTTATCGAGCACCGCGATAACTGGACAACAAAGCTATTGGATACAATAGCAGAATACAAACGTAGAAAATTATTTGGGAGATAATATGAGAAATTTTAGAGATCAGATGGTAAAAACATCTATGGCATATATGCAAGCGCAAGCAGCAAAGCATCAAATGAACGCTGACATTATTTTGAGTAATCAGGTATCAGTCGGAGAGCATTCAGATCAAATGGAAACTCTTGAAAAAGAGCTTGGAATGATGGCTGAGTACGTTGATAAGTATAACATGCTAGAAAAATATTTTAAATAAATTGCAAAAAAGTGTGTACAAATCATTTATTGTGTGTTATAATATACCTATATTAAATGATAAGGAAATAAATGAGTAAAAATGTAATAAAAGGAAGACTGGTTGTCAATGAGGATGTACTAGTCGAAGTGCCATTATATAATAAAGAAATGGTAGATTTAGCGGTCTCTAAAGACGATGGAGCTTGGGATCAACTTTGTGAGTTGATTATTAGCCAAGGATTCATAGACTTAAGAGGTAATATTCACGTCGACCAGTTAGTGATTGACGGAAAGGAAAGAGTGTTTCATTGAGAGAGAATATGAAAGAGAACATAATTTTAGTAGATTGTGATGGTGTTTTATGTGATTGGGAATATTCATTCACACAATGGATGAACCATAAAGGTTATCCTACATCAGATTCAACACAGTATAATGTAGCAAAAAGATTTAATTTGGCTGGAGATTTTGGAAAAAATGTAGTAGCAGAATTTAATGATTCGGCTTCTATTGCGTTTTTGCCTCCATTAAGAGATGCGGTGTATTACATCAAAAGACTTAACATGTTGCATGGATATAGATTCCACTGCATTACATCTTTAAGCAAAGATAAGTATGCGCAAAGATTAAGAACCCAAAACCTTGAATTACTATTCGGTAAAGAGATTTTTGATGAGTTTGTGTATCTACCATGTGGCGCTGATAAAGACGAAGCCCTTGCCAAGTATAAAGGCACGGAATGTTTTTGGGTAGAAGATAAACCTGAAAATGCAGAAGTTGGTGAGAAGCTTGGACTTAATTCAATACTAGTTGCTCATGAACATAACGCATATTATGATGGTGATATTCCAAGATACTGGAAATGGAAGCATATATATAATCACATTACTGGAGAAAGTTAAATGCCTGTAAAATTTAAAGAAACAATTAAGAACAGAAATGGATCTGTTCAAAACTTTTATATGAAGTCAACTCCTACAGATGAGCTATTATCTGCAATGGATAGCAATAATACTCCAAATAAAAAGAAGCAAAAGATTCGTAACGAATTAGTAAGACGCGGCAATGCATAAATGGTGGAGAATATGGGCCAAGAGTCTAGGTGAAAAAGTCGGAGAAACAGATAAGCAAGCTAATATTGTTGCTTGTATTAGGACTGTTTGGTGGCTTACTCATATGGCTACATGTTGGTTTATTATACTCAACGCTATAGCCAATCATGGCTGGGCTTTAGTTGGATTATGAAAATAACAATAAACGTAGAAATTGACACTGAGAATCCTCAGGATGTTAGTACAATAGAAGAACTCATAGAAACACTGAAAGAACTGCAACGTCAATGTTCTGACTGATAAATCAGTAGTTTAGCATTCTAACTTGTATAAATAACAGTACAGGAGAATTATATGAGTGATTTATTAGATTTTGATTTTGGTTTTACAGCCGTTGATGAAAACGAGCTTGAAGCCGTACAATCAGTAAAGACTGAGGCATCAACAGCTTCAGCAACCGCGCAAGAATTAGAGGATAAGCTAAACAAGCTTTATAACTCTATACTTCCCCTTTTAACAAATTTAAAAAAGAATCCTGAAAAGGAATATATTCTATGGCCAAACAGAGTGGCTAAAATAGAACAGTTTGAAGATTTAATTACGGAGATTATTAAATGACACTACTAGCATCCGGAGCTCTAGCACTACAAGACGCTGGAACTAATAGTTCTACTACTGCGGCTAATTCATTAGAAAGCGATGCTTTAACTCGTGGACAGGACACTTATACTAATGTTACGTGCCAATACGAATTACCCGGCGGCGATACTTTTGGTAATAAGGTGGAATGGCAAGGCCAAGTAGGAGGCTATCAGAGCGGTACCAGTGTCAGTACACGGTGGATGAGTGGTACTTCCCTTCCTATACTCAGCCTATTGATAGACTCACTTCCAATCGGCGCCAACGGTGTAAGGAGCAATATCCCTTCATTTATTTATGAACCTACCTCAACATTTGGAAGTATTGGCGCTACGTACTATACCGACGCAAGTAGTAATACAAGAACTATTAGAGCAATTATTTTTGGAAATCCTGGGTCTTCACCTTCACCCAATAACACTAGACACTGGGTAATATTTGTATTAAATGGAACTAGTGTACCTAATACTGATAATACATTTAAATCTCTTATACTTACTGGTAGTGGCACTGCCTATACTTTTACTAGAAGTAGCGCTCACTATTCTTCTAGTAGTAATGGTTGCACCGCTTGGGCATGGGAATATAATAGCACAACTAGTAATAACGGGATTGATAGTATGTATACTTCTGGCACATCAGGTTTTGAAATTATGGGGCCTGATGTTACAACAACCGTTAATAATGGAATTGCAGAAGAGTTTGGTGGAGCAGATAGTTCTAATGTTGCTCTTTCAGATTACTATCGAACACCTGGAGGTACTTTACATGACACAACGGGTATACCAACAAGTGGACAAATAGCGTTTTCAGACTTCTTAGGTAAAACAAAGGTAGATATAGTCACAGCTCTAACTTCCGGAACAATGACTAGCTACTACAGTGCACCTGCACAATATTCGCCAGCGTATAGCGGGTACGTTGATGGTCTATCTCAAGGATCCTGGAGCGGAAGTAGTTTTACATATGACGGTGATACTGTTGATCTTACGATTTTGCGTAATTTCAATGGAACCATGGGCATCACCTTTTCGCGAACAGATAGCTCTACTGGAACATTTAATAACAGTGGTTGGACTAATATAAAATTTTGGCTAAATCAAACAAATAACAGTGGAAGTCCGGATCTTACTTTAGCTAGGACATCTTTTACTTTTTATACCAGCTCCGGCTCGAGTTTAGCACAGTGGACTTACTCAAACGCTTTTTCACTGGCAACTTATTTTGGTACATCTTCAACTTCAACCTTTGTAGAGATAGAATAAATGACTATAACATATACACACACAGAAAATTTAGAAAGCCCAAGTGGATTTACTACTAAAATTACCGATAGTAATGGAGCATTAGTAGAAACTCCATCAGAGCTAAATAATACTGGAATCGAAGTAGATGAAACATGGTCTGAAAAAAAAGCATTAAAAGCTTATCACGAAATGATAGGCTCGGTAAACTCTCAGTTAGAAAGGATAGAGACTATTGATACTTCTCAAATTATGGACACTACTTACATGGGTGGAAGTTCAGTAAGAGTAGATTATGCTGTGGGTACAACACAAGGCCAAGCTATAGTAACTAAATTAGAAGCTACATGGCCAGATGAAGTAGCTTCTTATGATAATAATAATCAGAATCTAGTTGCAGAATATACGGCAGCAAGACCACCTTATGATAGTAATCCTAGTATCTCATTCTATAACTTTGATGTTCCAACAGACACAATTAAAACAACATTCAACGCAACTTATAACGAATATAAAGATTGGTACGGCCTTAAATTTGATACAGTAACTGAAACAGTTTTGGCAAAGTTTGTAATTTCAGATGAAGAAATGAAAAATACAGACATTAATGCATGGCAAGAAATACATGATTTATTACCTGCATGTAGTTACACATTCTTTGCTAGAATACATGATAAGTCTAATAATGTTGATGCAAATGTTGATGTTTATTTTCAAGCAGATGCAACAATAGTACGAGAATGGTGTACAGCAAACTCTTATACCTTCCCGTATGATACTGATGATGATACGATAGAGCCAATGTTATTTATTTGGGGCTGTGTATATAATACTACATCTAAGGAAATTACTCATGTTAAAGCATACACAAGAACAACAGTATAAGACTGATTTATTTAAAGAAGTAGATAAGAAGTTTTGGCAGGTTGTTAAAAAAGAACAATTATTATTTGAGATAAATAATAAATTTAAGAGGAAAGAAAATGTTTTGGGACAAAGAAGAAAAAACGGTGATTGATGTAGATCAATTAAGAGAACAATTAATTATAGACGAGGGACAAGTTAATGAAATTTATCATGATCACCTCGGTTATGCTACATTTGGTATTGGACACCTGGTTATCGAAGGAGACCCAGAATTTGGGCTTCCGGTCGGTACTGATGTCTCAGAGGATAGAGTTATATCATGCTTTGCCAAGGATGTAGAAACAGTAATCGAAGATTGTAAAAAATTACACGATGCATGGGATGGATATCCACAAGAAGTGAAACAAGTCATTGCGAACATGATGTTCAACATGGGACTTACGCGCTTAAGTAAATTTAAAAAGCACAATGCAGCGCTGCAGTGTGGTGATTGGCCGGTTGCGGCTGTTGAGGGGAGAGATTCAAGATGGTACAAGCAAGTAACGAACAGAGCAGAACGACTTATGGGAAGACTAGAGGCCCTTTAAAGGTCGAATCTAGTATACCGCAAGAAGAACAAAAAAGTAAAGGTTGGTTTTGGTGTCATGAAAAGCAGGGACTTTTCAGATACTCAGATTGGCATAAAAGTTTAGAAGAGCTAAATTTAGTTAGTTCATAACAGGAGAAAAAGATGAAAATTAAATTGTTAGGAAGTCAGGGCGACTTAACATCAGCTACCGATATGGGTAAAGCGACATTAGTAAGAGTATATAATAGTACTGCTGCGGATGTTGTCATGACTCAAAAATTGGGTGCAGTGGTTTTAGGAACTATGACAATTCCAAGTAAAGCAATTGAATTGGTTTCTAAGATGCCAGCAGATACCTTGGAAGGTGGTGCCGGTCTTAAAGCTGTCAGTATCGCTAAAAGTAGCTAATGCCAGATATATTTGGTTTAATCAGTGATGTAGGATTACCCATTGCAGGCGCTTTAGCGTCTGGGTTCTTTATATTTACGATTATAAAGCAAATGCTATCAGGAGTTTTAGACCAAATAGACACCCTTAATATATTCACAAAGGGCCTAGAAAATAGAGCCCGAACAATGAATAACGAAATAATAAAGATCGATATGTTAGTATCTAGTGCTTTAGAGTTAACTCCACCTATCGATAGAATTGCTCGATCAGAAAACTTTGTGGAAGACGGTAAAATAGACGTCCGAAGGGATTAATATGGACGCCTTAAATCCAGCGGTTTTAATCGAGCAGTACGGATTTACGACTGTAGCCATTGTAGGAATGGCTTATTTCGTGTTTTTTATATGGAAGTTCATTAATGAAGAACTAGATCCAAAGCTTGAAGAAATGCACATGGGCCTTATAAGACTTATTGATCAAATTAGAATGCTTGATCAGGATATGATACGACTACAAGAAAAGGTAAAGGTCGTTTTAGAATATAGAGAAAGGCAGAAGAAGATAAATGAGAGTAAAAATGAAGATAAAAATTGAAGATGTATTGTTAACTGGAATGTTTGTATTGGCTTTACAAAGCCTTGTAGTACAAGCAGATGAAATAAAATTTGGCTTTAAAAATCCATCATTTAGTGGAGTTGGAACTGGAGCACATTATTTAACAGTTGATAATATAGAACATACAAGGAAAAAAGCTATAGTAGATGCTTTAGAGGCAGCAAGAAAAGCAGCGGAAAGAGAAGAAGCAAATACAACTATGGCTAAGTTTATACGTAATTTAGAGAGTAGAATATATGCTCAAATGTCTAAACAACTTGTCGAATCTATGTTTAGTAATGATGGATCTGTTCGATATGGCTCATTTACTTTAGAAGGTAATGTAGTAACATATGAAGTTATGACAAACGAAGATGGTTCAGAGTTTATTAAAATGACAATTGTAGATTCCGATGGAACAACTACAGTTATTGAGATACCAGTAGGAACTGGCAACTTTGGCCAGGATTCAGACGGTGGGTAAGTACATATTAGTATTACTACTACTTAGTGGATGCGCATCTGTTCCACAGTGGAGTAATAACCCTCAGGATTGCAATGATCTTGATGGCAAATATGATGAAGGTTTTAATAGGCATGCGCAAATGGGTATACAAAAGGCAATGGCCAGAAAGTATATATGTGTTGATGCCCCAGAAGCTGTAAAGCTTCCAGCGTTTGTGGATCTTCTCAATTTGCCGGCAGCAAAGGTTCAACCAGTAGTTGCAGTGTATGGATTTAAAGATTTAACAGGTCAAAGAAAATCAGTAGATAATATAGCATCGTTTTCTACTGCAGTTACCCAAGGCGGTACTGAAATGTTAATAGATGCTCTCAAAACAGCAGGTGGAGGAACCTGGTTTAGAGTAGTAGAAAGGCAAGGAATAGACAATCTTGTACGAGAAAGACAAATAGTAAGATCTACTCGTCAAGATGTCGCTAAAGCTAATGGTGTAGAACCAAATGGTGTTGGCCCACTCTTATTTGCAGGAATGATTATTGAGGGTGGTATTATAGGTTATGATACGAATATGGAAACTGGAGGCCGAGGCGCAAGAACTCTTGGCATAGGTTTTAGTAGGATGTATCGTAAAGATGTTGTTACAGTATCTGTGAGAGCAGTGTCTGTATTGACAGGTGAAGTTTTGTTAAACGTCCAAGCTAAGAAATCGGTACTTTCTTACGGCTCGTCGGGTGATGTGTTTAGGTTCTATGAACAAGGCACGCAACTTATCGAGTATGAGGACGGAGTGGGAAATAATGAGTCAGTGACGTATGCAGTACGGTCAGCTATTGAAGCTGCTGTACTGGAATTAATCTACCAGGGCCACGACCGTAAGTTCTGGGATTTAACCGCAGGCCATAGGCATCCTCATCAAGTTGATGGGAAAAACGAAAGGCATGCAAACAAAGAGGAAACGAAAAATGAAGAAATTAACTAGTATAGCAGCAGTGCTATTTCTATTTACAGCAAATTCTATTTTCGCGCAAGCAACTGACGATAACGAAATTATGATAGAACAAAGCGGTGATACATTAACGTTGTATATTGATCAGGTTGGATATGGTAACAAAATCGGTTTAGAAGATTTTACTAGTTCCGGTTCTGATATGACTATTGTAGGTTCAGGTTTAACATTCGATATCGATATGATAGGAAATCAAAACTTGATATATGGACCAATTGACATGAATAACTCTGATTTAACTTTTACGTTAACAGGTGATTCAAACGAAGTTGATTGGAACATTGGATACACTGGAAGTTCAGACGATTCTAACTACGATTTCGCTATTACTGGAGACAGTAATACATTTGATATAGATCAAGGTAAAGTTGGTGCAAGTGCAGAAAGATTAGATGCAGATTTAATTCTGTTAGGTGGTTCAAATATATTTGATTTAGATTTTGAATCTGATGATGTAACTTGGAACTTTGATATTACTGGTGACAGCAATAACTTCAACACATTACAAAACGATGGTTCTCAATCATTGACTGTAGAGTGGAATGGAGATAGTGGTGACATTGATATTAATCAGATTTCAGGTACTTGTGTAGGAGGTTCACCTTGTGCAACTCCTAATGCTATCATCAATTTAGATATTACATCAGACAATGCTACTGTACAAATTAATCAAAAAGACGCAGCTGGGGATTCTTAGCTTACTATTCATCACTGGAATCGCCTATGCTGATTCCATTGGTGACATAGTAGAGTCGACTGGCGTAAGCCAGATTGTGCGTAACAATGAAGAGATAAAAGTATCTAAGCAGATACCTATAGAACTAAACGATGAAGCAAAAACTGGTAACGGAAGAATGCTTATTGAGTTTTTAGATAAAGCTCAACTATCTTTAAAAGAACATTCTGAAGTACTAATAGACGAAATATATTATGACCCTGATCCTTCACTCTCGAAGATGAGTATGAAGTTTACAATGGGTACAGCTAGATTTGCATCCGGAAGATTAGGATTAGTAAATAAAGCCAATATTGATATCAAGACTCCTACGGCCTCAATTGCCGTACGGGGAACTGATTTTACAACAACAGTAGATGAATTAGGTAGAAGCCTAATCATATTACTACCAGATGAGAATGGTGATCCATCTGGTGAGATAGTAGTTTCTAATGAAGGTGGAGTAGTTACATTAAACGAAGCCTATGCCGCAACAATGGTATCTTCATTAGATTCATCACCAACACAATCAATTAAAGTTAACGGTATTACACCATCATTAATTGACAACATGTTTATTGTATCACCTCCTGAAGAAGTAAAGGAGAGGATAAAAGAAGAAATGGCTGACGACACGAATGAAGATCAAGGCCTATTAGATGTAGATTTTTTAGAGTTTACTGAGTTAGAAGAAGACGAATTAGAAGAAGATACTCTTGACGAATTCAATGAATTAGATATTGATGAATTAGATGTAGAATTTTTAGTTGATGTATTAGACATTATAGATAGTTCAGATCTATTTGATACATTAGGTGAATTTGATATCAAAGGTGCGACAAGAGGGTTTAACGACGAATCACAGTTTAATGTGTTTTTACAAGACGGATCTTTAGTACTATATAGAAACATTAATGGCGTAATTAGACTTAAATTTGGAGCAGGCGGCAACTTTACAGTAGATACAATTACACCGACATGGGATGGAATAATTACAGGAAATGAGGGTGAAGATATCCTCATCTATATAAATCAGGTGAATTAATATGTTAGATAAATTAGAAGAATATTCAATGAAAGCTTTAATATGGGTAAGTGTTTTATTTTGGCCTATTATTGTATTGTCGCTACTTATAGCACCACTATTTGCAAATGCTGATGATAACGTAATATCATTAGAACAATCTGGCGATAACCTTCAATTAGGTGTTGACCAATATGGTTTTAATAATAATATTAAGATGTTAGACGCTAATTCATATATTACAGTATCAAGCCTAGATATGTATTTAGTGCAGATTAATACAACAACAGGTGGACTTCCCAATGAAATCACCTTTGATGAATTGAGTGGTACAGGTAATCAGATGAAACTTGCTCAAGGTGCTGCATGGACTACACTTGATTCTGATACTGATTTAACTTGGTGGGTGGATGACTATGAGAGTGGTGGCCACGAAATAGATATTACTATGTACGGTGACTACAATCAATTAGCAGTTCAACAAACAAACCAAACTGGTGCATCGGATGGCCATGACTTTGATTTGCACTTAGCAGGCGATAATAATAAAGTTCAAATAAAGCAACAAAGCAACGGTAGTAAGAACACAGATTTAGCAATATATAATGACGAGAACGATGTGTTTATTCGTCAAAAAGGTAACGGTGCAACACACAACGCAAACGTAACACTTGATGGTTTATACGGAACAGATTTAATTTTAAAACAAATGAGTACTATGAACCAAACATATAATCTAAGCATTGATTGTATGACTTTTGGTGGATGTAATGTATCAGTACTGCAAGAATAACCGAGCTCGGTATATTCTTTATAAGTACGGATCTCCTAATGGTGGTCGAGGAATATATATAGATATATACGTATGAAATACTTAACATCAATATGGACCACAATCATATTAGCCTCTTTGCTTATCGGTATAAGAGTGTCAGATCCAACTCCAGTAGAACAATTAAGACTTAACACTTTTGACAGTTATATAAGAACTATTCCAGAGACTGATTTTGGTAACGGAGTAGTACTATTAAATATCGGTGAAGAAGCATTAGCCAAGTATGGGCAATACCCGTTTCCAAGGCATCAATATGCTCAAATGTTATCAGACTTACGAGAAGCAAATGCCGGAATGATAGGATTTACTATTATGTTTCCGGAAGCTGATAGGTTTGCTGGTGATGAAGTATTTGCTTCGTGGATAAACTCTAATGGTGTTATACTTGCTCAAGATGCAGATCCAGATGGTAGAAGTAAAACTGCACCTTATGTTGGTACTGTCACATTTGGTTCCGGAGATCCATTAGACTGGTTAATCAAATATGATGGCCTTGTTACCAATATACCTCAGTTAGAAAAAGAAGCATGGGGTCATGGTTTAATTAATGCTATGCCAGAGGTTGATGGATTAGTAAGAAGAATTCCTCTTGTGTCACAAATCAATGATGAATTATATCCTTCGTTCGCATTAGAAACAATAAGAGTTATGCAGGATAGATTATCTTATACAATAAAAGTAAATGAAGTAGGTGTGGAAGAAGTTATAATACGACCTTTTAGAATACCTTCAGATGCGAATGGTTCTTTTTGGATTAATCCTAACTATAAATTTACAGAGATAGAATACGGCAGTGAGTTACCAAATCTTGGTGGTCAAGCTGTCTTTATTGGTCTGACTGCAAAGGGTCTGGCTTCACAAATTCCAACTCCAGCTGGATTAATGCCTGCTCATCAGATTCAGGCTGCTGCCATTCAGTCAATAATGGATGAAGTTTCCATCTCTCGTCCTGTGTGGACAGACCTTCTTGAAATCCTGGTAATGTCAATTGGTGCTCTGGTAATCGTCTTAGCTGTATACCACCTTCCAATTGTTTGGTCGATGATAATCTTCTTTGCGACTGTTGCATCTTCAGTTGGCGCTTCTTTCTACTTCTGGTACGAATCTCAGATTCTCCTTGATATGACTTACTCAATGATATTATATATAATGACATTTGCTTCATCAAGCTTCAGTAATTTCTATAAGCAATTCATGTTAAGACAGCAGATCAAAAAGCAATTTGAAACTTACTTAGATCCGAAGCAGGTGTATCTACTACAAAAGAATCCTGAGTTGTTAAGGTTAGGAGGAGATCGTAAAGAGATGTCTTTCTTGTTTATGGATATATGTGGGTTTACTCCAATATCAGAGCACTATAAAAACAATGACGATCCAGAAGGATTAGTAGAATTGGTTAATGAATTCTTAGATGCTATGACTAAAATCATATTAAACAACGGTGGAACCATAGACAAATACATGGGCGACTGTATCATGGCATTCTGGAATGCACCATTGCCTTGTGATAACCATGCTGAAATGGCAGTCAAATCATCAATAGAAATAGAGGCTAAAACCAATGAACTTAAAGAGGTATATAAATCAAGAGGCCTTCCTGATATTAATGTCGGTACTGGCGTTAACACCGGGGATTGCATTGTTGGTAACATGGGCTCTGAATCCAGATTCGATTACTCAGTCATTGGAGATGCAGTCAATCTTGCAGCCCGTCTCGAGGCAACTGCCGCACGACATGAGTATGTAGACTATAAGACAATCATATCATCATATACTCAAGAACAGCTTCCGAATGAGTATAAGTGCAAGGAAATAGGTAAAATCAAGGTAAAGGGCAAAGAAGAGCTTATAACCATTTATTCACCAAAGTTATAGTCTATATAACAAAATGATCTAAAAATAGCTAAAATAGTTGTGTACATCTACTAGAAACTGGGGTATAATATACACATATTAACGCGGAGTCAGTCATGCCACAGATTAGAATCAAAGGTCAAATCAAAGACAAAAAGAAAGTCTACGAATACGCACATGCTCTTTGCAAAGAGCTTGGTATCAACCGCATGTATTCAAAGTGTATCTTCATTAACTTTAAAACTACTCTCGATAACGATAGCCAAGGGTTATGTTGGGGCGATCCAAAAGAGGGTTATGTTGATATGTCTATAGCACGCAAATCCGACGGTGAAAAGCTTTCATACGAATCTATGATGCAAACACTAGCTCATGAAATGGTACATGCCAAGCAATATTTGCGTGGTGAACTGAATGGATATAACCATTCGTGGAAGGGTAAAAAGCCACGTAACTACAAATATGAAAATGCTCCATGGGAACGTGAGGCATACAAACGTGAAGAAGAGTTATATAAAAAGTGTTTTATATAACAAATACGTATAGAAACTATATACTATTTATTAAAAAAGTGTGTACAAACCCTAAAAAGCATGGTATAATATACCCATAAACAAAATTGATAAGGAATCTAAATTATGAAAAAATCTATACTAAACGCAATCAACTCAATCAACTCTACTGATGAAATGAATGAGGTTATCGAACTGATTAAAATTAAGCAAAAACAACTAAGAGCGATTAAAGCTCAAGGTGTTAAGTCTTCGCTTTTTGTTGGTGTTCAAGTAAAGCTCAACAGTAAAAACGGTGTTGAATTTGGTGAAGTCACTAAGATTAACAGAACAAAAGCTGTTGTGAGAATTGACGGTAAACTTTGGAACTGTCCTCTTGGAATGTTGGAGGTAGCGTAATATGTTGACTAATAAAGACAAAATTAAAGCTGTTGTACTAGGTTCAGCAGCTGGTATGGTACTAGGGTTTAGCGTAAGCGCCTTAGAAACCGCTCTGGATCTTCCAGACGTATATTGGTCTAACACTACCAATGAGTGTGTTGGCGTAGTAAATTACGCAAAGAACGACGAGTTCTCATGTGAGAATCTTCCGTCAAAGTATAACAAAGTATGGGTGAAATAATATGATTTTATGTGAAAAAACAAGTCCGATGACTGGTGTAAAAAACATCATGAGCGTCAATGCTACTCCAGAGCAATTTGCTCTGTGGCAAGCAGGCGGTGCTCTTATTCAGGATGCAATGCCTGAAGCGACCGTGGATCAGAGGGAGTTCTTAATCTCCGGCTATACGCCGGCAGATTGGGCTAGTCTGTTCCCACCACAAAATGCTGCCGAACAGGCAGATATGGAGGAATCCATGGGTTATGTCATGGATGAAAGTTTCGACCATCCAGCGGACTTTGATGCTAACGAGTACGAAGACGAGGACTTGGCGTAATGGCTTTTACTATGGCATATTGTGACTACATTGCACACACTATTATTAAACCTGGACTTCAGGTAGATTCTGATAACTCTAATGGTTTGATTGATAGTGTTGATCGAGTCAAGATGGACCTTCATAAAGAAGGTTGGATGCAAACAACAAAAAAGACTATTGAATGTTCAGACATCAATGGCAAAAAATACAGGATTACTGTAGAAGAAATTAATTAAAATAACTGTGTACATTCACTGTACACTGTGATATAATATACTAATATTTAAAAGGAATAGATTATGGATAGACTAGCAATGATTAAAGCGGCCGCAGAAAAGGCTCGCGTAGCAAAAGAATTTAAAACAGCAGTAAACAAAGTTTACTCTAAACCAAAGTATAAAGCTCCAAGGCTGACTACTTCAATGAAGAAAGCAGCACGTCAATCTCCAGGTTCGCTGGAATGCTTTAAAGAAGAAAACATGTATTACACTGATAAGGAGACCCAAGACTATATTGCAGGATCTTCGTATATGGATGTATACAATGAAATGAAGAATGACTGGGACTAGTAGAACAATAGCAAGAGTTATAGCTCTCAGAGAAGCTCGTGATAGAGCGCAAAATCCTGAGTTTAAGAAACTATGGGATCAAAAGTTAAGAGAGCTAATAAGAATAGCGGAATTAGGAAGGAGTTCATATGACACAATACACTGATGCGGTAGAATATCAAAGGCGGAAAATGGCTGTAGAGTCATGGGCAGGTCAAATTGAGTATATTCTAGGACAAAAGGGATATATAGAAAAAGCATATAACTCTGGATTAGTTACGCGTGAATTTCGTGATGGCACATTTGTGATTGTATCAGAAGAAAAAACACTTAGTCAGTTATTACTTGAGGCTCCTAATACCATATGAACTACATAGGCTCAATAAGGTACGATCAACACGGTCGTAAAAGAAAAACAAAAGCACTTGCGCCAAAGCGTAAGGTCAAACAAGAATTCAAACCGCTTAAGACGGAAAAGTCTTTTGCAGAAATAAGGATGGAAGAGTTTAACAACAAATATCCATCTTATACAGGAAGTTCTCGGTACGAGACTCCTGAAGACACCTCTTGGAAAGCAGAAGAATCCAAGAATTTCACAGTCGCACCAGCATATAATAAAGGTGCATATCAAGTTATTCCACGAAAAGACGTGGAACATATAGGAAAATAATATGGAAATTTTATCAACAATATTCACACTAGTCGGATTAGTATTCTTCGCGTTTACATGTGGAGGTGCGTATCTCATGATACGTGATTCCGAAGTAAAACATAAAGTTCGTAAAGAGTTGCGAGAAAAACATCCGGATCTAGATCGTGAACAAATCCGCGTATTAACATACGTAAAACTAAAAGAAATGTGGGGAAACGGCGATGTCAAGTAAGTATATGCTACTCAGTGAGTACAGTGGTTCTAGCGAATTTAAGAATCGTAAAGCTGAAGTATTAAGATCATTTGGAGATCATCCATACTACGGTATACGTATGTATATCGATGGAGAGTCATTAGGTATTGAATGGTATAAAGCTCATAACGAAATGTATGCAGAAAATGCTGCAGAGAATTATGTTAGCGGCATCAAGAATTACGAGAGGGTATAAGTTTATGGCAGGGCACACTTTAATCTACTCCTTATCATTTGAAAAAAGTGTGTCCTGCCTATGTACATTTGCGCAAGACTGTGTTATAATGTATTCTAATATTATGAAAGGAGCAAACTATGGCGGAAAATAAAGTAAGAACTAATATGAGAAAGAACAGGGTAACCATTGACGATAAGTATATGGGACCTGAGCCAATCTTTCAACCAGGTGAAACTGCCGAAGGCGTAGAAGGTCGTCTTACTAAATGGCAGAAGGCAGCACACTGGTATAATTATTTTTATAAGACCAAAGACTATGTACCTACAATATTGCAGTTTGCAGAAGAAAAATTTGGATACACTAAAGATCAGATAAAAGCTTTTAAAAAGTTAAAAGACTATGAGTTTGGTTACTTAGGTAAGTTAACTAAGATTCATTATAGAGGTTATGAATATAATGAAGAAGAGTTAGCAGGAGCAGAAGAAAAATTCAAAGAGCTATACGAATTAGCGTTAGTTACCGTTGAAGAGATCGAAGATAAAGCTGCTGCAAAACCTGTTGTTACAATACAACAAAGACAAAAGGCAAAAATCCTTGAGACTATTATGGATGATTGGGATGCAGTTGTTGATGGATGGTTAGAAGGAAACTTTAAAGTAAACTTTGATGCCTATAAGCTATTTAAGCAATATGGTTTAAAAGGTTCAGCACTTAATATGTTTAAGTCAATGGTTGAACAAGAGTATCAACCAGTTAAAGATGCATACGACAAAACGTGTGATCAAGCTGTAGAAGCATTCTCTCATATTAAAAGAACTAATCAAAATAAGATGATAACCACTATGGAGACCATCTTCGAAGATTTAGATAAATTAAAGGTTGCTAATAAAGCAGCAAGAATTCCAAGGATAAAGAAGCCTAAAGCTTCTGATGTACAGGTTAAGAATATTAAGTATAAGGTTGAAGATATCGATGCTAAATTAATGTCAATTAATCCTGTTATGATTCCTGGTAAAGAAGTTCTATTTGTTTATAATACTAAGACTAGAAAGCTAACTCAGTATAACTCAAATTCAACTAAAGGGTTTGAGGTAAGTGGTACTACCATAAAGAATGTGTGCGATAAAAGTAGGACAACTACTTTAAGAAAGCCAGACGATATACTGCCATTGATCTTAAGTAAAACAATAAAGCAAATCGACAAACAAGTGTGGGATACGCTAACGACGAAAGTAAGTGTTCCTAATGGTAGAATTAATGCCGATTGCATACTACTTAGGGTATTATGATTGATTTAGAACAAAAAATTATGACAAGGAAACGGTTCTCCACGGCCGTAGAACAATTAGTGGCAAAGGGAAATATGTCTTATATAGACGCAGCTACATTTATTATAGAAAAGAGAGGTATGGATTATACTAACTTAAAAAAGTTACTAACAGATTCTCTTAAAGATAAGATGGAAGCAGAAGCAATGAGACTTAATTTAATCAGAGGCAAAAAGGGTAATAAGCTACCAATATGAGTACAGATCCATTTGAATCTTACAAGCTATATAATGCATTAAAGCTACACTTTGAGTCTAGCTATGATGCAGTTAAATATAATTTTAAGTCTAACGTAACACCTAACTCTTTCTTTAAACGCAAGGATAAGTACTTTTTTGCAAAGCTTGGACGTAAGCACAATGGAGAACTAAAGGACTATTATGTCGCCAACTTTAAAGCTGGTAAAAGTTACATTGGTGATATGATGGATGAAGAGGGAGAACAAAACTATAGAGAGCACAAACGAATTCAAGAAAGTATTCATCGTGTGTTTTCTATTGATATAAATAGATTAACAGAAGAGAATGTGTCATTTGATTACTTGTTTAAGACAGGTGACAATGCACATCCTCTTGTGGTAAAGTTATGGCTGCAAGAAGAGATTAGTTTAGAGACTGTTGTTATTCTTAACGCCATATTTAAGTTCATTGATCGTGAGTCTAAGAACATATCGGATACCATTGTATGGCCTGATACTCGTAGATTGATCGAGAAATATGAACCATTTGTAAACTTTAATCGAGATAAATGTTTAAGTTTATTGACAAAAGGGTTTACAAAGTAACACAAATGTGTTATAATATACATTATGTATGAAGTGGATATTTCAGCAATAAAAATAGAAAAGACAATTACGTCTTAATACAATGCAATACGGAGAAAATATATGTCATTTGCAAATCTAAAGAGCTCACGAGGCTCGTCAATCGACAAACTCGTACAAGCAGCGGAAGCTGTGTCTACTAAAGCCGAAACAAAGTCATATGACGATGATAGGTTTTGGAAACCAACCAGAGATAAAGCAGGAAACGGTTATGCCGTAATCAGATTCCTACCAGCTAAAGAAGGTGAAGATCTTCCTTGGGTAAGGTATTGGGATCATGGTTTTAAAGGTCCTACTGGTCTATGGTATATCGAAAATAGCTTAACTACTATCGGTCAAGATGATCCAGTATCAGAGATGAACTCTGTGTTATGGAACTCTGGTCGTGATGAGGATAAAGCAACAGCAAGGGATAGAAAGAGACGTTTGCACTATGCGTCAAACATCTTGGTCGTATCTGACCCTGCTAACCCACAAAACGAAGGAAAGGTATTCCTTTACAAATTTGGTAAAAAGATCTTTGATAAAATCATGGATGTAATGCAACCACAATTTGCAGATGAACAACCAGTAAATCCTTATGATTTTTGGGAAGGTGCTGACTTTAAACTTAAGATTCGAAAGGTTGAAGGTTGGGTAAACTATGATAAGTCAGAGTTTGCTACAGCAGCGGCACTGTATAACGGTGATGAAGGTCAACTAGAAGAGGTATACAATAAGCTATATTCTCTAGCAGACTTCACTGATCCTAAAAACTATAAGTCGTACGACGAACTCAAAGCTAAGTTGAATAAAGTACTAGGTGTTGATGCAGGACATGCGTCACTCGATACCGCTCCAATGATGCAATCTGCTCCTGTAGTAGAAGCTGTATCAATGCCTGCGGCTGATAGTGCTCCGTTTGACACTAGCGATGAGGGTGAAGAAGACACATTGTCTTACTTCGATAAGCTAGCTCAACAGGGCTAATATGTAATAATAAGAGTATGGGCTTAGCGGGAAGCTTTGATACCATACCGCTTACAAGGCCACCCCAGTTCAGTCTGGAGCATATCTGATAAAGTGTGTGGCACTCAAAGGGACCTTCGGGTCCCTTTTTTTATGCGTATGGACCTTCGACCGTAGCTGATGTACGGTCTTGAGGCATTACTGTGTTAATAATAGTCTCACCAACGTTAGTAACAGCATTTTTAGATGCATCGACAAGGTTACCACCTGCGTCAGCAACTTTTGAGGAGAGCGATGCTTGTCCCGCTGCATTCTCTTCTGATTTTGATTTGATTTCTTCGCCAGATGCTGTCATACCATCAGCTTTTACTTTAAGATTATCTAAAGCAGCATCTCCAGCTGTAAAGACTGCATTAAATCCTCTTTTAAATCCTTCCATTGGTGTTTCGCCACCCGGTAATGCAGCAGAAAGAGCAGCGAATCCACCAGCAGCAACGGCTGATGGAAACATTGCAATCTTTTTAAATACTTTTAATAGATTAATACCAATATTCTTTACAATTCCACCAATACCTATATCAGCAATAGTATCTCTTATAAGTGCAAAGAAGTTTATAATAGTATCAGTGACAAAATCAAATGCTCCACCTACAATCTCGGCGAATGAGAAACTCTCTAAAAAATCAGTAAGGCCTTCGAATCCAAGAGCTCCTGTTATTTTAGTTAACACCCATTTAATTCCATCAAGAAGAAATACTGGACCCATGAGTAACATTTGTTTAAAGCCACCCATAATACCTGCAAAAACTTTAGTTAAAAAACTCCCATCTTCATATTTTTTAAATCCTTTAAAGAATCCAAATATAAAGTTAAATACTCCAAAGAATCTACCAAGAACTCTACCTACACCTTTAAACGCGTTACCAAGTTTAGATAAGAATCCAAATACTGTTTTTATTGGCTTTAAAGCACCGAAGAATTTTACTATTGAAGTTCCTAAACTACCAACAACTTTACTTGAAGATCCTAAAGCTTTACCAGCGCGATCAATAGATTTAACAACAACATTTGCTTGACCACTAAACAACTTCCTAAGTCCATTTAATGGTTTAAAAAACGCATTAAGACCTTTCGAAATACCTGACATTAATTTAGAGGTTACTGGAAAATTAAACTTAAGTTTAGTCAAAGATTCTAATGCTTTAAACCTTCCAGAAAGAAAACCTGCAACTGCTCCACCCACTTTAGTAACATTACCAATTACAGTGGTTAGAATTTTAAATGTATCGACTAAAACTTTCTTGAGTTCCATTGCAGTTTTAGCTAAGAATCCAGGAGGTTTATTTCCCTTTGACTTAAATATATTCATAAATGCTTTAAATCCATTAGTAACATTAGTTTGAATACTTACTTTTAAACCTTTAAAGAACCCCGTAAAACCTAATAACTTTCCAATTTTAGTACCAATTGCTGATAAACCTTTCCCTATAAGTTTAAATGGTTCTAAGAATGCTGATGCAAAGAATCCAATGAGAAGACCACGTATCGCCGTATTAATAATAGCTCCCATAATAAACCCACGGTCTTTACCGCCAAACTCTTCTTGCAACTGAGCCAGACTAAGACTTGTAGAATTAGCAATCTTTTCTAATAGATCATTACGATCTTCGTTTCTTCTGATACGTTCTTTATCAGCTTCCATTTGATCTAATTCACCATCACTAATAGCAGAGATGAGATCATTAATGGCCATTAATTGACGTGAAGATAGGTTGTCACCTTGACTTGTGACATAATCTCTTAGATCTTGTGTATATGTTGCAGAGTCTTGAGCGACTTGCGTAGCTTGGTTAAGCTCTTTTAACTCGTTTACAACATCAAGGAGTGTTCTTTCTTGTGTATTAGAACTATTTGGGGTCAATCCGCTATCTTCTGCCATGTCTTATCCTTATTTTTTACCCATTGCCTGAGTGCCAAAGAACGCTGCAACAATACCAGCAACTGCAACAAAATATGTAGGTGCCATGGACCCTAAAGTCTTGGCCGCTTCATCAAGCCCTACAAGCGATGCTACAACTACCGCAAATGGGTATAGTATTAATCCAAACAATGCAAACCATGTCATATTTCTTTGAGCATCGCGCATTGCATCTGCATCTTCAAGCTCTTTACGCTTTGCATCAAGATACATATCATGTTCTTCGTCAGATACTTTGCCATCACCGTTGGTATCAGCGGGATGATCTAGCTTTTTAATTTCTTCAGACATTATTGTCTCCTTTGATCCTTCTTAATTCGTTCATTTTCTTCTTTAATCCATTCGCCTAATAGAGTAACATATATCTCACGTTCCCAAGGCATCATCTGATCTAATTCTGTTAAGCTCCAGTTATGGTGCTGTATCATCGCAAAGTTAGTCTTATAGTGATTAACTAAGCTATCATGAGAGAGGCCTACGTAAAAAAACTTTGAAGACCTCTAAGCTCCTGCACATTCGGCTCTTTACATGATACACAATTAAATTCCATATCGTATGATAATGACGGAGAACTCTGAAAGAAGTCTGATAGCCTAATGAACTGTTCGTTATTTAAAGACTCTACAAAATCAGTTAAGCTTTTCTTTGTTTCATTCTTTGCATCATATACACCATCGTCATCAAAGATATTATCTATACATTGCACTACTAAATTCATAGCACCTTCAATTGACTCATCATCGCCAGGTTTAATTAAACTAACATCTTTAAATGATGGATATCTTAAGGTGATTCCAACATCGTCAGTTACCATTATTACACGTTTTTCATCATTAACGACTGGTTGTTTTATATCATCAAAGCTTATTTGTACATCATTTCTTGAATCGCATTTATCACATTTAATGTTTAAATCAATGCTTTCGCCTACTGATTTAGATCTTAGTGTTAAAAACAACGTTTCAACATCAAACATCGCCAATTTATCTACGTCTATATCTTCATATACACATGCTTTAATAACATCGCCTGTAGCTTTCATGATCATTTTACTATCATTAGACTCCATCGCCATCATTAAAATCTTTTCTTCTTTCACTAGATATGGTCTATACGTTACCGTTTGACCTGTTGAAGGTATTGTTACCTCATATCTTGCATTATTTAGCTGTGGTAAAGCCATTATATTCTCCTATTATATTAAATACCAAGTGTTGCACCAACGACACCAGCAGTCGATTTAATCGTATCTACTATGTCCTCGGTCACAAAGTTTTCGTAACTCAAAGTCACATTCAGTTTCTGGATAGTGTTTTCACTGTTATTATCCATATTTATCGAGCTTACGGTAACTGGAAATGCATTCTCCAACTTAACACCGTAGACCGGAATATTTTGCTGATTTAATTGTTGTATAATTATATCAGTCGTAAAATCTTTTTTATATCCTGCTCTATATCTTTCCATATCAAATACACCTGATTGCCACGAATCAAATAGTTTCTTCATGAAGTAATCATTAGTGAGTATGAAAGACATAGTAACATCTTCGTTTATAGCACCATAAGGTATCTTAATCGATTGCTTTTCAGCAGTGTATTCAATTGTAGTGATCTGTCTACCAGGCAGGTTGACCGCCTCACATAGTATTGATATATCACGTGGATCAGGTATCATATTCCTAATACTACCGCCTGATATAGCGTTCTTTGCAATGTCACCTACTAATACTTTAGGATCTGAGTTCAATAATGACTTAACACTATTTGCAGTAGGCGGTGTAAAGAATACTTGAAAGCGGTTTTGCATTGCAACTCCACCTTTCTTTGCAATTGTTGCCTTAAGGTTGTCTATGCTGTTCATGATGCGTATTGTTTCCTTGAGTATCTCCACACTGATTGTGCTTTAACGTTCTTAAATTGTTCTGTTGGTAAGAAGATTGCAATAGACCATTCAGTCATAGGCACTCTTACCATCCTAGATTCTACGTGATTCATAAGGTAATGCTTGAAACACGGCTTAAATTCTTTATATTTAGTAACACCCTTGAGTGTTTTGTATCTCATTCTTTGTAGACGTGTAGTGTCATTCATGTTCTTTGGGCCTAATTTCATTAGCTCATCAAGGAATCTTGCACGTACCGCTGGTGATAAGTAATGTAGATTCAATCCATAGAATCCACCTGCTGCAGGTTCTACCATGATTGTAAGCGGGAATCTATCATAGTATGGTAGTGTTGCCTTATGCTTTGGATCATAGAAATACATAAGCATGTCGCCTGCTTTCGGCTTAGTGGTTACATCCAATGCGTCATCTTTAAGAAGGCTTCGGCGATTTACATCACCCAACTTCTTAACGTTACGTTGAAACCATTGCTGAGCGTCCTTCGTACGAGGAGCGACTCCAGCCCTGAATGCTTGTGCTTGTAATGTGTCGAATAAACTTGCCATGATACTATTTATACTATCCTTTCAACACTTTGATACCTAAATTGCGTAAAGTATCTTCAGTCCATATTTGAAACTTCCAACCCTTATGCTTGGCATACTGCTGTGCAGCATTCCATTTAGATGTATTCTTGATGTATGTGGTTACCTCATTCAAATGCTTCTTGGTCTTACGTGCAGCCTTGGGAGGTACTGTCTGCTTCTTAGGCTTGATTTCAACAAGGATAATCTCACCATTGGTCATTTCAATAAGCATATCAACGAAATAACGATGCAGCTTATTATCGGTCTTGCACTTATATGGTACAACAACCTCTTCACTGTTCCATGCACGTACCTGCGGATTAGACTCTGCCCAACGGAATGCATTGCGCTCCCATAATGACCGATATGTTACCTTGGTAGGATCACCAACGTATTTCTTTTTGTTCTTTACTGTGTATTTGCCCTTGTAAGCCATATAAATAGATCTATAGTTATTAAATGTATTACTATTTATAAAGGTAAAAGGCATATGTCACACACAATATTAACATTCCCAGAGACTCTGAGGTCAAAAGTATCACAAGAAGGCTTTCCACATGTGTCATTTTCCATGGCCAGAGGCACTGTCGGCGAGTTTACTGACATTCATCTGTTCATACCAATCGGTATGGCCACAAGCGATAACATGAATTATGGTAGTTCAGAGCTTGGTGCAATTGGTTCTATTGCACAGGATAAGAGAATCGGCGGTAGAGCAGGCACGGGCGGTACAAAATCAAAGACTGGATCTGACCTGGTCGCAAAGCTCACAAGCAAATTCAAGGCAGGGGGCGGTGTATCCGGCGGTCTTGCAACTGCATTCGAGCTCAAATCAGGCCTTGTAGTCAATCCATATACTGCCACAACCTTCGAAGGAGTCAATGTAAGATCATTCGAATTTGCATTTAAGCTAGTACCAACATCAAAAGAAGAGTCAGTGATTGCCCATAAGATAGAGAATGCATTTCGCAAATACATGTATCCAAAGGAGAGAGGAACCGGTTCATTAGAGTATCCACCTACATTTCGTATTGAATTCATGTCAGGAGGCAGGCCAAATAAGTATATGCCACGTATTATAGACACATATCTCACTACAATGGCCGCAAACTATAACGCAACAGGCAATGCATTCCATGAAAATGATGGTGTATTAGGTGCAGCACCAACAGAAATAGACATATCAATGACCTTCCAAGAGGTAAGGGCAATCACAAGAGATGACCTATATGGCGAAGATCTTGTATATAAGGATGGTTACGACGATGCAGGCCACGTGGTTGGTGCAACTGCAGATACCCCTGGAGAAGCAGCCGCATATACTGCCGATCTATCTAATACTGCAGTCGATAAAAGTGTCGAGCTAGCAGGAGGACAATAATATGAGTTACTTCAGACAGTTTCCAAAGCTTGATTACGACTTCGATCGTAATGGTATCTTGCAAAAGGTGGTCAATATCTATAGGGCAGCACGTCCATTAGATGCATTTCTTGATGATCTGAATGCATATTCCTTCTATGGTGTCAAGAATGGCGAGAGACCAGACATCGTATCGCAACGCCTATATGGCACAACACAGTATTACTGGACCTTCTTCATCATTAATGACTTCCTACATGATGGTCTTGCTGCCTGGCCTATGAGCCAAGAGAAGCTACATGCCCATATGGATGAGGAGTTCGCCGGAGTGGTCATCACAACCAACCCAAGTGTAAAAGATTCACCTGATGCAGGTGTGACATTCGACTATCCTAATAGCCTATCGGGTAGATTCCAGTTAGGAGAGACACTGACAGGTAGTACGAGCGGGGCAACCGGCACGTTGGTCAAGAAGAATGCGGATATGAATCAATTAGTCTTGCAAGATGTAGTAGGAACCTTCGTTGGGTCATCCTCTAATGGTACCGTAGAAAAATTAACAGGCAACAAATCAGAAGATAGTGTAGATACGTATGATGTATATCAGTATCTGGACGCCCCACATTCATATTTCCGTATGATTCCAGACAATGTAGAGGAAGAAGCACTATATAATTGGGCAAATGGCTTCAAGTATAGTGACAGAAGGGTAGAGAGTAACAATGTATTCATACCTGGAGGCACACCACCATCCGAGCTAGAGTTTCAAACAAACAGATCATTCTTATTCGAAGTAAATGAGGCAAGATCACAGATAAGAGTAATAGATCCTAAGTATATAACACAGTTCGCAGACAAGTATGAGGCAATAATCAACGATGAGTAGAGTCAATAGTAAGCTGGCCAATGGCTCTGATGCATTAGTACCATCATCATATAACCTGGCAGAGGTAATACTCACACCCAGTAAGGGTGAAGCGCGCAATATAACAGACCTGGTAGGGCAAATCAGTATAAGAGAGAGTCTCTATGCAGGATCATTGCAATGTAGTATCAATATACTGGATGCTGCAAATGTGCTCGAAAAACTAAAAGTCGTGAGTGGAGAGGTACTGGACCTACTGATCACAAGAAGACTAGCTGGAGGGGAAACAGACAAGTACAGTCATACGTTTAGGATCGCAGAGGTATCTTCGTTTGCTAAACTAAAGCCAGGCACACAGACATATGTGTTCAAATGTATCTCTGAGCATGCGTATATGTCACAACTGAAGACCATATCTAAACCTTTTAACAATGTACCTGGACAGTTGATCAAGAATATATGTACAGACGAACTAAAGATTGACCCAAAAGAACTATCAATCAATACAGAAACTAAACAAACAATCACTGGCGTATACCCACGGATGAGACCAATGTATCTTATTAACTGGTTAACAAGGAGATCTTATGACAACGGAAGTCCTTTCTTCTTCTATGAGACACTCGGCCAGGGTATTCACTTTGATTCCTATGAGAATATAATCAATAAGGATAACTATAATGAATTCGTGCATTCGCCTTCTGTTAGTTCTACACCAGGTGGAGATGAATATAATAAACAATTAAAGAATAAGATATTAAAGATATCTACCGATTTAAACATGTCGAAGTATATAGATGCAGCAGCGGGAGCTTATTCTTCTACACTACACACTCTTGACATTGCGCAGAAGACATATAAGAAGACTACGTATGAGTATGGTAAGGACCTTATGTTGAATAAGAATGGCGTGCTACCCAGTAACCTAGTGTTCGATGATAGGGCCATTGAGAGCCACCGCGAATCGACTAACTTTTATGTGAGTTTGAACACTTCAGCTGCCAGCGGTGGGTCTAACTACCATGCACCAAGTGATAGTGATATCCTTTCGGCAAATGCATACATAGAGAATATGGATGGTACGGTATTGACCATTGATATATACGGAGACTTTAAACTGTGTGTGGGTATGGTAATTACTTGTAATGTAATAAAGTCTGTAGAGAGTACAAAAGAAAAGCGTGGTAAAGACAAGTACCTATCAGGTAAATATGTTGTTACCTCTATTGATCATAGATTTGAAGATGAGTATATCATGCAGGTATTACTGAAGAAAGACTCCTATATAGAGTCATTAGATAACATAGAGGGGGCGTGATCGTGGATTTGTTTTCAAACATATGCTCTCAAAAAATTTTCCCGGGTAAAAATCTGGTGTGGAGGCCGCGATGAAAAACTTAGATCAATTCATAGGTAGTCAGTTTACCTGGTTCATTGGATCCGTTGTTGATATCGACGATCCTCTCTTATCCAATAGAGTGAAGGTGATGCCATATGGTTTCTATGATGAGACGATTGATAAGAAGCATCTGAACTGGTCGACGGTCATGATGCCAAATACCTCCTCTTCCTTTAAAGGGTTCGGCTCGAACCATGAGCTGATGGTTGGCTCCTGGGTCGTGGGATTCTTCCGTGACGGTCCAAGTGCGCAGGATGCCATTATACTGGGGTCGATCGCATCCACGACTGATGGGACGATTGACATACCGGTAGAAGCGCAACTCAACCCTCCTACCAATAAGGTACACAAAACCGAAGCCGGCCATCTCATAGAGGTCGACAATACACCGGGTGCCGAACGTGTCCATATCAAGCATACGTCCGGGAGCTTCCTGAGAATGGAAGCCGATGGTACTATTAATATGTCGTCCTCTAACCAGACTGTGAATATCGTCGGTAACACTTCGATCACCGGTACATTGAATGTTTCGAGTACGACACACTCTGTTGGTGATGTATCAACTGATGCAGGTAATGCACCGACACTGGCAACACATAAACACGAAGAAGTTCCTGGAACTGGTGGTGCATCGTCTCCAAGTCCGGCAACAACCATGACTTCTGTACCATATGGCGGATCTACAGCTGTCACATATGATGAAGATGGCAACAAAACAATCGGATAAGAGGTATAAATACTAGTATGTCTACACAAATATTATCAGATAAATCAGTTATAGGGGATGTCAGAAAGGCGTCACGGTCTGCTCGTAGCCGACAGTGGACTGACCTAGATTTAAATCTTGCGCTTCATCCAATTCGACAGGATATTATTCCTTTGAAGGATGATGTAGCAATTAAATATGCAGTACGTAATTTGCTTCTTACTAACTTTTATGAGAAGCCATTTAACCTGGGAGTTGGTGCAAATCTAAGAGCATTACTCTTTGAACCAGCAGATGAGATCACAAAACAAACATTACGTAAGAATATTGTAAGGTGTATAAAGGCAGGAGAACAAAGAGTTGAGGTGGTGTTCGTAAATATTGTAGATGAACCAGATGCAAACTCTTATAGAATACTTGTAAAATTTAGAATAAAAGAATACGATACTCAAGAAGATGTAGAAATCGTATTAAGGCGTTTAAGGTAAAATAATATGGCAACGAATTTAAATGTAACCGAACTTGATTTTGATCAAATCAAAAGTAATTTAAAAAACTATCTAAAGACTCAGACAGAGTTTAGTAGTCATGACTTCGAAGGTTCAGGTTTATCTTCGCTGCTTGATGTGTTAGCATACAATACGCATTATAATGCGATGGCTGCTCACTTTGCTCTGAATGAAGCATTCCTTGATTCGGCACAAATACGTGGTAACATTGTATCACGTGCAAAGTTATTAGGTTACATACCCCGTTCAGTTTTAGCGCCGAGAGCCATTGTCAATATTACAGTTGATGTCTCAGGAGAAAACTCGTCTAATATACCATCTACATTAACTCTTCCTCGAGGTGCTAAACTGACCACTAATGTTGATGGAAGAAATTACAGATATGTGGTACTAAACGAACAAACTGCTTTACTATCACCTAGTTCAACATTTGTGTTTGATAATGTTACTATTGTTGAAGGTACAAGAAAGAAACTCTTATATAGAGTAGATAACGATATTGAAAATCAAAAGTTCCAGCTGTCCGACGACGATGCTGATACATCTACACTTAGAGTTCTTATTCAGGCAAATGAATTAAGTACTTCATACGATAACTATACACAGTTTGAATCTCTATTGAATGTTGATTCTTCTAGTCGTGTATATTATATACAAGAAAATTCAAATGAGTTTTATGAGATATACTTTGGTGATGGAGTAACTGGTAAGAAACCAATTAATAATAATATCGTAACTCTAGATTATATCTTTACAAATGCAGGCGATTCGAATGGTGCTAATGTATTTACGAAGGTAGATAATATTGGCGGTTATAGTAATATTAGTATTTCAACTTTATCAAAAGCTGCAGGCGGTGTTGAAAAAGAAACAAACGAATCGATTCGTTTTAATGCTCCACTTACTTTTACTTCTCAGAATAGAGCAGTAACATCAGATGATTATAGAGCAATCATTAAGAAAGAATTTACAAACATTAATTCCATTTCTACCTGGGGTGGTGAAGATAACGATCCACCAGATTATGGTGCTGTATATATTTCTATTAAGCCAATCGTAAATGAAATATTAACTGCGGCTGAAAAGAATGAAATCATGAATACTATTCTAAAAGGTAAGAGTGTTGTATCGATTACTCCAGTGATTGTAGATCCTAATTATACGTATTTGGAAATCGATTGCTTCTTTAAATATAATCCCAACCTAACAGACAGAAGTTCAGTAGAGTTGCAAGCTGTTGTAAGAGATACAATTTCAGATTATAACTTTAACGAACTAAATAAATTTGACGGTGTGTTTAGACATTCGCAATTATTAAAAGCAATTGATAATGCAGATCCCTCTATTCAAAACAGTAGTGTAAGACCATATATGTTTATGACTATTACACCAAACTTAAACGGCAGTCAATTAGATAATAACTTTTCTTTAAATTTTACTTCTCCATTTTACGATACTGGTTCTGCTGAGAAGCACGTTATCAGTTCAACTAAGTTTAAGTACAATAATGAAGAATTATATTTTGGTGATATACCAATTGACGGTTCTACTAATAGACAAGTGATTGCATATAAGACAGTAAATTCTCAAAATATTACAGTGCTTAATGATTGCGGAATTGTTGATCCGTTAAAAGGTACAATCACATTAAATAAATTTACTCCTGATAGTGATTCGGATACAACTATTAGAATCACAGTTGTACCTAATTCTTTGGACCTAGCTCCTAAAAGAGATCAGTTAATTGCAATTGATCCATTAAGAGTTATTATTACTCCGAGCATAGATACAATATCAGTATCAGGTTCATCAGGAACAATTAATTATACAACGACCTCAAGGCTAAGATAAGATGGCTGGAACTCATAAATCTAATAATACTCTTTTTAGTTCTAACATATCCTCTCCTGGATATGTAGAATCTATTGCTTCGTCGAATACAAAGACGAAAGAAACTTTAAGAACTCAAGAGCTAATACCTTCAGAGATTTTAGAAAATTCTGGTGGTGTACAAGTATTATTAGATGCTTATTACAAATATATGAACTTACAAGAGTTTATATATCAAGAAACAGAAACATACGAAGATGTCATATTAGATAATAGAGCAGTCTTCAGAGTAAACGATCCACGAAATGAGAATGATCATTTCTTTACAGATGATGACGGAGCAAACTCTACATTAACTGTAAGAGATAGTAGCGGTAATATTACTGCTCTTAATCTAGGTGAATTAAATGTTTCTATTACTAATGGTAATAACCTTCCAGGATCTCTTGCCGATTCTACTTCAGATATCGGTAAGACATTTACAGTAACAGGTTTTCAAAATAACGAAAATACTAAAACAGCAACTCTTATTACCCCAGTAAAATATTGGGCCGGCCCTGGTGCATCCTACGCTCTTAATACAATTGAAGAGTCAATGGATATTGATAGCACAGCTGCAGTATACTTAGAACTAATTCAAAAAGAAATTGCAGCTGTTGTTCCGCGATCAATTCAAGTAAATAAAAGAAACCTATATAAAGCTATTGTAGACTATTATAAAATTCGTGGATCTGCAGATTCAATCGAAGTATTTTTTAGATTACTATTTGACGATGAAGTTGAAGTCGAGTATCCATGGGATGAAACACTTATACCGTCATCAGGTAATTGGGAAGTTAATGCTAGTCTTCCTAAAGGTGGTATATACTTAGATAAAAAAGGTTTCTTATCTGACACAATTAAAATTCAAGATAGTTTAAGATATCAAAAGTTTTCGTATCTTATTCGTACTGGTCAAAATTTAAGTTCATGGAATTTTTTCTATGAGCGTCTAGTACATCCGGCCGGGTTTAAATACTTTGCCGAAATTCTAATACAATTATTTGGTACACGTGATGAGCTTGGTGACGATCAGAAAATAGCTCGTGACCTCTACCATATTGGCGGACCTAATCACAATTTACCAACCGGCGAAAGCTTTACTGGATATGGAAGAACTAATAGGTTTACATTATCTTCAATGCCAGATTTACAACCAGGTGTTATCGGTATTGAGGATATTCCTTTACTAGTAAAACTTTTTGCTTCAAGCTTCTTGCCATTTACGGCTGCTAATATTCATTCATCTGCAAGATTGGCACTTACGGTTGATCAAAATTCTTCTAGTGGAACTTACGGTAAGATTACATCAGTTGAAATAGTTGAAGGTGGTTTTGGATATTCTACAGCTCCTACTGTTGTCGTGAATGGTGTTAATATTACAGGCCAATCAATTACACAAGCTTCTATTACAACCACATTAGACAGTCAAGGTAAAGTAATATCAGCGTCAATAACTAATGCTGGCGGAGGTTACTCATCGGCGTTTGCAAACACCGCAGCTAATCCAAATATATCTAAGCTTGCAAATTTAGTGGTCACACCTAATACAACTAGAACATATTCAACTCCACCAACAATAACGTTTACAGATCCTACATCTTTAGATGCAGATGGAAACTTAGCATCTACAAACGTTACAGCAACTGCTAAATATATATTGAAGCCTACCGGGGTGGACAAAATAGAAATGCAATCAGGCGGTTCTGGTTATAGTAGTGAACCTAATGTTTCAATAACTGGCGGTGGCGGAAGTGGAGCTACTGCGAGAGCTCGTATAGAAAATGGCCTAGTATCTTTTATTACAATAATAAATCCTGGAAGTGGTTATACAGAAGTTCCAACAATATCTATTGCTGGTAACGCAACAGCTGTTGCTCAATTAGTTCCTAGTGAAGTTGCATCAACTGTTATTACAAATCCTGGATTTGGTTATATCTTTGAGCCATTTATATATCTTGGTTCTAAAGCTAAAAACGAGAATAGAGTTAAAGAGGTTCAGCTCAAGAAACAAATAGAGCTTAATCATACTGACGTAGATCCAGAGTTTAATAAAGTTACAAATCCCGTTCAGACTAATCCTTCAGTAAGAGGAAGAACTTTATATAATGGTTCTCCTTTAAAGATAGGTGTTCTTACGTCTGGTCAAAATTGGACAATTACGCAATCAACTCCAGCAAGTGATAAAGCAATGGGTGGTTATAATGTAAATGTTATTCCAGCTGGATATAGAACTAAAATAGAAAACAACTACTACAATCAGAAAACAAATATATTAGAGTCTGGTATGTTGTACGATTTTAACGAAACTTTAGAAGTATTAGGCGATGTAGAATTGCAAAGTACTTCTATAAGTGATATAAATAAATATAACGTGAATTCTTTTATTCATAACAATTAATAGGAAATAAAAATGACGGCAATAGTAACTTCTAAATTCAGAACTTTGAATGCAGAAAATTTCAAAGAAGACATAGCGGCATCAGGTACAAGTGTATTTGTTGGTATTGGTAAAACCGACGTATGGTCTAACTCAACATCTGACACGACCGATGCAGCACCATTTACTCCGTATGATACCATTGATTCGTTGGTAGAAGCTCGGGAAAACTTATTCGCGATGAAGCTATTGAATGCTTCTGATGTATCGCACGTTGTACCAAGACACACTTGGACAACCGGTAATAGTTATGTCGCCTGGGATTCTGATGATGCAGATATCTTTGATAAAAAGTTTTATGTTATTACTTCTGAGTTTAAAGTTTACAAATGTATATATGCTCCAGGTAACGCATCTACTCAAGAACCAGCACAAACATTAACAGACCCTCAAGGTGAATCAGATAATTACATTTGGAAATATATGTATACGGTAGCCGTCGCCGATGCAGAAAAATTCCTTACAACAGCTTACATGCCTGTAAAAACTATTGATCTTTCTTTATATTCCGATGACGATGCAGCTGAAACTGCTTTATCAGAAGGTGACTATGCCCAGTATTTAAACCAAAAAGCTTCAACTAATGCAAGTAAAGTTGCGGGTATTGAAAGAATAGAAGTAACAGCTGGTGGTTCTGGCTATACTTCCAATCCAACGGTTATTATTACTGGTGCTGGAACTACAGCTGCTGCTACTGCAGCGAGAACTGGTACGGCTGTAACAAGTATAACTCTTACAGATAAAGGTAGAGATTATTCAACAGCTCATATTTTAATTTCTGGAGGCGGTGGTTCAGATGCTACTGCACGTGCAGTTATTTCTCCACAAGGTGGACACGGTACAGATCCTGTAAAAGAGCTAGGAGCTTTCTTTATCGCTGTTAACACTTTGTTGGATGGAACCGGTGGATCTGAAGAAGACCTTACAGTAGGAAATGATTTTAGACAAATCACCCTAATTAAAAATCCAACAAACACATCAGGCGGTGCGGTTTCAACAAGCGCAACTCGTAAAGCAACTCCTGGTATCAGCTTTGCTTCAACAACTGGTACATTCCAGGTTGACGAACTTATCACTCAAGGAACTGGTGCTAATAGAGTAGAAGCTTTCATTACCGAAATTACTAGTGCGGGTGTTTATTACTATAACCAAAATAATAAAACTGGATATGGAAACTTCTTGCATACGGCTGGAACGGTTACTGGTGCTACTTCAGGTGCAACTGGAACTCCAACATCTGCGGCTAATACATTCCACACTGCAGCAGATATTAATAAGCATTCTGGAGACATCGTCTTTCTTGAAAACAGAAATCCAATTGATAGGATCTCTTCACAGATCGAAGACATTAAAATTATTATAGAATTCTAATATAAATATTAGTAAATATAAAAGAGAGAACTTATGACTACAACCTCAATTAAAAAATATTCCGAGTCTCCGTATTACGATGACTTTGATGAAAGTAAAAATTATCATAGAATTTTATTTCGTCCAGGTTACGCAGTACAAGCAAGAGAGCTTACTCAATTACAAACTTCATTGCAGGCTCAAATAGATCGACATGGACAATATGCATTTAAAGATGGTTCACGAGTTGTAAATGGAGAAGTATCTCTTAATGTAGAATATGATTTTATAAAGCTACAATCAACATCTGATTTAAACTTATTTGAAAACACTGTTATCACTGGAACTAACGGAGTTAAAGCTACTGTGCTACAAGCAGTATCGGCCGTTGACGCTGCAAATCCGGATACATTATATATTAAATATATAAAATCCGATAGTACTAATGGTACTGTTGGCGTGTTTGCTGCAGGAGATAATTTTGCTTCTAATGCTTCAACGTCTAAAGCAGGACAAGTTAGGACAACGACTTCTGAGTCAGATCCGGCTGTAGGTAAAGGTTCTACTGTATCTATTTCAGAAGGTGTTTATTTTATATCTGGTTGTTTTACATATGTTCCAGCATCAACTCTTATACTTGACAAATATAGTAATAATCCTTCTTATATTATTGGATTACAGGTCAATGAAAATGTAATCTCTTCTGGAGATGATGGTTCATTAGTAGATAATGCTCAAGGCGTACCAAACACTTCGGCTCCTGGTGCTAATAGATATCAAATTACTACGACACTAATTAAGCAACCAATTGCAATTGCATCAAGAACCGTTAATAACTATATTTCTTTAATCACCGTTGATAACGGAGAAGTTAACGTAGATAAAACTGATAAAACCGAAGATACTGGTTTATCATTAAGACTTGCACAAAGAACACATGACGAATCTGGTGATTACGTTGTTAAGCCTTTTGAGCTAGAGATTTTAGAACACTTAGATACAACCACAAACTTTGGTAAGTATCTGGCAGGTGACGGAGGTGATGATGATAAAATCGCATTAGGCATCGAACCTTCCACCGCATATGTTCAAGGTTATAGGAACCAAAAAGTTGGAACAACATACGTAAACATTGATAAGCCAAGAGGCGACGATGCGGCAGGATTTCAGAATGAAGCTAACACTCAAATAAACTTTGGTAACTATATTAAGTGTAGTACTACCGGATTTAGAGGAGTTCCTGATTTAGAAGGCTTTTCAACCATTACTCTTAAAGATTCTGGGGCTTCGATTGGTACTGCAAGAGTTCGTGGTATGGAATTCAAAACCGACCATATAAGATTATATTTATTTGATATTGCTATTACAACAGCTGGAAAAACATTTAGCGATGTTGATAACGTTTCTGGAGCTAATAGTTTTGTTGCTACTCTTTCTGACGCAGGAACACGATTTAATGTTGGTACTAACACTGCGGTATTTAAATTGCCACAGTCAGCAATTAAATCATTATCTGGAACTAATCCTCTAGGTAATGCGTTTGGAGATACTACATATAAAATAAAAAGAATTTTTTCAGCAAGTACTAGTAGTACTGGAACATTAACATTTTCTACTTCTACTGGATTGTTTACAGATGATACAGATGTTATTATAGCACCAGCTGGACAAGATGTAAAAACAAATTTAAGTGCACACAAAGTCGATGGAACAGGAAATGGTACAACGTCAGTAGAGTTTACTAATGGGATTGGTATTGGTAATAATATTGCATGTAGTATAATTGCTACTATTAAAAAGACAATAGCACCAAAATCCAAAACAAATACAACTGATACAGTAACAATTAATGTTACTAACGGCAATACTGCATCTTACAATTTAGGATTAGCTGATGTTATTGAGATAGTTTCTATTGTAGATTCTGCAGGAACTAATATTACAAACGACTTTACATTAGATGACGGTCAACGTGATAATTTTTATGACGTAGCTAAAATTGTAAAGAATGGTGGTACAGCAGCTGTAGTGAATGGCAATATGGTAGTAACGTTGAAGTATTACGTTCATGGTGCAGGAGATTATTTCTGCGTTGATTCGTATCCTAGTGCTGATTACAAAAATATTCAATCATTCGCTGGAGCTACAGGAAATCTAGACTTAAGAGATTGCATAGACTTTAGACCAAGAAAAAATGATGCAGGCACAAGTTTTAGTTCTACCGGATCAAGCTTATCAGGTGCACCAAAAGTTGGTCATGCACTAACTGCTGATATTAGTTATTATCTTCCAAGGATCGATAAACTCGTAATTAAAAGAGATGGAGGATTCGAAGTTATTAAAGGTGTTCCATCAGAATACCCTCAACCGCCAGCAGATAAGAAAGATGCTTTGACATTATATCAATTAAAACTTAAGCCTTATGTATTTACTTTAAATGATATTATTCCAGTAATTCAAGATAATAAAAGATACACAATGAAAGATATTGGTAAGCTAGATAAGAGAATCAAGAATCTAGAATATTACACTTCTTTATCTTTACTAGAACAATCAGCAGCAGATGTTCATATGGTTGATGGTACTACTCCAAGATTTAAAAATGGTATCATTGTAGATTCATTTAAAGATCACTCAGTAATTGATTCTACACATAAAGAATGCAGTGAATCAATCGATAAGCAAAATGGATTACTAAGGCCAGAATGTCCTAGTAAAAATATAAATTTAATTACTGATCCAGCACAAAGCGGGTCTGCTATAGCCCAGAAAAGAGGTTCTAATTGGATACTCAACTTTACTGAAGTCGCGCATACAACACAGCCTTACGCTTCAGTTGCTATTAACGTAAACCCATATAATGTGTTTACATGGGACGGTAGAGTACATCTATCTCCGGCTTCTGATGAATGGAAAGAAACTGATGTTAGACCCGATGTTGTAATAGATGACAATGGACAATATGAACAGTTTGTTGCTAGAGCTGAAGAAGAAGGAATACTTGGCACCGTATGGAACGAGTGGCAAACAAACTGGACCGGAAGACAAGTAGAAACAGAGGTAGAGACAAGAAGCAGACGTGGTAATTGGTGGAACTTTACAGACGGTGGATTTAGATTCGGCGGTGGACGTGGAGGACGTGTTGGTACAACATCAATAGCAACTACTACAGTAACTTCTAATCAAGCAAGAACAGGATTAAGAACTGATGTTGCCTTTGACACTGTAACACGAGAAACTGGAAGTAGAATTGTTGAAGTTAACTTTGTTCCATTTATGAGATCAAGGAAAATTTACTTTAAAGCTTCTAGAATGAAGCCTAACACTAAAGTATACGCTTTCTTTAATGACGTTAACGTTACTGCATTTTGTAGAGAAGAAGCTTATCAAGAATGGTCTGATACAAGTACTGTTCTTAATTACGCGGGCGCAACATCACATCCAGAGGGAAGTTCTGGAGTATTAACTACAGATAATCAAGGTAAGGTTACTGGCACATTTATTATACCTAGAAATAATAGCACTAAATTTAAAACTGGTGTAAAAGAATTTAGATTGTCGGATTCTTCTACTGGCGATAGAGTTGCTGAAGATACTTCTGCGGAAACTCTATTCCATGCACAAGGTCTAATTGAATCGACTGAAAGAACTATTGTAAGTACTAAAGTTCCTAGATTAGAAACATCTAGATTAAGTGACTCTAGAGTAATCAGTGAAACATTTAGAAATGAAACTACTACTTGGGCAGATCCATTGGCTCAATCAATATTGATTGAAAAATCTGGCGGTCTATTTGTAACTTCTATTGATCTATTCTTTAAATCTAAATTTACAATTAAGAGTGGAGATGATACTGATATACCTGTATCTGTAAGCATCGTAGCTAATGAGAATGGCACACCCACACAGATTACTATTCCAGGAACTGAAGTTGATAAGTTTTCTGCAGACGTTAGCGTATCGGCTACAGCAAGTAATGCGACACGATTTACTTTTGACTATCCTGTTTACCTTATGCAAGACCAAGAATATTCAATTGTGATACAATCACAATGTGATGAGTATGAAGCTTGGGTCGCTGAAATGGGTGGCTTTGATGTAACAAATACTAATTACAGAATTAATAAGCAACCACACGGCGGTTCATTCTTTACTTCTCAAAACGCTTCAACTTGGACTCCAGATCAAAGTAAAGATCTTAAGTTTACTTTAAACAGAGCTGAGTTTGGTTCATCTCAGAAAGAATTATATTTAGTGAATGACGTTGTACCAGTTAAAAAATTAAAAGCAGATTGTTTAGAATCAACTAGTGGTTCTACTAGTATCACAGTAAGACATAAGAATCACGGATTGCATGGCGGATCATCTAAAGTTATTATTTCTGGAGCAGTCACATTTAATAACATTAATGCAAATGATATTAATGGCACTCATACTATTGGTAATGTCACTCATGACACTTACACAATTTCTGCCGGCAGCACGAACGCTAATGCTTCTGGTTCAGGTGGTGGATCTACAATAACCGCTACTGAAAATTACCATTATGATTTATGCAATTTAACTGCTGCGACTATGATTGTACCAGGAACTGATATAAGATTTTATTTAACTCCTTGTTCAGGAAAATCGATTAATGGTAGCGAAGTTGCTCACAGTATGCCAACTACGCCAATAGAAATTTTGCCGAACATGAATCAATTTTTCAATGTTCCACAAACTGTAGTTTCTTCAGTAAATGAATCTTTGATTACTGGTGCTGGTAAATCGTTTAAAATTAAATGTGTACTTACGAGTAACAGTACTCACTTAACTCCTGTACTAGACGCTGATACATTATCCGCAACTCTAGTACAAAACAGAGTCGGTGATAATGGAACTACTGCTGAAACAAATGCTTACGGTGGTTCGGAGCTTTGTAAATATATAACTAAGAAAATTGATTTGGCTGAAGAAGCAGATGTTATTGATGTTTATTTTGCTGCTAATATTCCAGCTGGTGGTAATATAGATTTATATTATAAAACCTTAGCAGCTGGTTCAGATGTTGACTTTAATTCATTAAACTGGATTCAAGCTTCACCCGCTGATGATTTACCGACTGATAACGGTGGTGTTTATAGCGAGGCTAAATATAGTATTGATCCGACTGGAAGTTTTGGTTCAATGGCCTTTAAAATAATTTTGAGATCTCAGAACTCATCTACACCTCCAACGATAAAAGACTTTAGAGCGATAGCTGCGACATAATGGAGAATAATATAAATGGCTAAGAAGAAAAAAGTTGAAAATAATCCTGACCTTATTAGGGATATGGCCAATCAAGCTATTATAAATACTAATACAGATGCTTACCTCATGAGGCGAGCTCAGATTAAAGCAACAGAACAAAAACGAAAACTTGATGAACAGCAAAGTCTTGATATAGATAACCTTAAAGATGACGTTGCTGAGATTAAGAAAATGTTACAGAAACTAATTGGTGGAAAATAATGGCTAACAAAGAAACTAGAATTTATAAATCAGATACACTAGAAACTCTTAGGCAAAAGTCTAACGAGATTTCACTGCATCTAGGTGATAACGAACAGCTTAATTCGTTAATGGCAGATAAGACTTACGTCTATAGTGCTGGAGCTGGTGATACATTATTTGCCGGTTCTGATACTTCAACCCCAGCTAAAACGGCTCGATTTGAAACAAGTCCTGTACATACCTTGGATAATACTGGAGGATATATTATCCTTGAAAGTGTTTCTTCTTTAGCAAGTAGTTATATTGCTGGAGCTATTATTTATCAAGGTACTTCTGGATCTGCTAGTTATTCAGCGACTATCGTTTCGGCTTCAACCGATAAAATTTTAGTTAGAGATTCTTCTGGAAACTTTAGTACTTCTACTGATTTAAAAGTTGGTGCTGCTTCACCTGATACAATAGCTCATGCAAAAATAGCTAGAATTGTAATTGAAGCAAATCCAGTTGGTATTGTAAGAGTGTACAAAAACGGAACAGAGCTAAGTCAGACTATGACAGCAAACGGTTTCCACGTAGCTGATATCAAAGCAACAATCACTCATACTGGATCTCCAACACTTACAAACTTTACAAGAGGAGTTACTGTTTATCAAGGTAGCTCAGAATCAACTCAAGCTGGCGTTGAAGCAAATGCTGATTGGTATGGTACTCTACACTCAGTTTCTGGTGGAGTTATTAGAGTAAAAACTTACAACGGAAACTTTATTACATCTGGTGCTGGTTCATCTATAAGAGCTTTAGGTTCTAGTAATACAATTACTACACACGGAAGTCTTACTGCAATAGATAACACTTACGGATCTTACATCGAATTAACAACACCTGCTGCAGGATCTGATCAAATTAAAGTTTTCTCATTAGATGTTGTTGCTGCAATTAACGAATTACAAGATGACATTGGTACGGTTGAGAGTTTAACAACTGCTGCTAATGATTTAGTTTTAGCAATTAATGAACACGATGCTGAACTTGGAACAATTACTGCTGGAGCAATGGGTACAGCTGCTTCAACTGTAAGTACTGCTATCAGAGAACATGAAGATCAGATCGGTAACGAAAGTATTAGCACGGTCGATGCTGGAGATTCTAATAACACAATTACTGGTGCGCTAAATCAATTACATGCTGAAGTAGGTGATGTTACTTCTAGTAACTTAGGAACATCTGCTTCGAACCTAACGGCGGCGGTAAGAGAACATGAAGATCAAATTGGTAATGATAATATCAACGCGATTTCTTCTACTAATAATACAATTAAAACTGCGCTAAATCAATTACATACTGAGATCGGTTCATCGTCTCTTGCAGATAATTTACCTAGTGATTTTACGTATAATGTAACTGATCATACTACTGCAACAAATACAATGTCTAGCTTTATTGGTGATACTTCTATTGCTAATATCGGAACAACAGATACTGTAACAGGTGCATTACAAAAATTACATGCTGAACTTGGTTCATCTTCGATTGTAGATAATTTGCCGACAGATATTACATATACAGTAACAGATCATACGACTGCGATTAACACAATGTCTGGTTTTATTGGTAGCACCTCTATTAATAATATAGGTTCTCCTGATACTCTCACTGGAGCATTACAATCTTTACATGGTGAAATCGGTAATATGGTATTTGGATCTTTAGGTCCTGTAGATACTGCTAATTCAACAACTCTAACCAGTGCAATAAATGTTATTGATGCTGAAATTGGAGATACTGATTTTAGTTTAGTAGGTACTGATATTACTACTGCTCTTCAAAATACTTACGATGATATTTATGTGACAGGAAATGTAACAGGTCTCAACACAACTGCTACTCATTTAGTTGGAGCGATCAACGAATTGGAACAAGATTTGTTTAATGCTGAAGGTGGAACTAAAAGAACTAGATCAAGTTTATTGACTTCAGATAAGACTTCTATCGTAGATGCAATTAACGAATTGCACACCGAGTTATATACTTCTGGTGTTTCGTTTACTGATCTATCGGCTACTAATTTTAAAGCGGGTATTAATGAACTAAGAGCAGAACTTGGTGACGTTACAGAAATTAATGACGCACCAGGCTATATTGCGACAACAGCTGTAACTGGTATCACAGAAATTCAAGGTGATATCGGAGATGTCGATGGTTTAACTTTAGACGCTGGCACAATTGTCGGAGCTCTTAATGAAATTGAAGCTATATTTGATGCTTCAACAAGAGAAATTTCTGCCGGTGCTAATCCTTTCACTATCACATCAAATTCGTTCCTGATAAATTCATCGGGCAACATTGTATTCGACAATGGAACAAATCACACTGTGTTGAAAAAAGACGGTGTTGAATATGCTAGATTTACAAAGAGCGGAACAGATTTTCAATTAAAAGCTGGACATTTAGGTGCTTTATTCTTAACAGCATCAGGTCAAAATGCAACTTTTGCTAATAACTTAACAGTAGACAATAATTTAGAAGTAGATGGTACTGCTGGAGTTGATGGTAACTTTAGAGTTGGAGTATCAGGCGGTAGCCACTTTACCGTAGCTGCTTCTACTGGAAATACTTCTGTAGGTGGTACACTTGGAGTAACAGGAAATACTTCTGTCGGAGGTACGCTTGGAGTAACAGGAGCTACAACTTTATCTTCAACATTAAATGTTACTGGAGCTACTGAATTAGATTCAACACTAGGTGTTGATGGAAACTTTAGAGTTGGCGCAGACAAGTTTAATGTGACAGCATCTTCTGGTAATACGCAAATTGATGGAACTCTTGAAGTTGATGGCGCTACTGGAATTGATGGTAACTTTAGAGTTGGCGCTGGAGATGAAAGTAAGTTTACTGTGACTGCTTCTAACGGTAATACTACAGTGTACGGAACACTTGGCGTAAGTCTACATACTTCGGTATCTAGTCTTTCAGCTTCTGGTAATACAAGCGTTGGTGGTACATTAGGTGTTACTGGAGCTACAACTTTAGCTTCAACATTAGGTGTTACCGGAGCTACTGAATTAGATTCAACACTAGGTGTTGATGGCAACTTAAGAGTTGGTAATAATAAGTTTAATGTAACAGCAACTTCTGGTAATACTCAAATTGATGGTACGTTAGATGTTGATGGAAACTTTGAAGTAGGAGCAACTAAGTTTAATGTTACTGCTTCTAGTGGTAACTTTGTTGCTAAAGGAACTGGTAGAGTCGATGGTCATACAGATCTTAATTCAACAGTAACTATTGATGGTATTACTACAATAACAAATACTACCCAATCAGCAGAAAACAGTGCAACAGACGGAGCATTAATTGTTGCGGGTGGTGCATCTATTGGTAAGAATTTGTATGTTGGTGGAAACTTACAAGTTGAAGGTACACAAACAGTTCTAAACACTGAGACTTTAACTGTTGAAGATACATTAGTTCTTGCTGGTAATAGCCTATCATCAGAACCATCAACGGGTGGTTTTGGTTTAGAAGTTGGTCCAATCACAAGTCCAAGTGGTGTTGCTAGTAACGTAACTGGTGCTCACAGTATTGTATATAACTATGCAACTGATCGATGGGA